GGTATTACGGCGAGGGGGGAGGGGGAAGCGGGGGGAGCGGTGGGGAGCGAGCGAGCGCCAGCGGGGAACGGCAGATTGAGCGCCACTTAATTTGAACGGCAGAACTAGAGCGGAGCGGAGCGCCGGAAGGTGCACAAACGAAAGCGGCAGCGGGAACCTTCCCCGCTGCCGCTCCGCTCCCGCTGGCGCTTCGCTTCCGCTCACGCTTTGGGGAAGGGATTATTCCATGCCAGCAAGTGTGAAGCGCAAAGGTGCACGCTCAACCCGTAAGCGTGAGCGAGCGCAATTGAGAGCGAGCGGAGCGCTTCGCTTTTGTTGCTTGTGCAATCGCAAGCCACTTCCCAAGCCCAAAGCCAGAACCTTACCACTTCAGCGGGGAGCGGCACGCTTCCCGTGGCTTCCCCCAAAGCGGCAATCTCAAGCGCTCCCAAGCCAGCAAGCGGCACGCTCCCCGCTTCCGCTTTCGCTTGCACCACTTCCCGATTGAAGCGCTCCCCATTGCACACTTCGCAAAGGTAAATCAGATTGCGAGCGCTCCCCTTTGCGCTCCCGCTGGAGCGCTTCACCATTGCACAGCAAACCGCTTCCGCTTGGTGACACTTGCCACACTTCCTAGGTTTGAACGTTCCCGCTTTCATTTGCTTAGTCCCTTCCGTACCACTTTGCGAGCGCTTCAATGTAACGCTCTTGCTCGCTTGTTTCGATTGATTGCGAGCAATGATTTGCTCTCACGTATTCAATTGCTTCCCGTGCTTTCATTCCCTTAGTCACCAGAACACAAGCAAGGAAGGTTCCCGTTCTGCCGTGGCTTCCGATGCAACAAACAATCACCTTCCCAGCGGGGAGCATGGAAAGCAAATCAAGCCAGAAGGCAAACCCCACAGCGGGAGCGGCGTGGTCAGTCCAATTGAGCGAAAGCACGGGAACGGGAGCGAAGCAATATTGATTCAGCGCTTCAAAATTGCTCCCCTCAAGTTTGGGAGCGCTCCCCACAAAGCGAGTCACCGGCGCTTTATAGGTGCCGCTGCAATCAATCACCAAGGAAGCGCCAGCGCTCACCAAGCGCATTGCTGCCGCTCCCGCAATCGTGCCGCTCCCGTTCTGATTTTCAAAGGTCACAAGCGGAGCGCTCCCGGTATGATTGCAAGCGGGTTTATTGTGCCACGCTTGGGAATAACCGCTTCCCGTTCCCCACACTGCCGCTGCCGCTTTCTTGTTGGGCTTGTTTTCTCTGAACAAGCGGCAATTGCAATTCTCACACTCCAAATCGTTTACGTGAAACAAGCGCTTGTGTGCACACTCGCAAACGCTTTCTAGTTCAATCCCAAAGCTAAACGCCATTGCTTCCGAAAGCGTGGCTTCAGCTTTGCCGCTTGTGGCTTCCGCTTTTGCGTTCTGAGGGGAGCGCTTCCGCTCCCCTCCCTTCCCCTTGCGCTCCCTTGTTTTCATCGCTCCTGCCCCTTCCCAGCGCTTTTAACGCTTAGTTCTGAAAGAGAGCGCAAACGCTCTCTTTAATTTCTTCCACGCTTACGCTGCCGCTTCCCACTTCCACGCTCCACAAAGCGCAATCAACGGGAAGGTAAAGAGCGGCGCTCCCCGCTTTGCTGGGGAGCGTGGCAAACCCCATTGCTTCCGCTGCCGTGAGCGATGCAATCAACTCGCTTGTCACGGGAAGAGTGGCTTCCTTGTAACCGCTGTGTCCCTTTGCTGTGGCTTGAATTCTGATTTGACCGCTCCCCTCCAGCGTTCTGATTTGCAGCGTGAGAATTGCCACGGGTTTAATCTCACGCTTGAACACCTTAAGCGCTCGCTCACGCTCCCACACTTGCTCCGCTTCAGAATCAAGGATTGCGCGCAAAGTGGGAAGCAAGCCCACGATTGTTTTCGCGTTCTGGCTTGCCGCTTTGTCAAAATTGTCGGTGCTCCCAAACTTTGTGAGAAGCGCTCCCCCATTATGGGAAGTGTGCACGATAGTATTGAGCGCCTTCTTACATTCCCCCAGCGCTTTGTCTGAAGGCTGGCGCACGTAAGCGGTAATCGCGTTTGTCAAATCAATCACCGCTTTGGTGCAATTCCACCACGCCACTCCACCAAAGCCGGAACACCACTTGTGGGTAAGGAAGGTTTGCGATGCTTTGCACAAGCGGAGCGTGCTTTGCGGGAAGGTGCACAACGCTTCCTTGTAAACTTGCGAGCGTGACAAACCGGAGCGCTTTGCGTGCCGCTCTTCCCCTAAGCACGCTGCCGTTCCCAAGCGGCAAGCCCAATTGAGCGCCACTCCCAAAATGAAAGCGCCGGAAGGGGAAGCGGGGAGCGTGATTGAGTTATGCAAGGCAAACAAAATCACCTTCAAAGCGCTGTGGAGCGCTTCAGCGTCTACCGTGAGCGGCAATCCCAAACCACGCATAACATCCCCGTGGAAGGTGCGGGGAGCGCTCACCTTCAGCGTTTGCCCCACAGCGGGAGTGTAAGTGGTGACAAAGGGAACACCACTTGATTGAGCATGGATTGCAGCGTGGCTTGTGAGCGAAGCGGTGGGAGCGTAACAAACGCTTCCCTTGGGAAGAGTGGGAACAAGCGCTTCCCACTCCAGCGGGGAGTAAATTGAAGGGTCAATAATTTTCGTTACCTTCACCGGGGAAGGGACAAAATCGAGCACCGTTTTAACTTCCACGCCTTCCCGCAATTGCACAGCATAAGTGTGGTCTGCCGTTCCCACAACTTCAATATACGCTGCCGTTCCCTTGTCACCGCTCAAACCCGCTTGATTGCGGGGAAGGTTCCCAAGCTTGCCAGCAAGGAAAATCTTACGGGTACGCTTCCCCGCTGTGGCACCGTCTGAACCTTCCCCCAGCGCAATCAAGTTATCGCTCACGATAGCAGACCAAGTGGCGCTCACCGGATGCATAACGCACACTTCCGCTTGTTCATCCGCTGCCGTGGCTTCATTCCACAGCTTCAGCGCTTCCGCTTCGCTCCCGATGCATCGGGAATCAACAAACCCGTGTCGGGGAGTTATGGGGCAGGGACGGCAGAAGGGGGACACTTCCCGATTGAGAAATTCCCGCACGTAAAGAATGAGAGCGCCGAAAGTTTGAGCGATGTAGAAAGTGGGAACCTTCCACGTTGCATCGGAAAGCGCTTGAATTCCCTTTGCCTTCTGTGTTCTCAACTCCATTTGCTTAGTCCCTTCTGGCTTTGTTGCGTTTAGGTTCTGAAGCCACTTTTGCCCCTTGTGAGCGCTGGCGCTTTGGTGGGGAGCGGCAGCGGGGAGCGCCGGAAGCGGCAAGCGGCAAGCAATGTTCAAACGTCACCATCGGCGCTTCCTTACCCGTTCCCCTTCCCCTAGGGAAGCGGAAAATTCCCACGCTCCCCGCTGAAGCGCTCTAAGCGCTTGATTTTGCTCGCTTTTCCGCTCTCAAACTAAATTTTCGCTCCCTTGATTTTGCCACGCTGAAAATCGGTAAAACGATTGATCGAACGCTAAAACAAGCCCAAACAAGCGCCGCGGTGGTGATTTTCCCTTGCAATTCTAGCACGTTAGAGCGTGCCCCGTTTTATAACGAAAATTGAAAGTGGCTTTAATTTTGCCACTTCCAGCGGGAGCGCTCCCCATATTCAAACCCCATTTAATTTTGCGCTCCCCGCTGGCGCTCCCCGCTGGCGCTTCCGGCGCTCCCCGCTGGCGCTCCGCTCCCCACTTCCGCTCCGCTCCCCGCTGGGATTAAACCCCACTCAATTCTCACAATTGACAAAGCGCTTTCTCAATGGTAAGAATGGCTTCCCAGCGGGGAAGCGCTGGGGAGCGTGATTTTGCCCCTTCTAATGAAGGGGAAAGCGTGATTTTCGCGTTATCAGACCTTGCCCCTTAAACGCTCACAATTGCCCCACAAGCCACGCTGAAAATCGGGAGGGGCAAGGTAAGGGGCAAGGTGCGTTTGCGCTTCCTAGGTCAATTGTGCGATTTTGCCCATATTTTAGGCAAAAGTTATCCACAGGCTTTTCGGTGGGTTATCCACAGGTTTTCCACAGGGGAACCGGGAAGTTATCCACAGGCGGTGACGGAATTTGTTAAAGCCCAAAAGGTGACAGATTTTGTCGCTGAATTTTAAGTGGGGTTTAATCCGGCGCTTCACCGGGAATCTGACACTTTCGCCTTTTCTTCGCCCCCGGTCGCCCACCGGCCCCGCCCCCGACCCCGCCCCCCGGCCCCGCCCCGCCCCTCCCCCCAGCCCCTAAGACGGGCGGAATCTAAGCAGGGCGGAATCTAGGCAGAATCTCGGCGGAACCTCGGCGCGGCGGAACCTTGGCAGAACCTCCTCTGTCCTACTGATAAGGCACGCGCTAATCCTAAGCATGGCGGAATCTCTTCCCTTCCTTTTAACCAATACTTTAATTTCTTTTGCCCAATTGAATTCATTTTTGTAACATGGTCGTTGTGCAAAAGTGGGTATCCAGCCCGTGAGCAACCCTCATTTTACCCCTGATTTTATTGATAAAACCCCTATGGTGTAGTTTTTCGTAGACACTTTTAATTTGATTGATTTTTGTGCTTTTTTGTTTGTTTTATGGCAGAAACGCGCGATTTTCCCCTGATATTTCGCATATTTAGCTCGTTTTGCCTATTTTTTAGGCACTTTCTTTCCAGCCCCTTTTCCCTATTAGCTCCCCCTCCCCTCCCGCCACTCCCTCATCCTAGCACACGCACGCAACAAATGCAAATTCAATCGCCTTATGCCCCGCTTTGTCGCTGTTCATTTGATTTCATCCCCCCGTTTTCCTTTGAAATTCAAGTGTTTTCTAGCTTTTATGCTGTAAGTAGTTGATATATAAGGCTTTTTTTCGTTTTGCAAGACAACGAAAAACCCAACCCCTTGACGTGTAACAAAATAACACACCCCTAACCCCGCGAAAACACAAAGGAAAACAAACAAAAAGCCCCCGTAAAAAACAGGACAAAATCGACGGTCCACCTAGAAATGCGCCCACAAACGCCCAATGCTTCCCCACCCCGCCCATGCTGTTTCCGGCAGTAATAATCCCGAAACACCCCCCACCCCTCTGCCGTCAAATCGAACCATGAAAACAAAGGGGGGGATAACCGCACGAAGAGAGGGGATAAGGGCTTTAGGCAGGGGATAGACTCTTATGCTTAGGGGATCGTTTGTAAGACCCTTTCCCTTTAGCGGGAGCATGAGAGCCACCCTTTTGCTGAATGATAGGCTTAGGCGACTTCACTAATAGAGCAAGCGGATTGATCGTGCCTTTTTTGCAGACTATGGAAATCCGTTTGCGTTTCATGGCGTTTAATCCCTATCCCGTTGCCCAATAATGTAAATCTGTTCTCGAAAATCCTCCACCGCTTGACCCACCGCAATCAACTCACGCAACGCTTTCAATTCTAGCTCTGAAACCGTAACCGTACAAACCCCAGCCCGATTCCCCCCTAAGTTACGCTCAACCATGTTCGCAAAATCAGATACCACTTTAATTACGTAAGCATTTTTCATTTTTTATCTCCTTATCGCTCGGGAAGCCATGCCACCACTTCCGCTGTGTTCCGAAGGCACGCCGTAGCTGCCTCAATATAGGCGTAGCGCGTCGAATCAAGGTGCGGCCAGAGGGACGCTTGATAGAGCAAGTCGGAAGCGCGCATAACGCCATTGACGGCACACATAGGCACACTCCCGGCTAGCTCACGAACGCGATTATCATACTCAATAAAAGTGTCCTCCGGTATTGGATCACACTCGCAATGGCTTTCGATATCCTTCGCCAACGCAAGCAATGCCGTCGCTGTTCGCTCAAGAAACTTTGCCATGTTAACCCCCTTCTAATCTCACAACCAGAACGGTTCGATTCCACCGGCAAGGTAATGAATAAACCCCTCCGGCCCCTTCATCCACTTGTGGTTAAAATCCTTCTGAGGGAACTTTGACAGCCGCTCAACCTTCTCGCCGTAAATAGTCGGCTCTGCGGTGCCGTCCTTCTCGTCGTATTGCGGATACCACCTGTCGCCGCAACAAGAACAATCCACGCCGTCGTCACAGCCGTTAAAGTACAGCCCAATGCTTTCGGCCCGTTCGTTTGCTTGCTGTGCGTTTGCTGCCTCGATAATAACCCAATGCGAAATCCCCCGCTTCTCGTCAAAGTCGAAACTTCCGCCCGTGTTATTCTGGTTAAACTCAAAAAATGCCATAACGAAACTCCTTTCCGCAAATTAAGGCTCCCTTAATCGGGAGCCACCCGCCCCGCCGTCTTTCGCAGGGCTTCGTTGATAACCTTCCACTGGTCGTCAGTCAGATTCGCGGCGTCAATGTTCCCGTTGCACAACGTCTGCAACATCGCCATTGCCACGATACGGGACGCACGCCGAACCATCCAGTAATCGGTGTCGGACACGTCGGCATCATTGCACGCCTTCGGAGAAGTGTCGCGCCCGAATTCCTTGAGCACCGTTTCGTAAGTTTCATACGGTTCCCACACTTCGGATTTGGGATTGCGAACCGTCGCCGGATCAACAAGCATCCCCTCTTTAACCGTCAACTCTTCGATTCGTGCCATGTGCGTTTCCCCTTTCGTTGAACAGAGTCTAACAAACCAAAAAGGAAAAGTCAAGAAAAAAATCAGCTTTCGACACAAATGTAGTAATCAATGTCGAAGCGGTCGCAGTAGCCGTAAGGATCATTCCCCCGCCAGCCGTAGCCGGTCGTGACAACGCCCCGCCCGTGCGTTACGATAGTCGCGGCAGGGTAATAGGTGAAGTCCACCCCGTCAAGGCGCAGCGAAACCTCTTCGTCGGAATACTCGCAACGGCTAATCAGCGTTGCCGTGCGTCCCTTCCCCCCGTGGTTTGTGATGATGCCACCAACCGGAGCAAACGTGTGCCGCTCCTGTGCCGGAATGTCACTCAGATACTCGTTGCGTGCCTTGAAAGCCCCTTGCCATTCCATTTGCGTTCCCCTTTCTGGTTTCTTGCTGCCGTTGAAAAGAGTTTAACAAATGGAAATGGATAAGTCAAGGGGAATCTTTCAAAATTTCTTCCAGCGCAAAAAAAAGTTGCTGGCGTGTCTCGTAGGCTTCTGCCGGTTCCCATTGGCAATAGGCAAGAAACTGTTCTAACGAATCTCTTGCGAGAAGAAGCCACAACTTAGCCCCGTCTTTATTCCCCTGCTGATAATTCCACCGTGCTTGACTGAGCGAATAAAGCGCACTCGTATCCAGCCTGTTACAAATGGCTTCATCTTCGGCATCGTGATATACACCGGGACGATAGGACAGGGAGCATCCGAAGAAGCCCCCCGCCACTATCGCCACCGCACATACGTTACGGAAGCTTCGCCGTAACCGTAAGCCCGTCCTTCTTAGCGAACATCGGGACATAAACGTTAATAACCTCCAAGCCTGTTACCTTCTCGAAATCACGCACGGCGTTTGTCAAAGTAATTTCTAAGGTTCGCTTTCGAGAACGAACCTCTTCCACCGTAGGCGACTTCGGCGCGGGATTGATAGTCACGTAATTTTTCTCTTCGGGAAACATAAGCATCCTCCTTTTATCCCTTGCACAATCCGGTCGGACCAATAATGGCACCGATCACCATTAGCTTTTGAATAATCGCCAACCGCAAATCGGTGTCAGTCAAGCCCCGTGCGGTCGTTTGCTGCATCTGGTCAAGGCTCATCCTTTGCTGACCGCTGCACGCAAAACAAGTGCCGCCCCAATGCCTCAAATGCCTTGCGGCGTGCTCCCTCTGGCACTTCGGACACGTCGCCGTCGCGGTTCCCATATTATCACCCCTTTAATTCTGCTTGACGGTCGGACAGGATTGCGGAATTACAAAGGCTTCAAACAAAATCCCCAAACCGGCAAGCGGCCTATTCTGTAGGGCATACACGAACGAACGATTTGCAAACCCAATAGGAATAGCCTTCCCATAAATTTCTGCAAATAGATCACCCTTGTATTCGCCCCAACTGTCGCCGCACTCACACTCAACCGTTTCCGGCTTTAGTCGGCGTACATCGTGGCACGTCGGACAAAAAATAAGTTTCATGGTTTCCGCTCCTTCCAGTTAGCCCAATGCTCCTTAAAGCGTGTCGGAGTCGCATTGAAATTCCGTTCGTGATAAAAGGCGGCACAATCCGCACACGTATAAATAAACCCCTTCCGCTTTCCATTCGGCTTGACGTGTGCCGGAACACAGCAAATGGCTTCCGCGTCGTGGCACCGTCCGCAAATGTTCGTTTCGTGTTTCATGGGGGAAGTCTAGCACAGCTTCCCGGCATTGTCAAGAAAAAATCAATAGGCAGGGGAAAACATCACACTATTGAACTTCCCTTTAATGCCTAGAAATTCAAGCTTCGTATGATAGGAATGAACAGCCACACGGGAAACCTCAAGGATATCCCCCACGGTAATTTTCCCGGTCGGATCGTCGCAGCTTCCCCACCGGCTTTGTAGGATATCACCACCAAGGAAAACCACTTTATCCCCCACTTTAGTTTCTGGTCCGCACGTCTGCATAAAATGCCTCCATAAAAGAAAGGGGGATGCTTGCCTTATGTTCGATTGATACGGTGCGGCACAATTCGTTCCTCGCTTGCCAGTATCAACGGGCAATTTATCCCCCGTGTAATATGCCGCCCATAATATCGGGCGCTACTGCTTGCATGGGGCGGCGTCATGCAAGCGGCCCGATGTTCAAGCGTCGGCATCACCCCCCTTAACAGGATGAATGTTGACAATCGAACCTTCGTATTTATGCCCACCACAATCGAGCCATACGAATACCCGCCCCGTTTCCGTATCCCCTTCGACTAGCGTGCCGTCTAAATTATACTTTCGGCAGAATGTCCGCAACGCTTCACGGTGCATCTGTTCGCTCGAAAGCGCATGGTCAAAAGGCACCGTAACGCGCCTTCCCCCCTCTTCGTAAGCAATAACGCGAGAACCTAATACCTCTGTCGGTCCACGGTATCGAGTAAAAATAGGAAGCATCTTAAATCCTTTCGTTATTACGTGAACGGTAGGAAAGGTTGCAAGCCCTTCCTACCGCCCCCGGTTATGTCTGCAAAGGCTGGCGATTTGGCTGCCTATTCCCATTGCAGGAAGTCGCTGGCTTTCGCCGGAACGGACGCGCTTACGCCTTCATGCAGACAAACATACCTTAACCTATTTCCTCTCGAAAGTCAAGCAAATAATTTTCTTTTCGTGTATCTCTGTATCGTTTGCACTTCGGGCACCACCGAAACGCCCCCGGCTTATCGTCAAGCTTCTCATGCCCATTTTCCCAACAATCAAAATGCAACGGAAGCGAGTCGATGGTGTCCGTAACTATTTTCCCAAGGCTTCATCAATCTTTCTGTCGATTTCTGACTGCCTTGCCTCTTCATCTTTATACGCCCAATAATTTGTCCAATCGTCGTAAGCATTTTCGTCGGTGGGCGGTTCGTCGCCGCACTTCGGGCACGGCTTGGCATCTTCGTCGCCACCAGCAAACCCACCAGAGGGCGGTTCGTCACGCCCCCCGAAGCTGTACGGCTCAACGTCAAATCCCCACGTCGTTAATCCGCACTCACACGTATAAGAAATTTCATGCTCTTTATAGCGTGCCATTTTCGTTTCCCTCACGGTTACGGTAAAGGTTGACATTATCCGAATACCCAAGCCAATATCCCTAGTATAATGGTCGTTACCCACAAGTCAATAGTCGATTCCCACTCAGCGCATTTTTTCATCGTTTTTCTTCCTCTGTTCGCCGTGCCAGCAAAGCCGTGCAAACTCCGTAAAAAGCGCGTGGTCGAAACGTTCGTTATCATTCGCGCACACTTCCGCCACCGCTTCAACCGCTTGCTTGTGTGATGCAGCGTCGGTAATTCTTGCCAGCCCTTTCGCAAGCTGGATGAAATCCTTTCGAGTCATTTTATTCCCCCTTTTAGTGCTGCCAAAAATCAATCAGCACCGGCAAGATTCCCCATGCGAAATAAAACACCGCTGTCATTAGGATTGACTTGACCATTTTTCGCCCCTCCGTCGCAACGCTTCATCACGCCAAGCCATATAGTCTTGAAACCAGAAGCACGCAATAGCTAGAAGCAAAAAATACATGGTATGCTCTCCCTTCTGTAAGAGAGCATACCATTCCAGCGCACGGGAAGCAAATGAATAAATCTTATGGAAAGATCAAGTGAGCAAGTTCCCGCGCCTTCGTGAAGCCTTCAACAGAGTTATGCAGTTCGCCGTTAGGATAATCGTCGTTAATGTAATACGTGTCTTGAATCACGTAATACTCCGGTGTCAAGCCGTCCCGAAATGTATTATCCAGCGGCTTAATTGTCGTGATCTTACGAACACCGGGAAAGTTATCCGGCGTCGTATAAACCCCTATGGTAAAAAATCGACCGAAATAGTCCGACATGGTTGCCTCCTTTAGACCGCCCATAATCTCGTTGTTATCGGTCCACCACACTCGGGACACAGCCCGTCGTCAGCTTCCCCGCCGTCGATAAACTGCATCCAACCGCACCGCTTACTTTCCACTTCCTTAATGTGGCGGCACTTCTTCTGCTTCCACTTAAACCCTAGGCAAGTGCAACGCCACCCATATTCGTATTCCCCTCCCGGCGTCGGTCCATAGCTCACGGTGTACGTATCCCCGTGACTTCCGGTTACTTTGATTTCCCAATGAGAGGCAGATTCGCACTCTTGAAACGGGACCGACATTAGGTCAGGCATAATTTAACTCCTTCTCGTTACTTCTTGGTCAAGTCCACGCTGATATCGTAGCCCAATGCCCACGCAATTGTTGTAAGCGATTTAAGCGAAAGTGTTTCTTTGTCGGAATCTCTCCCGGTTAGTCCTCGAAAAACTTGCTTGATAAACTCACGCTCAAATCCGGTCTTTTCTGCTAGCACCTTGTCGTTGACCTTCTTCCGGCGCTTCACAGCAATCAGTTTCGTCAACAGCGTGTCAACCAATGACGCATACGCTATCGAGCGTGCCAGCGTTTCATCTTTACTGAGCGTGTTCCAATACTCGCGTTTTTCCTGTGTCGTAAGGTTCATTTTAATACTCCTCTAAAGATACGCAATCAATTTCCATTTCGTCGTCATCTAACACCGTAGCAATAACCTCAATTGCCTCTTCTTCGCGGTCGGTCCTACAGTTATGAAAACAGTATTCATGCGGTGCGATTTCAACGGCAGACGCACGCATATTATCCGCAAATTTCAAGGCTTGCAAAACAACGTGAGCGATTTTTTCGGGAAACATTTTCTACCCCTTTCGTTAGAACTACCTTAGCAGGGATTCCCCCAAAAGTCAAGGGGAATCGTAGAAAATTATTGCTGGGTCGTCAATCGGAAGGGCAATCGGAAGGCGAGAGTAAAAAGGGCAAGTGCAACCGGGAACGAAGCACTTACCCTTGGTTGAGCGGTGGAACTTGCGACGGTGAAGGCACGCACAGATTGAAGCGTGCCTCCCCCGTCGTCCTGACTTACGCGGCAAGTCGGAAGTCGCTAACTTCCCGAAGGGCATGAGTCACCGCAAGCAAAGACTGCTGGTTAGTTGAGTAAGACTTAATCGCCTTTGCAGATTCAGTAAAAGCGTTCATCAGCGACCAAGCCGTGCGCGGCTCAAACTCTTCGTGCGGCGGCTTAAAGTAGTTCGTCGCCACCGAAGGGAACAGCCGCATGGGGAACTTTTCCGCCGCGAAGATGTTAAAAATAATCTCCTTGGCAAACCCATCGCTAACCGGGAATTCCTTCAAGTGGTCGGACAAGCCAACCAGCAAGGCGAAATTCTCTTCCCACCGATCAATCGCGGGACCAATCTCAAGCGTAATATTGAGATTCGGCGTGTGCTTCTTGTTGAGGCAAACAAACTCCCCACTAAAAGCCAAGTTATCGCACACGAACACCCGCGAACCAGCCACAACGCCAGCCGCCCACGTCTTGTCGTTGCTGTTGCGGAAACCGATCACGCTGCGGAAATCGCCGCTAGGCGCAACCGTCGTAACATCCCACAGCCCGAAAAGCTGCAAGCCGTTCTGCTTCAAGGCGAGATGTTCGCCCACAATGCCCACCCCGCGCCGCGTCAATTCCCCCTCGATTGTGTCGATAAACTCCGCATGAGGGAGCGGCTTAAACGAATCGGTCGAACCGGGAACGGGAGCCATAAGAACCTCTTCCCGCGAAACCGACTGAGCACCGCAATGCATCACCAATCGCCCACCGTGTTCCGTCGTTACTGCATCCCATGCCATAATGTGTTGCCTCCTTTGTTTGATGAAAATACTTTAGCACGCTTCTTCGTCGTTGTCAAGGTCTTTTTTCCTGAGAGCATCCGAATAAGCGATTTCTTCCCGTGTGATCGTCGCGGCGGCATGAATGAACTTCTCAACGTCCACCGTTTTAACCCACCCCATAACATCATCATGCTCATTCGGGACAAGCCCCGCCTTCGCAGCAACCGCATACGTTGCCCATTGGCATTTCTTATCGTCGTGGGTATCGAGCAACGCCGCAACTTCCGCGTCATCGGATTCTGTAACAAGAACAGTATTCTTGGACAAATTAACCGGCTTGTCCCTATCTGTGATGTAATTATAAGGCCCGAATTGGATTGACGCGGTTACGCCATTCGGAAACGTCATTTGAAAACCAGTGCCATACGTAATAGCCAGCGTCTTATGGTTTTTTTTGCCCATTCTTTTTCCCTTTCGCCTTCGTTTCTTGCACTGTTTTAATCAGTGCGGTAATATACTCGCTTTCGGATGCAAAGGCACACGGATTACACGGTGCCGAATCTACAAACTTTCGTGCGCTAGTTATCGTGCCACCAAAAAGCGACTTGATTGCTTGCGCGCCGCTTTCCTGCCACTCTAGATATTCCTCTGGCGTGTCATCCGGCGCTTCTGATTCTTCCGTTGCCGGTTTTGTTTTCTTAGATTGCCGATATTGCTCATAAAGGTATACGGAAAATTTAACAATGCCCATAAAGGTGCCGGTCAGAAATACGAGCGTAAAATATACCATTGCTCCTATTAGACCGGCACCATTTCCACCACCATGCCCCCCGCCCCGCCCCATGCTCACAGCGGCTAAAGCGACATATAAATTCCCTCACCCGCTGCACCACGCTTTAGCAAGTCAAGAAATTTATCGCGCTTCTCCTTGAAGTATTCAACCCATTCCGTATACTCCTTGTCGTCACCTTCGCAACCTAGCTCTTTTGCGGAAGGAATTTCCGGCTCAACATCTTTATACTGGTCGTAATATTCTTGACAAGTCTCTGGCGGCAAAACGCTTTCGTCATTCAAGGCAGGGATTACGTCCTTCCACCATGAAAACCCTAGCGTCCACGCGAGGTTAGTCGGATTATACGAATCACGAAAATAATCGTTATCCGAATCGCTCAGTTTACCGTCTACCATCAAATAGCAATCTGCGCCCATGATTCTACTCCTTTTACCGCACGTCGAAATATTCGCAAGCCGTGGCAAGCAAATGGTTATAGTCGCCGCTCATCATTTCTTTTAGCATCGTATCAATCTTCTCCTGTTCAAACTTTGCCTTGCGAGCGGCTTGCCGACACGCGCCCATGATTGCAAACGCATTGCCGTCCGTACCCACCAGCTTAAGAATAGGCTTCTTCGGTTCCTTAACTGTTGTCATCGACTTTCTCCTTATCGGTTGCGGGATTAGTAATAATAATCCACCGTTCTGCTTGGTCTTTCAACTCTTCTACAACAACGCCCATAACATCGCCGGTCCCGTAGTCGTCATCCCCCATATGAGAATTAAGCACCACGTCGGACCAATCAATCCACTTGCTGAAATAAAAGTTATAGATGCCCGTAACCCGCTTGGCTACGCTCGTTAAATGCGGTTGCACTAACCTTGTTTCGTATTCGTATATCGTAATCAAGGCGTGCGGCTCTAGCTGGTTTGCGCCCACAACGCGCCACCCCAGCTTTATGCGTTCCGTAGACTTGAAATATTCAAGGGCTTGTTCCTTGTATTCATAATCCGACATAACGCTTCCCCTTTCTGAAGCCATACTAGCACGCCGTCGCTATCGTGTCAAGTTTTTTCCTGCTTCAAGCGATCCCCCTTCAGCATGGCTAGAATATTTTCAATCTGGTCGTGAACGTCGATTGCCTCCATGATACTTAACCGAACATCCCACTTATAAAGAGGGCTTTTAATATGCATGATAATCGGCTTAGATTGCATCACGTCGGTCGGTCCTAAGTAGGACAGGCTTATTTTTCTGTCACTCATAATTATCCCCACCGTAAATTCTTTAGTGCTTGCTCTGCCATTCCCCTTGTATCAAGAAGAATGGCGCGGCACGGTTCGCAAAGAATACTAACGTGTAGCCACAATTTGTCACTTAATTGCTCCGAAAGCGGCTGGCTCAAACCATACGTCTTGTCGCATCCGATGCAGTCGCTTATGATTGTCTGCCTATCAAGTTGTTTAGTGTGCATAATCGCCCCCGTGGTTTAGCCACCCCTTAAGTTGCAAGCCGTTTTTTCCTTCCGGCTTTACATACATTGACCACACGGTTCCTCCGGTATTGTCAAGCGCATTAACCTCAAGAATCTTATTTGCATATTTCTTGACTTCGATTACCGGCTTAACTTCCGGCTTGACGCTCTTACTTAATGAGGCTGTCATTGCGCTACCGTTTCCTTTCTCTTGAGGCACCATGCGACAAGGGCTTGCTCCCGCGCCTTTTCCTTGTCCGCTTCTATTTGCTCATAGGCGCATATCCAACAGCCGTCGCTATCCATGCGCCTTTTATGCCGCCAACAAACCGAAATTATTGTAGCCATTACTTAATCCCCCTTCGCTGGCAATCGTGGTAATCTTCGACAATATACTGTAGCGTTTCAATGTCGATTTCTTCGGATTCAACTTGCATCCAGCCCAACGATTGAACGTGGGCAAAGAAGATTACTCCGCTTGTATAAATCTTTGCCGTCTGGTAATCTACTTTGACCTTCGGCGCTTTCGCAATCGCCTTGAGGCTTTCCGTATCATAGCAATCAATTTCTGTTACGTCAACGCACAATTCATCTAGCTCGTCGCAATCCTTGCACCACTCCCCACCATTCCAATACATTTCGAGGGAGAAAATCTCAGGGTCAACTTGCCGGATGCTTTCGAGGGACCAAATGCGGTGTAGCATCGCCTCTGCTTCCGGCCCCGTAATATCAACCATATAATGACCAACGGTTATGACTTCTTCGTGCTGCTGGTCCGCTTTCAATAGGAAGATCATGGTTAAACTCCTTTCCGCTAGGCCAGAGTATAGCCTATCAGATTGAAAAAATCAAGGGGAAAGTTTCAGGTTCCCAACGATGCCACCAGCCCACCCGATGCTCACACGATTCGCAGACGTATTCCCCCATCGTTTTATCGAGGTAATAATTCCCGCCGCACTGGCACTTCTTCGGCTTCTTCTCTTGCGGTTTCATCGTGCTTTCCTCCATGCCGACACCATAGCACACGCCGGAAGGGAAATCAAGAGAAAAAATTAGAGGGTGGTTAATCTGCGGAGGGGGATCGTCGGGGAGTTTCGGATTAGGGGGGAGGTAAGTTACGGGGGAGGGGATCGTCGGGGCGGGGCGGGGCGGGGTAGCGGGGCGGGGCAGTATAAGCACGGCAGAATCTTGCCTTGCCCATAAAGCCCCGCAGAATCTCGGCCCCGACATTAATCGCGGCAGAATCTCGGCTGGCCTATAAGTGCGGCAGAATCTAGGGGAGGCAACAGAACGAATCGAGCATCATTTGGAATAATGCCCCCGCAACAAATCCAATGACAAAAACAAGGAACATTTCGTTATGCTTGTGCATTAGCATACTCGTCGCACTTCTTGATCTCTTCTTCCATGATTTCAATTTGCTGATAATAATAATCAATAAGCTCCCTGATCTTTTTCTTTTTCTTTCTCATGCACTGAACTCGTTTATAATTCGTGCCAGTTGAAAGCTTGTGTTTCTTGGCGCAGTAGGGACAATATTTCTTCATCTGATAATACCCCATAGCGCCTCCCGTGCCTTTTCCCCGCCCATAAGTTCTACCTTATTTTCTTCTGGAATAATATATCTTACGCCACAATCCCAGCACGCGCAATACCACGGGAAATGAGTGGGCGTTACTTTAAGACTATTCCCGCAGAATTCACATCTATACATCGCAATCCTCCCTTTTGCACGGAATCATTTCGCTGATACGCCCTTCGATAACCCAGCACCGGCCACAGGCAAGTGTGCTACGACCATCTTCTAATATAAATGGAAGAGGTAACTCACAATGACGAGGGCAATGTGCGTGCGTTACTTCGTGCAGTCTGCACCACTTTCGATAGATTGCTTCTTTTCTTGGTCGCATTGCTCTATCTTGAACCCACCCTGCTTACGCATCCAATATATAAGATTCGCAAGCGACTGTCCATAGAAGGTTCTGACGATAGACGGGCAACGGACAATTATATCATAGCAATCCGTTCCAACACAAACAGTCATTTTTTGAGAAGAAAGATACCACCAATTCATTACTTTGCCTGTACCCTGTAAATAATATAGCCTCTTGTCTTGTGTAGCACTTCATAAGGAAGGTAGACGGTACGCTGATATGTCCCACTATTCGTCAGACCATCCTTTTGAATATCGCGCCGCACGCTAATATAGGCATTTCCACCATTATCATCGAGGAGACTACGTATATCCCGCAGAATCTTTAGCTCATAAAGCGGGGGAATAGTATTAAGAACATACGTGCAAACAATAGTCTTAAAAAGACCATCTGGCCTTACTGGAAAATAACAGGGATCAAACTTTTCCCAGAGATAAGTTTCAGCATCCTTTCCACGACCGCATCCATAGTCGAGCGTGCGCCCCCATATTTTCCCATGCTCTACAAGCCAGCGTGCAGGAGCGGAAGCCGTAGTTCTTGCCATAGCGGTACGCGCCGAAATTGCTTCGTAATCTTTCTGTCGCATGATTTCCTCTTTATTAAGCTAGGCGTCCAATGATAATGCCAAGAAGGCATCCACCAAGGAAACAAAAAAACAAAACAACCGGATCAATCATAATATAGCGAGGGAGAGAATCGAACTCTCGTCTGTAGGTTATGAGCCTACCATCGGAGCCACCCCGAATTTCCTCGCGTCATGTGGGGGAAGCATAACACTTCCCCCACCGATTGTCAAGAGCGCATTAGCACTTACCGCCGCCACTCTTACCGCCCTTACCACCCTTACCCTTACCTTTTGCCATTACGAATCACCACCCTTCTATCTGTTATCACCAGAACCCTTGATAGCATTACGATCCTTGCGACTCAAGAGTTTCTTGAGATTTTCATGTCCCACCACATTTAATCCTGTTTTTAATTCCTTTGCGAGTTGCGAGAGATACCAGAGTACATCACCCATCTCAGCAATCATTTGCTTTTGAAATTCCACAAACCTTACATCATCATACTTAGAGGTATCACAAAGTCTCAATCGCTGCTCATCATCACGAATGACTCGCTTTAAATCCCCTGCTACCTTACCGGCTAATTCCGTATCACGAAGGATTTTCATAAAGCAATAATGCGCTTCATCTTTATCTGGATCAGCAAAATCTAATACTTTTCCAGCAATCTCCCCCACTTCACTAATAAGGCCCATGAGGACATAACCGATATCACCAGAACCAGCATCGGGATAAATAGCTGTTGTCTTAGCTTTTTCCATGTATTCATTCAAATCCATTTTAGCTCCTATACGTAAAATCGAGAAGGGTCAATTGTAGGATCGCATCGAATTACTCGTACCATATTGAGATATTCTTGATAACACCGACAAGCCGTACAAAGCTTTTCTGTACTTTTAACGCCACAATGCAAGCACTTGTATGGGTAGCGACATTGCTCAGAACAATATAGGCTCTTAGTGCCTGTCAGTACCCTCCCGCACACATGGCAACGCTTTCCGGTTGTTTTCCTATAGCCTTCGGATTGACATTTCGTTGAACAATATTTATGATTTTTGTATTTAAGCGGAGTATTACACTGCGCGCATACGCGCCATTTAAACCCCTTAAGCATGACACTTACTTCTTGTTTGACTTACCAGCCTTAGAAAGCGCGATAGCGACTGCTTGCTTCTGCGGCTTACCATGCTTCATTTCGGTCTTAATATTTGCCGAAATAGTCTTAGGACTAGAGCCAGTTTTAAGAGGCATTACTTTTTTCCGCCTTTCTCATTCTTTTCGTGACCCTTCGTTTCCTTTTCTTTCATTTCCTTCATCGGCATATCCTTCATCGGCATATCCTTCATCGGCATCTTTTTCATCGGCATACCCTTTGCCATATCTATTCCTCCAGTGTGCAGTATTATACATGAAAAACTTGATTTGTCAACCGTATTTAACGGTGAATTTCTCTAGAATCATCTTCGTGTATCTTCCACACCAATTACAAATAAGTACCACGCCAGAGTTGATTTTCTCGTTATCCCAATAATGATACTGGCTGTACTTGCTACAATGAGCGCACTTAATGCGGACGGTAATATGCGGCTCTACGTCAGGCATTGAAAATCTCCCGTGTAATTAACTGCGGAATAGTATCGTCGGTGCGATAAGTAGGCAATGGCTCAACTTCGGGCCTTTCTACTCCCGGCACGACTTCTGTTTTAATCAAGCTTGCTGTGGGCTTATTCCCCTTTTTAGCAAGATGCTCCTCTCGCAAGTTACGTATCCATTTTCTCGTTGAGGCATTAGACCGCTGGAGAGCCTGTTCGTGATGGAATTTGCAATACCCATTTTTGTAGATTGGCACACTTTTTTTCCATCCACACGTTTGACATAATCCAGCTTCACGCAATTTCTTTCGATACTCCCGACCACGCTGATTAACTCTTTGCCTATAACGTTCATATCGAGTAATATCAGCGGCAGCAGTAACCGCAACCTCTTTCTCCTCTGGGACCACTTCCGCTACGGCTTCCTCCTCTTCATCCTCATCGTCCTTCATCATCAAGAAGTTATCTGGAATTACTGCTGCCGCATCTGGAATTGCCTTAGCGGCAATATCATCAAGCAACTTTGTTTCTTTCCCTATGACGCCACATTCATGCAAGCATCCATTCCCGCATCGAAGCGGGAATGTGCCAAGATTGCGGCATCGCACGCACCAAACGAGATCGGCACCACACTTGCAATAGATACCAGAGAATACTTTCCCATCCTCAATTGGATCTATCTCAATAGTAATGGCTCTATTTGTTTCGTGCCGTCCCATACTTATGCCTTCTTAATGCTTCCGCAAACTGTACAACGATATGCCTTAGAACCTTCGTTAGAATTCTTAGGAGTATAATTTCCTAGACGCTTACCATTCCCATACATCTTATCCTGCACCTTATGGACACAGGAACACGTTACGACCGCTGTTTCAGCCATGCGTTTTCTCCTCTCAATCTTTCAAGTTCTCTTAAGACGGAATAAATAACTCGTACATCATCGTGAACGTGGGCAACATAAAAAATATGCTCTTTAGTATTCTGCTTTCCTGCTGTTTCAATCATCAGCGCAATATCTTTTAAGTGTCGTTCATCAACACCAATGTCACCTAATTGAACTGGAGGAATTGCGTCATTTCGTATTACCACAGGAAACTCCTTCTTGACAGTAATCATAGGGGCTTCATCGACGTAATCCAGTAGGCGTCTGCCGGATGAATCGTCAACTCAGGAGCGTTATCCTGACCCAGCACCGCACGAATATGCTTGCAAGGCAGTCCAGCCGGACCCTTACGGGCAATAAAATCCATGCAGGAGCACGCTGCCTGACCAATAGCGGTCCATACATCAACAGTGTACTTCACGCCTTTCTTTTCCTCTGATTCAACGATGAACCGCTCAATCTGAGGAATAGAATTTCCTGCTACCCTTGCAATAGTCTCTTCCATATTTTCCTCTCCTTTGAAACCATCATAGCACTGAGGGGAATCGTTGTCAAGCAAATAGGTTAACCGCTCCGCAAACTTCCCAACAGAAAGATAAATCTCGTCCATTGGATGATTGCTCTCTGGAAAATGACGAATCAAGAAAAATGGAAATGTCCGAATAAAATTATTCTTTGCGTATCGAATTGCATCACTACTTGCGTCCCGTATATCTGCGGTCCAGATATTTGTAACATATTGCATGAGGTTTCGTTTTTCTAAATACGCGACTGCCTCATTGCATTTTACGCAAATCTTCCCATTATGCCCAACAAACTTGACCATAATAATAACAGTACGGAATTTAGCTTCCATATTCGGGCACCACATGGATGAAAAAATAGAGGACACAGATTATCGACCAGACAATCGTAAACACCACCCCCAGCCCTACGATAATAATGCCCCGCAGAATCTTAAGGGCAATCACTACCGGCACGGCTAATAGAAGCAACAGAATCTCCATCAGTCATTCCTTTCGGCAGAATCGTCATTGGCGAAATGATGGTCTTAGGGCGCTTCCACACGAACTTTGCATGGGAAACTCCCTGCGTAGAAAGATAGAGAGCCATCATATCCTCTGCTATCTTTCGTGTAATCCAATCGTGCTTTGTGTATACGCAAGCCGTTTTGGGAGTATACACTATGAAGTCCTTTTTTAAAGAATCATAGACTCCCTCCTGCGCTTCCAATTCCTTTCTGAATACGCTTGAGAGTTTCGGGTGATGCTTAATGCACTCCCGGTTGGTTTCCATATCGCTCAGAAGCTCGATGCGCCCAATGAGCGTGAGCATCCCACGGCACGCTCGCTTCGGATTCCACTTCCAGCGTAGCCATACGTCGCTCCACCCCTGTTCATAGGTCGGATCAACGGCAATCGGCTCATAGCATCTGACTTGAATTTCTTTCATTAATCAATCCTGTCCCTTTCCCTCTATAGGTAGCACAGAATCTATCGCGTGTCAAGAAAATTCTTATTCCCTAGGATCGAAATGATTCCAGCAGTCCCAGCAGAGATATACCTTTCCGCCAGTATCTTCTGGTAATTCAAATGCTTCGCACGTTTCTATTCTATTCTGGCAACGTCGGCACGTTACTGATGCGCCACCTTTAGGCATGACCGTTCCCCTTGCTTTCTTCTGAGGTAGGCTCATTATGATCCTCGCCCCTATCCCATTCTGGCTTTAACCCTAGGGCTGTTCGTTCAACAACCGCTTCGGCGTTGATTTCATTAAGGATTTTCTCTAGTGTTGGCTTACGTTCATCAAGCCCACTACCCAATCCAAGCACCTTGAAGTTCTTCAACAGAATATCATTCATTTTAGCAAGCCCATTAATTGCAACTTGAAAAGCTTGCCTCTGTGCCTTCCCATGCTCTGTCGGGGTTGCGGAAGGGCGGCGAGCCGTAAGTAGGTGGGTCATTAAGGATCGCTTAAGCAGCAATGCCTCAACGATACTTTCAGCACACGCCGCCCTCACGCTAGAGGGAATATGCTTATCTGCTGCATTTTCAAACTCAGATAATAGATCAGCAAGCAATTGCCCCTCTGGTGTATTGGTGTCAACATTAGAAATTCCCTGACGCCGTAACGTCATCACTAAGCGATTATGAATACGCTCAGAATTCGCAAGCTGAACCTGCGTATTGTTATAATTAATCCCCCGTGGGTTTGCCATTGTTCTTACCTCTAATACAATGGTTCCACATTTTCCTCTAGAGTGCAAGTAGTTAGTACATCAGGTTCGCTACAAATAATTCCTTTTTTGTTTGCATCGCCAGAATAGATATGTGCCGGGAAATCACGTCCCGCTTGCAATGCGCTTTTTACCTGTTCGTAACTTGGCCCAAGAATCTTTTGTGCAAAGGCTTCCCACTCCGGTTGCACGACCTGATTATGGCATGGATTCCAGCAGAGAAGCGCCAATGGCCCCGAATCTCCCCCTGATATAGAACGAGGGATAAGGTGGTGCAATGTCGGCTCAAGTGGAATATTCCCACATACAGTACAATAGAAAATATCGTTCTCAATCATCTTTTCATATTGATGAAATGTCTTAAAGGTATCTAAATGAAAGAGATTTACAAATTCAATAAAATTACTCAATACTAATCCGTTAAGCGATTCATTGATTGTTTTATGCTTGTTGATGATTGCGTGCAGGACGAGCGAATGTCGGAAGTTATCATAATCCCCATTAGCAACGTAGACAGGAAGTTGACGAATATCTTCCGATTCATCCTCTGCTTTAATTTCTTCATATCCATCTGGGAGCGGCGTGCCATTGAGGATATAATCAAAGGCCGCATCAATGGATAGCCCCTTCTTCCTGACAAGGTTCGCAAGACGATCAAGCTTTCCAATCGTGCATCGTCCACCATTTACCAGAGCGGTAATTTCATCCTTGTATTTATAAAACGCTGTTCCAATTCTTCGCATCTGGTAGGCTAGCGATTTGCTAATCAGACATAGTTCATCATCCTCTGGATTGCAAATGTCCTGATTAAGCCATTGGTTAAACGTCGAGTAGCCCCATCCCTGATATTCCTTGCCAGTTTCGATGCGTGCAAAAATCCACGCAACCTCAACAGAACTCTTCGATAATCGAGAAATCTTTTCTGCAATCTCCGAACGGATGCTATACGCTGCCCCAATGGTAACTTCTGGTTCTTCGTTTAATGCATCAAGAATATTCATTAAAATTCTCCCTTATATCCACTATAGTCATTGATTGCTGGCCCATCTTCAGACGGTAGGAACAATCGCCACTTATGAGAAATCTCCCCCGCAATCCTGTGCGCCAACACACGAATCTCCGGTACAGCATTGCTATGAAGTTCAATATCATAATCCCACTTGATATTCTTACCCGTGAGATTGCTTTCGGATGCGTGATGCTGGTTTCGTGTATCATCAATATATTCTGTACCGTCATCATTAAAACGCTTCATGCGAATTAGAACACCATGACTATGCCGAACAAAAGCCAATTCATTATGGAATCTGCAATCGGTAATAATTGCAACATTGGGCTTTTCTTCTTCAATTTGATACCGCAGCATCCGAATCCAAAATTCATCTTCCTTGCGGCGGTAGATATCGGTTCCTACTAGCTGAAGCAACGGACCATCTTTAACCGTCATCAATCCCGCTACGCGACAATAGCACTTAAGCGCATTAGCAAAAGAATATTGCTTTGCGCCATAACCAAAATGATGCACTAAAGCAGTACCCATCGTGTCTTTTCCACTACGGGCGCGTCCCGCTATGCCTACGAGAATCATCCGAAGCACCACACATTCTTGCAGAGAGCAATAATACCCCCGCCAATAATAGCCCACAAAACAAGGGAGAAGAGAGTTGCCCACAGGCACCCCTCAAAAAACTTAATAGGAACCGTATCGTCCTCTTCACGATCCTTCGGCATCACCGTGCTCCTTGTGTATTTTGACTTTAGATTTCAAAAGAACTTTCATCAAGAGAAAGGCTACTGTAGCACCAATCAGATCAAAAGTCAAGTCAGTTATGGTATCAGTATACAAATCTTGCCCAAATGGATTACCTTGTGGGATCATAAATTCATACATTTCCCATGCTATTGAGAAGAGTGCCACCATTCCAATGTTCCACGTATAGAGTTTCCCCAATAGTCCTAGCTCATAAAAAAGCCCTGCAAGCCAGAACCCGCCCATGAAGTGCATTACGTCATCGAGCCAAAAGGTCTGAGTTATGCGGGGAATAGACACGATAATCTCCGCACCCCACAGCAAGCCACCCAATGTTCCAATAATGATATGGATGATTTCGCGCTTAGATAACGTAGGTCGAAAGCGAGGTAGCGAACATTTCTTTCCATCGTTTTTTGGGATCGTAGGCATGGATAGTGTACGCTTTAATTTCACTTCTCTTTTTCCCTTCTGACGTTATAGAACGATATTTTGCTTTCGTAAGAATAAACTTTAAGTGGGGAAATCTCCAGACAAACAACTTTGCCTTTAATTTGAATACATCGGTAATCTTGCCTTTAACGTCCTCTACAACCGGCGCTCCTTTGATACCAGTAACAAGCCCGTTTGTATCGGTATACACAAAGTCTGCGACATAGGAAATAACTGGACACGTATCATCATCGGGAGATACGCGGAATGTAACTTGTTCCCGTAATCCATGAATGATGCCACGATGCTCAAGGCTTTTTAATATCTCAGCCCTACGCCCCTCCGACTTGGATGCATACCCATTAAATCGTTGCTGCTTGTACTTCTGCCGACTGCCATTTCTGCACCTGCGCGGTCGCTTTGCCAGTTTCGTCACGACGGAGTTCCCTCACTTTCTTGGCGAAATTAATCAAGTAATCAATAAGATCACTTGCCGCACCCTTTGAGAACTTCGCTGGAATAATCATTACACGAAAACGATTACGCAGAAGTTGAATTTGCGTTGCCGTGGCTGGCGCAGTACGCCATTTGGCATCAATACGTTTCATGCGCCAGCTTTCGGGATAAATCTCCTTAATGTTCTTATCTGCCCACTTAAACGGCGGTTCATCTTTTGTGTAGTTTTCTAGCACGTTACGATTATTCTGATGATGGATAGACCATTCTCCCAGCGCATTACACTGCAACTCTGTTACTGTCCGATCAGGCATGGACAGAATATACAGATTATTGTGAATCTTAATCCACGGAAACTTAGAACTATTCTCAATTTCTTGTGCAACTGCTGCCGCATCAAGAATATCAATAAATTGTGCCCGTGTCTCTATCCTGACAGTTCCCTTGACTACTTTCTCCACAACGTCAGCACGGCGTTCAACATCGTTAATATCATCGTCATCGAAAACGTTGACCCCCATATCCATTGCTTGTCGGACAATTTTTGCTTTCTCATATACATCCTCTTTGAGAAAATCAACGCCACGTACACCAAAGGCGTCACCAATACTTCGCACATTCGCCCGACCGGCGCAATCAACTACGTCCATAATATGACAGTATTCCTTGCCGGGAAATGGACGCAGGCCACGACCAATCATCTGCATATAGAGAACAGGGCTGAGAACCGGACGCGCCAATACAATACCATCAATACGAGGGATATCCGTTCCCTCTGTAAAGACGGCACAATTGAGCATGATACGCGCCTTCCCATCATGGAATTCTTTTACTCTATCAGCACGCGCACCATCTTCTGTATTGCCCAACACGTAGACCGCATCATGCCCACGATCATTGAATTGCTGGCATAATGTTTCGGTATGCTTCCGGTCAGCACAAAAGATCATAATGCTCTTTCGATCAGTAAAATGCTGTTCTACTGCCGAAATGATCTTTGAATTACGCGCATCGACATTTACGGCTAAGGCTAATTCACCCTCGGCAAACTCTCCAGCACGAATATTAATGTGGCGCAAGTCTACGTCAGTAGTAATACGACTGCCACGAATACGGGAAAGGTATGGCCCAAGTCGCGCATCCCTTTCCCCCTCTTCAATTAGTTCTGGAATAGTCTTTTGATATACAATTTCATCAAAAATATTCGCCAGATCAATACCATCACCACGCATAGGGGTAGCAGTTACGCCCAATAGAAGCTCTGGCTCAAAGTACCGAAGAATATTAAGATAGGTCTTAGCACCGGCATGGTGGCACTCGTCCACCACGATCATAGAAAAGTAATCCTTGGGGAATCGCTCTAATCGCTTCCTTGAGTTAGTACGCCCTAGCGTCGGAACGGAAGCCACGACGACTTGACAATCATCAGAAGCAGAATAGTCAGCCTTTTCGATTCCCACTTTTAGGTCTGGACTAATTTGCCTGACCTTTGCTGCGGACTGATTAATCAATTCTTCTCGATGGGCAAGGATCAGCATAGTCGGCATATTCAACTGCCGCTGTGCTGTGACGAACATGACCGTTTTTCCACTTGCTGTAGGCAGCACGGCAAGCTGGCGCGATACGCCACTATTGAGAGCATGACGCATCGCCATAACACATTCCGATTGATAAGGCCGCATGGTAAACGGCGCATCAACAACCGGCTCAATATCTGTCAGGAAATTTTCAAATTCATTCTGATACATTTTTCACCTAATTTTTCACCAATTCTGCCCACCCTGATTTCAACTGGATAGGAGAAGCCAATGGAACAAACCTCGTTTCAACTACCCTGTGTGACCTATCAACCATCTTAGCAAATGGACCGCACATTGTAAAGCCCGTATTGAAGCAATAGACAATTTCTATCGGCACAGAATAGATCATTGGCTCAGTCCAGATTTCTGCGTGACCGTGATACAACCCCAATCGGAAGAATCCCGTATCGGTACGGCACATTCTCAAAAATAAACCTATTTCCTTATGTGTCTGCGGATCAAAGACAGAATGTTTGAGGGGGATTCCGCCAATATACTTCGGCCAAGTACGACGCTTGGGCGGGGTGTATTCATCTGGAATTGCAAAGGTTTTTACAATCTGGTCAACATTGGCATCAATGCATCGTTCGTGAACCTCTATGCATATTTCATTGCCCCCCTGCCGGTTCTTGATTGTGTAGACGGTTTCCGCTGGCAAATAAAACCCACTGCATCGAATACACGACGAATCAGCAACGATAGGAAAATCATAACTATCGTTTGCGGCGTGCGTAGCTGAGTGCATTAGATTTCTTTCTCCATACTTCAGTCCTTGTGAGCTTACCTAATAGTTCCGCATCTTTAAGCATCATTATGTATCCATCAGCTTTACCGGGACTCACACGTTCATAATACCCTGCTACAAGTGGATCGGAAATCTCCATATATAGAAAATACTCCAACGGATTATCTATGGTAGTTTTTTCCATATCCTCCGTAAGCTTTTCCAAATCTGATTCATTACAATAACTTGCGTAATGTAAGAACTTCTTATAATCCAAATCCCATATATTTTTCATCTGTCTCCTTATCGCTTGCGTTTCCCCCCATGCCATATGCACGGTTCCGTCTTTGATGATTTGCTCTATTCTTTTTTGGGCAATAATCAACTTCTCGGGATCGCTGTCCCATGATATACCGTCAACAGAATAGAGCCGAACTTGCTTATTAGTACCAACTATGATATTCTGCTTGGTTCTAAAAACATATTTCCGCCGCCCTATCTTTATCTCAACGGTATTTTTATGGTACGCTCTGCGGAGTTGTTTCTTTACCACTCCCACAAGGCGCGTTCCTTCTCCTCTGCCTCATGGTCAATGCGGCTTAGATAGATACGAAGATTTGGATGCATAGTAATTGCATGATCGAACAAGTCTCCAAGTTGAACCGTTTCGTGGCAATGTCGGCAGATAACCTCTTGCTCTAGTTCCTGCTGTTCCTCTTCCCACTCTTCAACTTGATTGCTCAACTGTTCCATCTCTTGTCCTTTCTTTATACTCATTCTCGAATAGGTCTATGATACCACCGGGAATGATGATTGTCAATCCCGTATCAATAATTCCAACAATCAGGTTGTTTATATTCCCCGTATCGGAATAAATAAGAAATTGCAAAAATGCGGAAATCCCAAAGCATACGGTCGCTCCCACCAGCCATAGCACCCGAAACTTCCACTTCCCCGTCCCGTTGGAAAATTTGCTTAGTATTGAGTTTCCTTTAGTCTCCACAACGACGCCTTTCCTGATAGGATTTTTGATTGCAATTCTGAACGTAATTTCATTAAAATTTCCCCTAAATGGTTCTTTCCTTTCCCAAGAAATGTTCCCCAAAATAAATCACGATCTGGGAGCACTTCTTCTAGTCGCTTATCCCCCGTTGCTAGCAGGGATGCCGCTAATCCATCAATGGCAAACTTCTGCCTCAAGAGAGTTTCCATGAGGCGCAATTGTGTTTCTGAATCACTATATTCATTCTTAGGCTTTCCCATGTGTGATAATCGCCTAATTTCTGATCGAGATACAGCATTTTCAAACGCCGTTTCTAAATTCGGCGGGTAAACGCTCGCCAGAAATGCCGCTTCAATAGACCGAAAGGGCTTCCCACGTACTAGAATAGTATGCGGATAAGCGTTAGACAGGAAGTTATATTCTCCCGTAAACCCGCGAATGGTTTCCTTGCGTTGCATTGGCATATCCTCCAGTGTTCAACTTTGTAACACATCTATTAGTCTGAGTCAAGTGCTTTCTCTGCTTGACTCACACCTTTCCATGTGCTACCTATGTAAGTGGAGGATTCACTATGAAACACGCCAGTTTTATTCTTGCAGGACTATTCCTACTTATTTTTTCCATTGTAGGAGTAATATTTGTTCGACAAGTAATGGAAGTCAGCAAGCGTAACTTCGTATTGAGCGAACTTGTTTTTGCCCAAGCTGGTAAGGCACCTATGGATATATGCGGCGCAAACATGGAAGGTGCCGCACGGGTAGATAGCATTGTCCATGTGACGTACAGCGGTAGCAAGAAGTCGCTTGATTGCGCGGAGCAAATATACTATCAGGCAGCAGCGGACGTAACACAGGGGAATATTAATGAATAATCTATGTGGCGCTCTCTTAAGAGAAATTAAATCCACAACTGAAACTATTCATATTTGTGGCTATACGTTAGAGGGCGCTGCAATGCTATCCGTTTTCTTAATGGAAAATCCCGCCTTCCCTGATATTGAACGCGAAGCTCGATATGAATTTGATCTTAAAAATGCTATTATTGCTGCAAATAAAATGGAATCTCATGTTCTCGGTGTGTTTGTTTTTAAGAACGATACAAGCGGAGAGATGGTACATTTTGATAGATATTATTGGGGGGTTATGCACAAAGAGGGGGTAGACCTACTGCTACATGAACCGTATGGATTTATCAAGGCGAACGGGGGAGAACAAAAGGAAATAGCGCACTAATGGAAAATAAAGTTGGATTCTCACGTAAGAAATCAAAGATTCTCAAACGTGAAGTTATTATTGCCAATACCAAAACGACCATTCAAGCACGAACGGTCGGCGGATTCTATCATGGAGAAATGATTTTTACAAAGAATGAAACTGGACTTCTGGCAGGGATGGATTCCCACCAAATCGTCCTTCTAGGCAAGATAAAGGAAACATTTCCTAATTGCGATATCCTTCTTAATCGTCCTATTCAAGATGGACCATTTAAGAAGTTTGCTCATGCGAAAATTACTTACCCCGCAGAACAGGGAAATCTCTTATAGAGAATTACTTATTCCCGTCTTTGGCCGCAATGAGTCCCGCACCAGCAAGGACACCAAGAAGGATTTCAAAGTCATGCCCCTCTAGTGTTCCCATAATTGCCTTAGAAATAAACATTCCCAATGCAGAAATGACTAAAATCGCGCCGGGAATAGTTGTCTTATAATTTTCAAATGCCGTATTCATACGTACCTCCAGATGGGATATATTAGTTTTTTTCACCATGCTTTGCAATAGGTTATACGCTTCATCTCTTGACTTTATTCTAACTACGGTCTATGATGGTCAATCACTTTTATGGAGACATACATGAGCGCAATCACCTTGACAGATAACTTTATCGAACAGTACAAGCGGCGGAAGCCTAAGTGGGGATATGGGGAACTTGGAAAGCTTGTCTATAAGCGATCCTATGCCCGAAAGAAAGAGAATGGAAAGCGCGAAGAATGGTGGGAAACAGTACGCCGCGTCGTGGAAGGTTGCTATTCTGAGCAAATCTTTCACTGTCAGCGTTATGGCTTGCCCTATGATCGGCATAAGGCCCAGCTTTCGGGACAAAAGATGTATGATCTTATATTCAACTTCAAATTCCTCCCCCCCGGTCGTGGCTTGGAACATATGGGAGCACCCTCGCTTGAAAAGAAGGGGGCGGCAGTATTAAATAATTGCGCTTTCATTAGTACGGATGACTTGCGGCAGGATGCTATTCGACCGTTTACGTTCCTAATGGATATGTCCATGCTTGGTGTTGGCGTAGCGTCCGATTGTCGGGGGGCTGGGAAGCTCACCGTGAAGGGCGCAGAACTAACGAATAGTTCTATCTTTCAAATCGAAGATAGTCGAGAGGGATGGGTAGCTTCGCTTGCCGCTATCCTAGAGGCGTGGTTCTATGGTCGTCCGCGCCCTATGTTTGATTACTCGCTACTCCGTAAGGAAGGTGAGCCGCTTAAGACTTTTGGCGGCACGGCGTCCGGTCCCGGTCCTCTCAATGATATGCATTGCGCTATCGACGCAATCCTTGAACCGCTACGCGGCAAGCTGATTACCTCAACCGCTATTGTTGATATTTTTAATTGGGTTGGTCGCTGCGTTGTTAGCGGCGGTGCGCGGCGTACTGCGGAACTAATCTTGGGGCTGGCAAGTGATGCCGATTTCTTTAGGCTCAAAGACCCGAATCTTTTTAAGGAAGAATTACTGAGCCACCGTTGGGCAAGCAATAATTCCTGCATGGCATCAATGGGGATGGATTATTCTCCCTTTATTGACCAAATTGCAGAAAATGGAGAGCCGGGATTCTTCTGGCTCGAAAACGCGCAGCATTACGGTCGGATGAAAGATGGGTATGGGGATTGGGATGTTGGTGTATTTGGAACAAACCCCTGCGGTGAACAATCGCTCGAAAGTGGCGAGGTATGTAATCTTGTTGAAGTATTCCCCGCCCACCATGATTCACTAGAAGAACTACAACAAACCCTCAAGTTTGCCTATCTTTATGCTAAGACGGTAACGCTTGTCCCGACACACGATCTAAGGGTCAATTCGGTTATTGGACGCAATCGCCGCATTGGTACATCCGTTACTGGCATTGCTCAATCAATCGAAAAGTTTGGATTTCGTAATTTCGTCAATGCGCTTGATAGGTCTTATTCCTACATTCGTGAATTAGACCGTATGTATTCTCGGTGGCTATGCGTTCCTACTTCTATTAAGGTAACAACCGTTAAGCCGTCAGGCACGGTGAGCCTCGTTGCTGGCGCGACACCGGGGATGCACTTTCCTCATTCAGAATACTATATCCGAAATGTAAGGCTCAATACAGTTTCCTCGCTTATTGAGCCGCTAGAAAAAGCGGGATATAAAATTGAACCGTCTGCCTATGGGGATAATACTGTAGTTGTATCATTCCCGGTACACGAAAAGAATTTCCTACGATCTAAGTCAGACGTATCTGCGCTAGAGCAACTAGAACTTGCTGCCGCTCTACAGCATTACTGGTCGGATAATCAAGTGAGCGCAACGATATCATTTCGTCCAGAGGAGATCGAAAAGCTCAAACTTACACTTCCGATGTATGAGCATAGGTTGAAGTCTGTATCGTTTCTTCCTCTTGACAATCACCAGTATGTTCAAGCACCATACATAACGATTCAACAGCAAGAATACGAAAAACTAATGGAAGGAATTACCCCTATTGATTTTCGTGATTTCAGCGATCAAGAAGAAAGTGATAAATTTTGCTCAAACGATTCTTGCGTACTAAAGTAGAACAGAGACATAGGAAAATCCGAAAGCCCTTCCTATATCTCGCCCCCCTCATGCTGGTGGTTATCTCCCTTGGGTGTGCCGTAGGGCGCATCCGAGGGAACCAAGTAGAGGGGTGGGTTATTGGAGTTGCAAAGGTAGAACGATGCATTCCTACGTGCAAGGAATGTCGGGACGTGATGCATTACATTGTTTCCACGCCAGCCCCTATGTGTATCAATCCAACCGATCCCGAGCCGACTCCTGACCCGAAGGCAACACCAACGCCAATCATACAACAATGCGACCGTATACAGGGCGGAAGCATTTCCGGCGCTGCTGCTGGAGTTCTTGGTGCCATGATTGACGGAGTTATTGCGTACTTTTCGGCTGGCGCAATCTAATACCTTCCGATGCGCGCTTTCTCTCAGAAGCTCCTTGTGGGGCTTTTATGGATTTCTATTCTCTTGTGCGGAAAAGTGTATGCGGAAGAAATTACCACAGCATCATGGTACGGGCCGCGCTTTCATGGACGACGCACGGCAATGGGGGAGAGGTTTAATCAAAACGCACTTACAGCCGCACATAGGCGACGTAAGCTTGGATCATATGTTTTGGTTACTTCATTAACTACCCGCCGAAGCGTTGTTGTAAAAATTAATGATCGAGGACCATATATTCGTGGACGTGGGCTTGATTTATCAAAGGAAGCGGCGCGTAAATTAGGGATGCTGCCTAGAGGGTTAGAGCGCGTTTCGATAACCGAATATAATCCTCCCAAATCATCGTCGCTTGAAGTGCGTGCTGATCTAGAGCCGAACGAGACAAGTAGCGGAACAGATAACCAAATCGCCACGCCACATTCAACCTTGATACCATACTCAGGCTATCTGTTGCACTTGCCTTTGCTATTGAGGGCATCCATTCAATTTCTGGAGATACGACAATAGGAATACCCACATTCACAAAATCGGCTGTAACAATATTAAATGTTTCTGTAAAACTTACCTGCATCCCAATATCCATATCTGATACTACTTTTAGGAATTGATTATGGCTTACCCATGAGTGTTCAACTAGGACGTGAGTAGTGTGCTGAAATAACGCACGAAGGTTCCTAAGAACGCTATCCCCGTTTTGCTCTGCGCGTGTACCATTGATATGAAAGAAGAGAGCCATGCCACGACTGTTGGCAAACTGAATCGCTGCGATTGCTTGTTTTAATTGATTTTTTAGTGGTCGCGTTGCCCCGAAGCAACCAATATGGATTTCTCTATTATATCGGCGGAATTTTACTACGTCCTCTATGCGAGCGTTGGCTAGCGGCACAGGGATATCACGACGATCATAAATATTAGGAAGCAAAAATGCTTTTTGATAATCTTGATTACTATAGACATAATTTACGTCATAGACAAATTCATCTGTATTTCCCGACAGGGCAAAGTTATCGTAGATATAGCTCAACTCAAGATAACGGGCAGTCCAATCCATTGCAACTCCCTCGTTTGCGATGAATGGAATCTTTGAATGTGATCGAACAACCCACTGAACATTGGGATACTTTTGGCATAGGACGTGGAACTTTTCTGGCACAACCCAAAATGCCTCAATGATAACATGAGTTGGCTGGTAGGCGTGAACCTCTCGATCAATACAATTATTATCAATAACCGTAACGACTTTTGATTCAATCTTATTCCGCTGGAGTGCGAGCGAAACAAAGAGAGCCGAGTTTTTTAATCCATATGTACCTTCTCCATAACTAATATGTGGTCGATATTTGCATATAAATAATACTCTCTTGGGACGCTGCGTGTCGTGATGATGACTCATATCACTACTCCAACTGCTTTTTATCAACCTCAAGTAGTGCAACAGGCGGTTGTAATTCATAATAACAACATCCCCTCATACGCGCAATATCATTATGGTTCCCACGGAAGAATTATTTTATCTAAACTTACATTCTTATCGTCTTGAGAGCCTACGGTAATTAATCGGCTGTCTCCTACTGGATGACCAGAGACAGACTCAAACATCCATTGCCCACAGTGCGACTCTAGAATGCCATTTGATACCGCAAAATCATCTGCTGGGATAAGTGCCCCATTTGTAAGCAATACCGCTCCGCTACTTAGGTGGGTTTGCGAAGCGATATGAACGTGCCCGACGATAAAGACCTTATACTCCCTCCTATCTGGCAGGGAGGCATTGATACGCGAGATTTGGTGCTCTAAGTGCGCCATATTGATGTTCTTACCGGGATTTCCCGGCTTAAGAATCGTATCGCCATGTGTTGCAAAAACTTCCTGACCGCATACATTATAAGAGAGCACTTGAAATTCTGGAATGTGAAAATCGACATTTGCTAGATTCCCGCACGCCTTCTTGACCGAATAATAGATAACGGTTTCGAGACTATCCCACTTATCATGGATTGCCCGTGTGGGATGACGAGACAGGAAGCGACCATGATTTCCCGTAACGCATCGAACGTCTACCACAGGATATGCTTCGGCAAATCGCGTAATTGCCTGAGAAAGCAAATGAATCGCACGACACGATTGCGCGGCGAGCCTATCCCCATCCCGTGCATCATGCAATTGATTCTGGATTACATCACCAAGAATAAGCACATTGAGGTGCGTATCTTTGCGATGGTCAAGCTTATAGCTGCATACTGAACTTACGACCTTTGACAACCGACGCGCTTCCTCAACTGCCCCATAATCCTGCGTCCCGGTGCGCTTGACTACGATATCGCTTCCGAAATGCAAGTCAGATAATACAACGGTAACAACACGCAATGGACGCTCACCTGACTTTCTGCTGCGAGCATAGCCGAGAGGAGAAAGCTTCGGAACGTCCATACCTCTAGTAATTTCGAGGAATGATGATTCAAGTTGCTGATTTTGTTTGGGTTTTACATTTACCGAGTATCGGACATTTGCCTCTCCATCCCCCCGTGGAGATACGCTAAAGTGCTGTCCGACAATATTCCACTTGGCCTTATCTACGCCAAGTTCAGATAGCATCTTATCTACGTCTTTTAGATTCGCAGAAAATCGTTCGACTTTTTCGTAACGTCGATCACGTCGATTATTACGACGTTCCTTATCGCATGAGATACAGATGGTGCGCCACTTCCCGCCACCCTTAGAAAAGTCCTGATAGAATTGTGTTGCTGGACCCCCCTTATGGTATTGGCATTTCTTATTCCTGCAATGTGATACGTATTTAGGCATAAAGCCTCCTAGAATTCTATTGTCCCGAAGCTAGAGTTATCTATCGAATAATGGCATCGGGTAACGCGGCGTGTTCGTAGTGCCGCTTCACAACGAGGACACGGGCGCGCAAGTGCATAGGAACCATCCCCACGGACCCTACAGACATAGACGACCGATCCGGTTCCTGCTTTACGAAGAACACGGTACTCTGCGTGTGCGGTAGGGGAGATTTTTCGTGCTGCCTGATTCCGAGAAGATACAATAACCCCATCGGGGCGTATAGCCACCGCACCAATAGCGTATTGTCGCAAATCATCGTCACGCTTTTGACCGACTTCCCCTGCTAGATGTAAATATTTCCATACGGGAGACATATTACTCCAAATGCACAATAAGCGGCTTTCCGGCTTCTGCTGAAATTGAAAACTTCCGACCAGATCGAATAGCTTCTGAAATCATATCATCTTGAGCCTCAGTTAAATTTAATTCCCCACGCTCCTTCCGTTGCAGCTTGAGGATAGTAGCGATAAGATATCCCACTTCATCAGAACGTAACGTCGAAAGCGGAGCCTCACGAACCATTTCATATAGTCCAGCGAGCCATGCGTCAGTCGGAATCATGTTTGTTTGAAACTTTTCAAGACATTCCGAAAGAAGCTGCTTAGTCGTAAGCGGCTTTTTCATTTCTGGCTTAGAATTCATACTCGTTCCTCCTTTGGAATAACCCTAGCACGAACCCACTTAACCGATAAGTATTCAAAAATCTCTACCCTACCATAATGCTCCAAGAGTTTAATCGCATCGCAATAATCGTTATTCGACCATGAATTCACAATAAGATGCCCACGCTCTTTAGGAGATTCCTCCGCGCACGCAGCTACAACTACATCCTGTAAGCGATCAATTAATTCTTCTCTATCGCTGGACATTATAAATTGACTCCTCGCTTTTTAACTTCCGTAGTTTCTCCTGCGTAAACCGTTGCCTTCCCTACGGATATCCTCATTTTCCCTGTTTTAGTAATCAGAACTTGAGCAACGGACTTACGTGCTCCGCTATCTAAATCTTTTCCAACTACCTCTACGACAATCCATCCCTGCTTATCGCTACTAGCAAGTCGAGTAACTTCTGATGCCCCCCACTTAAATCCATATGAGGTATCGAGAAAATACTGTGCAACTCCCTTTGGATCAAGATTCCGGCTCACAAAAACTCCTAAACTGTTTCCAGCCTTCAAAATTTGCGTATCGACTTCTATTCCCCATGCATACGGCTTGGTGCTCCAGCGGAGAAAAGTGTCCACTTTCGACTAGCCGCGCCGTAAATTCGACTTCCTCTTTAGAATCACGCTGTTCATTTTGACGCACATAACTTACTCTCGCACAACGGGCTGCGGACATTGCCGCAAGGATACTACAATGTACGTTTCCGAATTCTTCCTTCCGAATAAAGGGAAGATGCCATTCTCCCTGCTTTCGCCTTACCGGCACGCTTTCCCACCGTGCTTTCCGCATCGCATCGGCTAGCGCATGAATCTCTGGCTGTGCATCCGACTTACACCGAAGATTAAAAAAGTTATCGAACTCTGTAGCGGAAAGAATTGTTTGCACATGAGAAAAATTCTCGATTAACCGATTTGCGATTTGCTTATGCACTCCAAGTTCAGATAACTTTCTAGCCGCAGCAAGGCTAAAGTCAATTGCAGAGTACCATACTTTTCGCGCTTCGTCAACTGTTTTCTCATCCAATATCTCGTTCGCAGACATTCCTTTTCTATTTTTGCCCCACTCAATAGGCTCTGCTGGTGAGTTACGGATTGATTCAATGACTCGCTCGATAGGAATAGCACGGCTCGATGCGCTATTGCGACTAAACATTCGGTGCGTGTTTAGTTCAGCAAGAATCCATCGTGGATAGATAAGCTCAAAAGTCGTGAGGCGCGGACCATCGGAACCGGACTGAGAGTCCGCAACAATCTTAGCAGAAATCATACGTTCTCCTTTAGAACTTATTTCTTATGTTTATCTCGATATGACTTGAACAATCTATTTGCGGTATCGTTCCACGGCTCCTTAATGCAGCATACTCCATCAACATCATGTATAACCCCTACCGATGGGGTGAGTGTTTTTGTTTTAAGGAGTTTGCGAGCAACGCGATTAAAGCGGCGAACTTCAGCCCTGTTGCCGTTGATTAACCACGCATGAATAAACTCTAGACTTGGTTCTTCGCTATGCTGTGGCGTATTCGGCTGAGTAGATTCGCCCGTTTCCTTTTGATTTTCCATGATATGTTATACTTTTCTCCTTTGAATCTTCTGGAAACAACAATTTAGCCAAGTCCTCTTTGTATACCCATAATTGCAACTCTTGCTGCGGAAAAACGACACGAATTTCACCATTTTTTTCTTCTGTTGTAATAATAGCCGGTGGATAATAACCAGACGGACCCCTGCCAAAGTACCAATTATTAACGTGTGCTCTTAGATACATTATCATTAGCAGTACAAGTATTCTAAGACCGTTTGATAGTCTGATTGATTATCCCCATAGGGAATGTAAGCGGCGCAATGGGGGAGGGATTCACTAATATTAAACTCCACCAACATAAAACGCTCCAGCTTTTTCCTTTCGCGGCTGGGATAAAGGGAACAACAATTTTCTAAACCAAGTGATACCACTATGGATATCGTGCGTCTGGATATGTCCGAATATCCGCACCCGAAATATTCCCCTAAGTCATTTCTATATAGAATAGGTATCATCTGTCAACTACTGTAGTCTATTTTTTGTTTCTTGGCAAGCTCTCTACCATAATCTCTAACAGTATTCTCCTATACTCCGACGAGCCATATATAAATGGCTCAACGTCAGGGGAAAGGAGAAGGCTGGCTATATCCATGCCGCGAACATTGGGAATAGTTCCCTTAAATGACTCTAGTTTAGCTACTTCCTTCAAAAGTATGGTAATTTCTGTTTTAATTTGCTGAACATACTTTTCGGCTGGAGATTGGCGGTACTGCGTTAAGATATTGCCAACTCTCCGGTATCGCTGAGAAATAATGATTGCGCTTTGCATCCATTCTTTTTGTTTCGGAGTTAGAATTTGTGGTCGCGCCGGGAGAACATTGGCATTATTTGTAAGAATTTGTAATGCGCTAGGAAATGGGCAATTGTTGATGGACTGAATAAGATTAATTACATCGCCCCCCTGCTGGCATCCGTAACAGAACCACGTATTTGTTCCCGTATAGACATAGAACGACGGCGTGCGCTCCTCATGCAATGGACACTTCCCGCGAAGATTTGATCCAATTTTCTTAAGTTGAGTATATTTTTCTGCAATATCTTCGACGCGGTAGCGAGTTTTTACATCATCAATCGTGAGTTCCATTGGCACTCATCTTAGCAAGGCTAGGGGGCATTGTCAACACCGCTTTTCTCCGTACTGCATGGCAAGGACAGATACACCATTTCTTTGCAACGAAATGTGGAGGACATTTTTCATGTAAGTCCATACAGCAATATCCACTCATAGGCCACGGACGATTTTTCTCCCCGACTGCCATTACATCTCCTCTTTCTTCTCCTCTTTAAAATGGGGTGACGGGGAAGATTTGAACTCCCATATACCGGAGCCACAATCCGGCGCTTTGCCAGTTAAGCTACCGCCACAAATAACTCCCAAGGTACGAATCGAACGTACATTTTCACGGTTAACAGCCGTGCGCTTTGCCCTTAAGCTACTTGGGAAAGTGGGGAAGGATGGATTTGAACCACCGAAGCCGAAGCGGCAGATTTACAGTCTGCTGGTATTACCGGACTAACCGACTTCCCCAAGCCTACGAAACTGCGAGCGAAACTTTATCCCAAAAGTGGGAAATGCTGAGTCGAACAGCCTCGATGTGGGTCGAAAACCCCTATCTCTTGCACCGGCTTTCCCATCTCTTACCGCCAAACCCACCATAACCACCCCGGCTTATTTGGCTTTGGCTTTTTAGTCCTAGTTGGAACTGCTGTTGCGGTAGGCGTTTGCGTTGGCGTTTTAGTTGCCGTAGCCGTCGCTGTCGCAGTATCCGTAGCCGTGGCTGTTGCCGTAGCCGTAGCTGTAGGAGTCCGAGTAACACAGACCATCTTATTTGATGGATCAGAACAGGCATCTTGGTTACACGCAAGCAACCAAAATTGCCCAAGCGGTAAAGCTGCCATTGGATGCTCAAATGCTACAAAACCTACGTGCGGAGTTGGATTTGGGATAGGGGTACACTCCGCAACCGCCCACTCTGGTTGAGGATTCCCGTCAATAAAAAGTTGCCAATAATCCACAATACCCATATCCGACGCAGATTGCTCCCATGCTACCGTTGTCAAGTCCGTACAATCTTTAAGAGTAGGCGAACCTGTTGGGATTGGAACTTGAGCAAAAGTGCTAGGCGCAACACTCAATAATCCTGCTGTTACTAATCCATAGGCAGATTTCTTTTTCATTTCTCTTCTCCTGTTAAAGCGCCGGGGCTGGACGGGCTTCATTGGTTAAGAGCCTCCGAGATTCCCGGCCACTCCTAACCTCCACCCGTCCATAAACCCCTCTCTGGCGTTCCCATGCATGGTAGGCATCGGCTCAATCGTCCTAGCCCGAACGTCAGATGGTCTTACCATAGCACGCCATTACCACCGTGTCAAGCTATAAGTTATCCACAACATAGTGAGGAGGGTTATCCACAGGACGACTTCGTGCATGGTTTTACTAAAGATCAGATAAAGAATCTAATAGGAAATACGAGTTAGCAATCTTGTACCGCTTTGCCACGATATGCGGGATGTACCCAGCAACTTCTACAAGCATTCCGTGTTCCTTTGCCTTACGGATATACTTACTCACGCACATTTGGGATACCCCTAGGTCTTTAGCAAACGACTTCTGCGAAATAAAAAGCTCCCCATTGCTCGCCGCTGTGTTATTACAATACATAAGAAATTTTTGATAAGTTGAGAGTATTCCAGTATCGAGCGGAAGGCTGGTGGAAATCTCGCTCGTAATAGCCCCGTATTGCTCCACAATTGCCCTAGGAGCGACGATCTTGGTCCTATTGGCACGATGGTCTACCCTTGGATGCAATCGCCCATCGTGCAGGAAGGTCAGGGGCGGTCTTTCAATATACTCATAGGCTAATTCAAGGAATTTTTTTATATGATTAAGTGTAATAGTAGGCAAATGATTCGGTGTGCAGTCGATAATGGAATCGTAAGGATATTCATACGGCACTCCGGTAACGGGATTGGTGCCAAACGAAGCAATTTGCCTATCGTTCCATCCGACAAGAATATTTCCCCAATTAAGCGAAGTAAGGCGACACGCGGAATAGAACCATGTAGAATGTGGAAACCGGGAATTCCGAACCACGCGAGTCTCTGGAAAAACCTCTTTAGCAATTTCGTATAAAACAATTGCTCGCCCTGTATCAGATTCGTTGAAATCAATTGCTGCAACGCCGGACGCCGCCCCTGTAACGATGCCTACATTTGATCCAGAGTAATCATGTGACCATTGCTGCACTTCTGTCAGATAAGGAAACCGTCGCTTGAACGACTTCCACTTGACATGGGGATACTTTCCTGCTAAGGGAATGGGTATCCAGCCACGATTCAGCAGAGGAATGGACAAGGTTTCAAATGTCTGCATACCGAAAGCATATCAGACGACTTGCTCCTAGTCAACAGGAAAGGGGAAAATTGCCCCACGTCGCAAAGAAAAAGCAAGTTGCCCATTGACAATGGCAAATGGACGTGCTAGAGTATTTAAAGAACAAAGGAGGAACGTATGAAGATTTTCATTGTTGAAAAACAGCCCGATCCGATTGTCCACACCAAAAAGAACACGTCGGGTAAGGGGCCGGAGAATTGGGTCAATACGACCTTTCTCTTCCAGCAGGACAAGGACGGTCCCGTTCTTTCCGCATGGTGTAGGGACGATAAGAAGGAATTCATTAAGGAAAACTTCGGGAAGGAAATCGAAGTTGAAAGCGTGAAGGAAAACGCGCAGTTCAATAACTGGATTGTGAATTTTCCGAAGGCGAGTGGCGGGAAGCCCTTTACTCCGTATGCCAAGACGGGCGGGTACGATAACTACCGTGGCGATACCCATACCATGCTGGAATATGTTAAGCTGGTTACGGAGACATACGATACGTTCTTCGATCATGTCGTTTCTAAGGTCGCCAGTTCGCCCATCTCCATTGACGATGTTACGTATAACATCATGGAAACCGCACAGCAGTTGACCGTTCAAGCGATCATTGCCGTGCAGAAGAATATGGTGCATTTCGCCATTGGCGATAAGCAACCGGATGAAGGCGCACGGCTTATCGTTGCCGCTATTCTCCAGCGTGTCGCCAAGCATAACGACGGGACACGCAAGCTTACCACGCAAGAAATTGACACCTTTCTTGGTAAGGTGCGCGAGTCGGACAAGTTGACCGTTGCACAGAAAACCTCACTACAGGCAGAACTTGTTGCGCTCAAAGGACAATCGAGCCAGCTTGAAGAAATTATCGAAGAACACGAACTACCGGAAGGAGAAGAATAATGAACGTACATTTGCTTTGCGGAAAAGTCGAAACGGGATCAGTAAAGCGAATCGCCGGTTTCGATGCGATTAAGTTTACCCTCATCACGAAGGGACGAAAATTCCCTATTAAGTGGAAGGTATGCCTATGGGATACTACCCTTGAGCCAGCGGACCTAGATAGTCAGTTGGTATTTGTAAAGGGCGCAGTCGTTATTCGTGGATACGTGAAGGGTGACGGAACGAAGGCGTACTCTACCGAAACGCACGTATCAGGCAAGCAGTCCGACTCTATCGAGATCATTGGTGACGGTGGTAAGGCCGAAATCGCCCCGCCAGATGATGAGCCTCCTGCTTCACTCGAAACTGACGATGATATTCCGTTCTAAATATGAACCTTGAAGTAAAAACATCTGTCGGTAAATATGTCAGAATTGCACATATTTCTGACATACATCTCATGGAGCATACTCGGCTTGCTCTTTCAGTAAATGCCTTAAGTGAAATAGCCGTAGACGTGCGAAAGCGCATGGTGGATTTTATAGTCCTTACCGGAGACTTTTCCGGTAGGGACGCTCCACATAGGCTTACCAACAGCGAACGGGTTTCTTTTGCTGGATTCGTTAGAGCATTATCAGACGTAGCCCCGGTTATTATTATTCGTGGAAACCACGATTCATTAGGGGAGTTACGTCTATTTGAGAAATGCAGGGGAGAAAATCCCGTAAGCGTCTTTGACCACCATAAGGGAATTCTTCATCTTTTAACCTCGCATAATATTGGTATAAATTTCATAGCTGTCCCGTGGATGCCTATGCGAACATTGGGCGACGATCTAACTCGCCTAACAGTACAGGACGCAATTCCAATCGCAACAGAACGTATTGCTGAATTTATTAACGAAGAAATAGATAAGGAAGAATATAATGTCGTCCTCATGCACGGGACCGTCGAAGGGTCAGCATACTCCACTAATGACGGGCGGTTTGAAATTAGTTCTCCAAGGGATATTATTTTTCCTCGTAATTGGTTTCTTCAGTTTCCAGATGTTGACTACTTTGCGCTTGGGCATCTCCACGTTCGCCAGCAAGTGCTTCCGAATGTCTGGTATGCAGGTTCGCCGTATCCGGTTGACTATTCGGAAAAGATTCCAAAGGGATACCTGATTGTCGATATCGAGAAAGGAAGCGAGCCAAGGGTCAGGGAAGTCGATATTGATTCTTGGCAGATGCTTACTGTCGAAGGGGAATGGCACGCAGAATCTACTGGTGATGAAGGTGTGTGGAAGATACATCCCCTTAAAGGTCTAGGGCGTAAGGAGCTAGATAATACCTATGTTAAGTTGCGCGTGCTTATTCCAGAACATTGCGACCATACGACTATTGATTTCGCTTCTATTCAATCAAAAATCCTGATGAATGGCGGATTCTTTTCTTTAGATGACGTGCAGATTAAGCGATACCGCGATAGAAAAGAAGTATCCTATGACATTCTCTTGAAGGAGACTATTCAAGAGAAGATTGCACACTATTGTAAAGAAAAAGAATATTCGCCAGAGACAGTAAATCAACTGTTACAAAGACTTGAGGAAATCAATGAGCACAGAACAGCCGCATGAGCACGAAGTTTCCAGCCTTATACCATATTTTCAAGACGGAATATACCATAGTTCGCTTCTTCCCGTAGAGCGCCTGTGGGCTGAAGTTCTTATTGATGCTCTAGAAGAAGTAGCAATGATTAGTAGGGAGCCTCAACGAAAGATTAGCTGGAAAATGTGGAATGAGGCGCGTCGATGGATCATGTCTAAAGATACGGAATGGGTTGGAAGCTTTAATAGGATCGTACAAGCAATTCATCACGATCCAGATGTAATACGAAAAAAAATACTAGAATTTCGATGCGAGTGTTGTGGCGTCCTAGTGATGGAAGAACCATGTCAGCGTATCGTTAAACCAAGGAGAACTCGCCGTGCGAATAGTCTCTCTCGCTGTGAACGGTCTTGGGAACTTAAAAAAGGTTAATATTGACTTTGATGCGCTTGGACCAGCAACGATTGCCCTAGCTGGCCCGAACGGTTCTGGCAAGACTACCCTCCTCTCTGCTATGCTCCCGGCAGCATTGTATAGGACTATCCCGTTCTATAACGTACTGGTACAGGAGCACTTTTCTGATGAAGGGGGAACCATTAATCCCACCTACGAATGGAATGGGAAGCGATACGAGATTGTCATTCGTGGCAAATATAAGGATACGCCACAGTGCTATCTTTACGAGAACGATACGTGCCTTGCGGGACCAGCCGTGCGCGATTTTGACAATGCCATTGCTGAAGTATTCCCTCCCAAGGCAAGCATCCTCGCTTCTCTTTTCGCATCACAGGATGATGTTTTTGGATTTTTCACGATGGATCAGAAGGTGAGGAATCAGGTCTTTTCTCACTTGCTTGGCCTTGATGAGTACGATGGATATATCGCCGCTATGGCAGATATTAAGAAGGCGATGAAATTGCAGCTTGCGGAAAAGGTGAAGTCGCTTGAAGTGTTCTCGCAGATGAAAGTTCCCTCAATCGAGGAACTTAAGTTGTCCATTAGCCAATATGAAGTCAGTATCAAAGAAAAAGAAGAAAAGTTAAATACCAAGCATGGGGAACTTTCCGAGGTAAACAATAAGATTCTAGAGGCGTCTATCAAGTATAATACCGATGGAATTAAGGCGCAGCAAGATAGGAAGAGAGAAACGCAAGAAGCCTTTAATAAGGTCGCCACGAAAATACTAGACCTTGAATCTAAAAAGCGTGAGATTGAGGCAACGGAATACGCGGTTCAATTCACGAATATCGAGAACTACATTGAGCAAATTGAATCAACCCTATCGGGACATAGGAATAGTCTCCTGACAACAAATGGACTGATTGAAACCGCACAGGGATTTCTCAACCAAGCCTATGCCAAGCTAGAAAGGGAATGGAGAACCGTAGATAGGGCATATCAGCAATTTGCACTTGAGTCGCTGCGGCAAAAAGATACGCTCGCCAAGGTCAATTCTATGCAGGTCCATGAAGTCTGCATACCATGCCCCCTCTTTCGTGATGCCAGTGATATGCGAAAGCGGGTAATGGAACTTGAAAATGAATATTACGGATTAGTTCGTATGTACGATCTTCTCTGTGAGGAGCTTATTGGCACGCTTCCCACGGGAGGGGAAATCTTTATCCTGCAAAAAGAAGTAGAAACGGTAACGAAGTACATTGCCCAATTAGAACAGTCGCTTATAAGGCATCTCTCAATTAAGAAAACAAACGATGTATTAAGACAACTGACGCAAGACATACACGCTCTTGAAAGTGAATTATTTGCTTATGAAAAGCGGCTTAAGGAAATTGGGGCAATAGAAGAAGATTTCCAAAAAACACAAAGCGAATACGCGAAGGCATCTGTCAATCTTACTTTATGTCGGGATAAGATTATTAGAGAAGTAGCAGATATAGAAGCCGATATCCAGCGTGAGCGACATGAGCATGGTAAATTAGTAGGACAACTCGATGGAGCACAGAACCATAATCAGGTCGTTGATGCCTTAAATAAAGACATAGCTAAGATTAGTGGAATGATCGGGCTTGATAATCTTCTTGATGGGGCTTTTAAGCATTGCCGGAGACAGAGTATCCAGCAAATGTGCCCTAGCATCCAAGACCAATGCAACGAATTCTTAAAGAACTATCAACGTGGAAGATTCAGCGTAACCCTACGGACAGAATCGAAACGTGCGGCATCCGATACCATGAAAGAGGACTTCTCTCCTATTATCCATGATATCTTTGCCCAGAAGGACAGGAAGAACGTATCTGGCGGCGAACAGGCGGTACTGGCAGAGGCGCTTCGTATGGCGTTTTCCATTGTGCAATCTAGCCGCTTTGGGCTTGCGAAGGGTACGCTGATAAGGGATGAAGTCGTATCACATATTGATAATGATAACCTAGAAATTTACATGAATATCCTTCGATCTAGTATCCAGAACGAATATTTTCACCAGATCGTATTCGTATCTCACTTGCTTCACCTTGTCGATCAGGCAGACGTTGCCATTATTATGAGCAACGGGAAGGTTGAGGAAATCAGGGCATGATTACAAACAATGAAATTAATTCTATCTACAAGAAGGTCGTTAGTAAGTTTCATCCAGAATTGGTTAAGTCTCACCATGTTCTTATTGCCCGTCCTAAAAAGGCAAGCGAGAAAACAGGATCAGTCGTCTACCAATGGAATCTTCATGTTCATGGAAAGCCACGCAAGAAGCAGATGCCTTATCTCTTGCTTGGCATCATGGAATTAGAAAATAAACACTGGACTATACGGTACGTTTTTGACGTGCCATACGAAGCGGTCTATAAAGCAAAGAATATCTATCTCTGCGAGAGCGTGCGGCGAAGAGGATCGTGGATTGATAAGTACGAACGATTTGTTAAGGGTTTGAATTTGGTTCCGTCAGACCAATTGGAATACGAAAGGCTCTTGCGGTCCAACCGAAAGCGAAAGCAGAAAGTTGACTTCTCGCAGACACCAGACGGTAGTATTTATCCCATTGCCGTGCTGCGTAAGCCAAAAGGAAATGAAGGGTATGTTTAGGCCGAGCGGAAAGTAATTCATTTAGTGCCTCAATAGTCTTACGCCCAACTAGCCCATCCTCCCTCACTTTATTGGGAATGAAAAAATTAATGGCCTGTTGTAACACGATACCAGCATCGTCTGGACCGGCATTTACATAAAAATCAAAATACTTACACGCAATGGGAATATTGTTTATAAGGCCAGCCCGAGAGGGAATCCAGTAATCGGAATAGTAAATTTCTTTTGCTTGCTCTAGGGTAAGACTTTTGATATCGAGATTTGGATATTGTTTTTGAGATATTCCAAACTTAGTTGTCCCACCGGGATCATTATGATTTTCGGATAGGGCGGTGCCCTCATTTCGTATTACAAAATCAAACGCTGCTTCCCATGCCGCATCATCCTTTATTGCGCCCACGGTGGCTTATTCTCCCTTGTGCTTGAAGGCGTATTCTGTACTGCTGGAGTTGGAGAATATAATGGTCCTAATTCTGGATGCAGTTGGTGCATTCCGGCGTGCGTTTCTTTGTCGAGTCTAATAATTTCGTCAAGGGACGTTTTATTATGGCTTATTGCTTGGTAATTATCCCACATTTTTTCTATCATATAACCCATAAGCGCAAGTCCAATTGGTAGGATAACGAAGAAAACTTGCCAAATACGAGTACGGAATGTTTTATTTACTGATATCTCTGAACGAAGTTCTGCCTCTACCAAGTTGACGCGCTCTGTAACAGAATCGCCCCTTCCGCTCCCAAAAACTCGTTCCTTAACTTCGGACATTTCCTTAGAAATACCTTCCATCGCACGATAAATCTTTTCATGGTGTTCCATATCTGTCTCTGAATGTTCCGAAAACATCCGAGACAGTACATCTTCAATTCTTTGAACTTCTTGTATAATCTTTCCTGCACCTTGTTCTCTCTTTATTGCCATTATTGTGTAGGCGTAGCCGTTGGCGTCCGAGTTGCCGTTGGTGAGGGAACTTGAGAAACCGCACAGGGGGTGCCGGGAGTCGCTTGCGCTACAACAATATCAGGAACATTATCACAGACATATCGAGCATAATCGGTTCCCGTATATTGATTTGCCCCACCATAAGTATACTTGAATGTACCTAGACGATTTTCGGTATTACGTGCATTATTAATGATACGACAATTACACGTATTTAACTCAAAAGTCTGTGTTGAGGCAGAAGGCGTTGGGCCAGTAGCGGGGATAGTTACTGCACCAGTCGCCTCATCGGTAATGAAGTATGAAATAGAATCCGGCTTTACCGCTACGCCATTCTGATCCTTGAAACTCGCAGAAATAAAGGCACTCGATCCTTCCTTGATATGTGTTGGAAGGTCTTGCGGCTCACCGAAAGCCAGTGACGGTAATACCAATACCGCTACGTATACAAGGTATCTTTTCATATCATAAGTAATTTGCTTCATTTGAACCTCCAAGTCAAGACATTAAAATAGTTTTTTGGGAGAAATATCTGAGAACTTAATTACTCCCTGCTTGATACCGAGGAAGTATGCCTTGACTCTCTGCGGTAATGCCGTTGGCGTAATTGTGGGCGTCGGGGTACGGGTTGGCGTCAGAGTTTTTGTTGCTGTTGGCTTAGGCGTTGGCGTCTTGGTTGCCGTTGGGTATGGAGTTGGCGTGTAGTTAACCGAACTCGATGGGCATGAATCAGTAGCAAATAATGTGCTATTACAGATAACCCAATAGTAGTAATTCTGTCCTAGTTTATTCGCATCGAGGTTAACCGTAAATGAACGTTCTGTCCCTCCGAATGGACCATTATTGCCCATATACATAATCTGTCCATTTGACGAATACCACGGACCAATGAAGTGCGTCTTGCCCTGTCTGAATGGTTCATTGGCTCTCCAACGTCCACCCAGACCGTCTTGTGAATCAATATATACAAACTGAGGGGTGGAAAGGCATCGTGTTTCGATATTCTGCCCACGCTTACCATCCCCAATGTATCGACCATAGTAGGTATTTTGCTGATATTCTTCCCCGATATTACCCCGTGGAGAACCAACGCCCATATAGAGGTACTGAACGCCACTTTCATTGACGTTTTTGTTTGCTCCGGTATTAAAATACTTGTGTCCGCTAGAATGAATAGAATCTAAATCTTCCGCTCCGCTTGATTGCTTAATTGCACGTAGACCACCCTTGTATCCGCTACATCCTGATGCAAGGTTGCCCTGTAGTATTGTCAAGGTTTCAGCATCGTTACTAAGATGACAGGCTGGCACCCTAGGCCACAATGGCTCAAGAGTTCCATCTTCCGTGTATGGTCCGGTAATTCCTACTGCTTCGGCGCACCAGTAATATTCATCATTCGATACGTATAGATCGCCATTTACGTCGCCCATACATAGTCCCGGCGTCCATGTCGGAGTCGGAATAGGGGTATTTGTCGGGGTATCTGTTGGCGTAAATGTAGTTAATACTGGAACGTGGGTTCCCGTATATGTTGGCTCTGGCGTTCTTGTGTAGGGAGGTGTCTTAGTCGGAGTTGTTGTATTGACCGGAGTAGTGGTTGGTAGATAGGTTGGGTTAAAAGCTAGTCTATTGTAATTATAATTATATCCGCTTGAAATTGGAATAGAATTACTTCTCAAGGCGCGAATAGATTCCCAATTTAAACTCTGTCGAACGTACTCTGTTGAACCGAATTCTGGGAAAACAAGCACGCCTTGCCCAGCTAACCCGTTTCCAGTATATACACCATGACGCAAGAAATACCCAGCATCACCATCCCATTTTGAGAATCCTACCCAATGATAGATTTTATCTTTCTGATTAACTCTCCATGCTTCTTTATTGCTTGTATTAACCGGAGCTAGACGTAGGAGGTTTCCATAAGCTCCAGTTATCATTCCTGTTCCCCAATATCCTTCCGTTAGCGATTTACCACCAGCAAATTGACTTTCATTTGCCCATACAACGGACGGATAGTTTTCCTCTGATTTAACAATAATATAAGATGGTTCAAACCCAAGATTGACTTCTTGTAGTTCTCCAGTTCCACGATAACACCCATATCCCATAACCCCCGGCACAACGGTAATCGGAGGATTTGTGCCCTCAACTGTCGCTGTTGGGGTAGAAGTCGGCGTCCCGCTTGTTGGTGTCGGGGTAGGAGTTTCGGTTGGCGGCGTTCCCGTTACAGTCGGTGTATAGGTAACGCAGACATACGGAACATCAATATACTCACCCATTGAGGAAATTTCAAACCATGTGGATTTAGGGGGTGCAGTCCAAATCTCTCCAATAGTTGCATCTCCATAGTCGGCTTGGTCAATTGCATTCTTTTGTGTGGACCCCACATATGAAGTTGCGGAAGCATTTTTAGAAATAAACCCATATTCAATATTGAGGGTGTCTCCGTCCTGTATCGCAAGTGGAGTAATAGGGATTGGCGCAGATGGTCCGAGGTATTTTAGTCCTTCACCGCTTGTTCTCCATTCGTTTGTTGGATCGGTTTCATACCAATTATCAACAAGAGTCCCACGGACGGCTGTTGTTTCCCCTACTGTTACGTAGGCGTGTACTTTAAAGAAGAAATCCGCATTGGTATTACTCTCTTGTCCACCCATAGCAAAGTTCAATGTCCCGCTAATTGTCTGCGCTGGGAGCCTAAATGAATGTGCCTTCCTTAATAGGCTAGAATAGTTCATGGCTGGGTTAGCTTCTGCCATAGACATAGACGACTCAGTGGCAGAGATAGCCCCAAATTGTAAATCTCCATATAGGGCTGTTGCGTTAATCGCATTCCACGAACCTTGCTGCGATGGGTAACTTGTAACATCCCATAAATTTTCGGTAGTATTATACAGCTTCGTTTGACCATTAGTAAAAATCTTATTTCCGCAATTCATATACAGATTTTTCATTTCTGTAAATGATAATTCTTTATTAAAAATCATAATGTCGTCATAGTATCCGTCCCACGCATTTCCAGCGAAACTGGCGGGTCCAAAATTAAGTGGTTGGTTAACGGGGGTGCCCCTGCATTGCGTTGAGGTTCCCACTTGTGCTGATTCCTCAAATCCATCCACATAAAGTCGATGCTGGCTCACCCCTGATGGATTTGCCCAAGATGGGGCAGTAGAAACAGCAAAGAAGTGCCAGTTATTATCATCTACGTGCCGTCCACCAATAAGCGTGCTCGATACACTCGCGCAATCGTTTACGTTATTTCCTGCGTAGAGCGTAAGCGTGCCGTGACTATTCATTACAAGAGTAAGATAGTTAGCCGCGCCGGTATAGTTACTGAAGATTGTTTCTGGAACCGTAGCTGTATCATGCTTAAACCATCCAGTAATTGTTACCGGATAACGAGTGACAACCTCTGCTGGAATAGCAAATCCGGCATTGCCCTCTACGTGAATACCCATACCGCGAACGGCTGGCATGACATTATAAGTTGGGGCAAAACCTCCTTCTGAATAAACCCCATTTGTGCCGGGATTAATTTGGTTAACCGTTGGATCACCTAAGTTATCATCAAGCCTATAGATGCCAACCGCACTCGTATCGGAGGCGTATGTCTCGCACTGGTCATAAAAGACAGGCTCCCATGTAGGTGTTTCTGTTGCCGTGCCAGTTGGCGTCGGCGTTGGCGTGTTAGAGGGAGTTACGTAGGGGGTGTAGGTAGCACAATTCCCATCTCCCATACACGCCTGATTGACGAATTGCCCACCACCCTCACAAGAGCCATATCCACAATACCCAATAAATTGACAACACCATCCGGTCGGTATGGGGCTTGGCGTTGGGGTAGGGGTAGCCGTAATGGGGGCAGGAGCCGTATCGGCAAATTCAATACCATATGAAATATTTGTTCCCCCTGCATCATCTGCATCCGTAATAGCTACAGTAAAATAATCGCCCTGTTGTAACGTAATTTGATTAACTAAATCAGTGCAAGATGTACTTCCCGCCGTAATAGTGCAAGACGGTCTAGTTCCACTACAGCTTGTCGGTGATGAATTCGCGCTACAAAATGTTACTGTTACTGGATTTGAAATGGAGCTAGCAAGCTTAACATAAAGATTACGAACTAGAGCAGCTTGATCGACACGATACTCAGTAATAAGTTTATTTGCGGTAGGCGCAATATGTTCATTCACATATCGGATTTGCCCCCATTGCCCTAATGGGAATCTGCTAGCAAGGACGTGACCAGTTCCACTGAGGGTGATATTAAATATATTAAACTGTGTAAAAGGAGCATTAGCACTGCTTAAGTTTTGACCCCTCATTATTAATTCATCTCCAGCATCAAATGAACAATTGCTAGACGTACATGAATTTGCCTTATACTGAGCAAGTCCACCAGTAGCAAAATCATTTGCTCCAAATTCAGTAGAATGTCCACCAGTGTTTGCGATACGCATATCTGTTGGGCTAAAAGTTCCATCTTCCATATGCCCAACGCGATATTCCATAGGATAGGTATGTTGCATAACCCGAAGCTGGTGAGCACGGGTAATACGCGCACTATGCGGTAAGATAAGTCCCGGTCCACCACTATAAGCAGCTAGGTCTAGATCGTATGGACTTTTAACGGAATACTTAACCGAATAAGCTAATTCTTTTAGACTCGCAGTTCCCCACCATAGGATATCATCCATTGCACTATCATCTTGTTTCGTAACCGTAAACATTGCATTGCAGCGCCATGTTGCTGTTGAATCCCAATTCCCACTACCGGATTTTGCTACCTTGATAATAGCAGTCTCTTCCCCATTATAATCAGCGGTATGTACGGTATCTGAGCACGTCGTTGCACTTGTTCCGCTCATCGTACACGTAAGAGATGTATCAACCCAACCATCTGCAACTGTGTGTTTTTGTAAAGTAAACACAGCATCATTCGCAAGGACAATAGGGGCGCTACAGGTAATAAACATATTTTTAAGCCTAATTGGTTCTGGAGCTTGAAACATGGTTTGGTCAAAAAGGCTCGTAACGGTTGTTTTCCCATTACCCATATACCATGTCGTAGTATTCGCAGCGACATTTGATCCAGAAAAGCTCAAACTCGCCCTTTCGGGCCATTCTGGGGTTGCTACAACTTTAGGCCAAGGACCGCTTCCTGCCGGTATAACCTCCCACCCGCCTCCTTTTATTGTTCCACCGATATCTCGATTATCTCCAAAAATATCAAAAGACTCCCCACTCTCAAGGCAACCACCTTGATCTACCGCCGAACAGTAGTTTTCCCCCTGCGTACCATTAATTGCACACGTACTAACTCTATCATTATAATATTCTGGAACTGCTTCAGTATTTGTGTTTGCCCGATTAAATCCAACAACAGAATTTCCAACATTCGATCCAGTAATAAAAAAGAATCCATTATGTATACATAGGGCATGAGGCGCTATGTACCCGACATAGTTCGTAAAATCAAATATTGAATTAAAGCCTAGATTATCACGGTCGCTCGTAGCGCCGCCAGCAACTCCGGCTAGTTGCTCCCATTGCAAACCCCATCCACCACCAACATCTGTCGGCCCATATTCAAGAAAAAGCCGAACGTACCAATTCCCGTTATATGATCCACGATAAGATCGAACAGTAACCTTATCACCTCTATCAAAAGTACAATTTTGCGTACACGTATTATCATATCCAGTTGGACTAGCATTATTGATCGTAATAGTAAGATCGGATGCTTTGTCTTGAGTAATATTATAAATTTGCATCGTGAGGGAATCGTTCGCGTTACCGGCCATTGGTGTAGGCGTAGTTGATCCACCATAAGAAGCAGCAGAAATACCAGTCCATCTACCTGAGAGTGGCATTATCCAATAGTATTTATTTTTATCTGTTCCACCAAATTGATAATCTCGCGCAAGCGTTCCATAGCTATAATTACCTGCACTCGTCCCATCTACGGAATCAAAACTTCCGCCACCAGCATTGAACAAATGGTAGTGTGCCCCGCTGCCACCATTTTGAACTTGCTCAAATGTTGCCGTATATTGAAAAGAATTTGACGCTGCTGTAATTTTAATAGAAAATAAATCCCCAGCAGCAAAATCAACCGAATTGGACGAGTCCGAACATTTAGTTAGGCCAGCCGATATGCTGCACGTTACCGCTGTATCGGCTTGATTTTTTCTTAAGGTAAATGTTGCTCCATTAGCAATAGCAGAGGGGGATAGAATCCTCATATTCTGCAATCGTTTTGCATTAGGCATTACGCCACTATGCATTAATTCATTATTATTACATGGATTATTGCCGTCATTATTAATACAATAATTGGGATTTCCAGCCGTTGTATTAAAATAGCCAGTAATCATCAAAAGTGGAATATCTGCTGGCGTAAATACTGGTTTTAGCGTTGGGGTAATTGTAGGCGTAGAGGTTTGTGCCGGTGTTGACGTAACGGTACTTGTTGGAGCAACCCCAGAAAAGCAAGCTGGGGTGCTATTTCTATACGGATGTGCGGTTGGGAGTACGGTAGCGATACCCCACTTGTGGGCAAGATATCCCTGCACTGTCTCTCTGTTTGCTTGGGAGAGGCTTGATCCGTAAACGATAATTTCTGCAACTTTAGCTTTCGCATCGGGAGTTCCAGCAGATGCACCAAGCTGGATATCTGTATATCCGGTTCGTGTTGTGCCGGGATTGACTGTGCTGACATTTGCTCCATTGAATGATAGCTTGCTTGATGACCCATTCCATTCGATAAAATTCTGGAACCACCCAGAAACAGCAGTTGTTCCAATAACAGAGCCATTATAAACAAAACATGATCCAGAGGATGCATTATCGCACTTAATTAGGGCATATCCATCACTACGACCTAGAAGGCTATTGTAGTTCTGCACCGTATCGAGTTTTGCAACAATAAAAACGTCTGCCGGGAAAGCAATATTTGAAAAAACATCACTTTGCAATATGTCACTTCCGTCGAAAGTAATTGCCCCAAGTCCGTTTTGGACATTGCCATTCCATATTGGCTTGCTAGTATTACTTCCGGCGCTATTGAGGGCGTCATAATGAAGCGTTCCATAATCATGCCAATTGCTAATATATTGTCCCTCGCTAAATGGAACCGCATCAGCTTGATACCATAATTTCGGTGCAGCAACGTTGTACGCACATCCTGTTGGAGTTGACGTTGCTGTGCCGGTTGATGTTGCCGTACTTGTTGGAGTTGCCGTTCTTGTCGGTGTTCGCGTTAGGGTCGCAGTTGGAGTATTGGTAGACGCTGGAGTTGGTGTTTGAGTCGATGAATTAAAACAAGACCAAACCTCAAATTGCATAAAATCTACATAATTTGTTCCAGCATTCCAATATGGAGTAGTTTGTATTCCTGTTCCGAATAGTCCGTCATTGACAATCCAGTGATCGGGCGTTGTTCCCCATAGATCAGTAGCCCCACCGAAGCACGTTTCTGTTCGTGAAGCTGGCATGGCGACAGTTTGATAGGCCGGTCCCTTATCATTCCCATATACTGTATTGCCGGTTCCAATGCCATTGTTTTGAAATAGATTAACAGAATCCTGCCATCCAGTTCCACCAGTTCCGGTTCCGTACCATGTTACGCATAGCTTAAATCCCTTAATCGTTGCCCCAAATGATACTAATGGGCCATATCGGCAAACTAAGTAGTCGCTTACGGAGTTACTTCCACCCGTCACACTAGCGTAGGTAGAATTATCGCTATGACCTTCGGCGGGATTTGTCCAGTTCAAGTCTGGTCCAGTATGATTTTCACATATCCACGGAGTTGCCGTAACATGAATTAGTTCCTCACCGGGATTATCGCATCCCGGCACAATTGTTGGCGTTGGCGTCGGCGTAGAGGTTGGCGTGCTGGTAAAAGTAGACGTTGAAGTAGGAGTAAACGTATTTGTTTCTGTAGGCGTCGGCGTATTAGTAGGAGCTTCCGGTGCTGCATAACATACAACAAGTCTATTCCCGCATCCGACTCCTCCATTTGGTTCACTAGGAATTGTGCATTGTGCTAGCTTTGTTCGATGTTGGATAAAGTAAAGATTCGCTGGGTTATGAGCGGATAGTCCAAGGCGTAATTCAGTGCGACCGCTTGTGTTAATGCCAGCGAGATTATTAAATGGAATAATAACGTGAGTTCCCTCTGATGTATCGCCATAGGCATTATAGTTTTCGTATGATTGAAGAAGATACGAATTTAGATTATAACTAAAAGCAGTTCCGGCAACCTGATTGTTTGCTGGAGCATCTGCGCTTGTGCAGGTCGATCCCCAAGTGTAATAGTCTGCTGTGTAAGCCGCATCGGCATCGAAATTAGGTGGTCCACATGGAGTTGACGTGCTCCACCGATATCCGCACTCATTCCCACTCCACATAGAATCATACCACCGATAAACACCAGAATCTTGCAACCATAATGAGGCTGAAATAATTGATTGCCCCGGTGGAATATTACCAGATAATGCAGATGTATCGAATGACAATAAGTACCCACGATACATTCCGCTATCTGTTAAATCTTCATTCCATTCAATTTCCATAAAACCGGGATTATGGAATCCACACGTTACCGATGATGGATTTCCAATTGTTCCATAGTTCATCTGTGCTTGGTCAGCATCCGTTTCTCCCAAATAGAAAGTATCGCACGCTCCGTAAGCGGGACGAACAGCAGTAACCGCACTAATAATAAAGAATAAACCAGTAATAATATTTCGTAATTTAGGCATTAGTTCAGCCTCGGCACACAAGCAGCATTAGGCATAAAAGCGCATGGAGTAGGGCACGAATCAGGACCATTCGGAGGAACGCAACTTGCCCCATCTGGGCACGTACAACAGCCGGGGATTGGCGAAGGAGTAGGCGTAGGAGAAAGGTATGGGGTAAAAGTCCGTGTTGGCGTATACGTGAACTGTGGCGTTAACGTTGGTGTCGGCGTGCTCGTATAGAGCGGAGTAAAGGTTGCGGTAAAAGTAACGGTTGGCGTATGGGTATTTGTCGGCGTTAACGTTGGTGTCGCTGTTGGCGTGCTTGTAGAAGTGTAGGTCAATACCGGAGTTAACGTAACTGTTGGCGTATTTGTAAACGTCGGAGTTGGAGTAAATGACGGTGTTGGCGTTAGGGTGATCGTTGGCGTATTGCTTGGGGTAACTCCAGCCGCATCCCACAATTCTCCCGGTTGATCCCATACTTGCCCACCCACGTCCCATTGAACATAAAGAGCATAGGCTACGCTAGAAAGAACAATAAGGATTCCTAAAACATAGATCCATCTTCTAGCGAACATTAATTATCCTTATGATGTAGGTCCGGTAGCGTATAGTCTATGCAGGGCTACTCTAAAAGTGCCACTGCTACAATTCCCCCCGTTAGCGGTAATTTTTACGCTTGTTGCAGCAGCATAGAATGTTTCCGACATAGCGGTGATATTCCAATTTGCCGATGAAGTCGTTGTTCCCGTAGCTACGGCGCTTCCCCATAGCGTTGCATTAGCTACAGTACCTACGCTGTATGATGTAGGACCAGAAATGCTGGTAGGCTTTACGGTTACTCCCAAAACCCATGATCCGGCAGGAATCATATTAGAAATAGTATACGTCGCAGAACCATCGCACGTAACAACCTGAGATTCTACAGCATTAACCGTAGCTGCCCCGGTTTGGTTTGCATCAGAAGTAGCGCTTTGACCAAAACCTAGATACGCAAAACTATTTAAATCACTAGCCTTATCAGTATCTACAGCGGAAAGAAGCGCATACTCATGTCCGGTCCATGATCCGGTCGTAACAAATTCCCCAGCAATCTTAATTGTCTCCGCATCAGTTCCGCTCGCGCTATTCGTAGCAAGCAGTGAGGGAGCAGCGCCGGAAAATGGGTTATTCCCCCAAGAGCGAACATCGCAAATACCTACTTGTGCATTTGCATTTCCGGCGCATCCACTATGTAAGCTTGAAGAACCAGCAACAGAAAAAGCGGGTGAATCACCGAACATAATCCTAGGTTCGTGATAAGATACCCCTACGGAACCCTTTACCCAAATTGGCTTTACTTGAGCATCTTGCGTGATCCCATCTTGACCAGCAAAGGCATAGCCTACTACCTTATCGCCACTAAGAGTTTTAATTGGATTCAAAATAGCATTATCATCACCACCAAAGTAATTTCCCCAAAAGAGGGCACTACCGCTTGATCGAGAAGCCGGATTGTTCGCTACCCCTGTCATGGTAGCGTAGTTCAAAAAGACCCCCGGCTGGCTATTTGTACCGCTTGAAAAAGCTCGGCTAGTTCCAGAAAAAGAAATTTCTGACTTATTTGCAGCAATTAATGTCGTTGACCCATCAAGACCTTGAATGTGTGTTCCAAGTTCTACGTGATTATCAATCCCACGAACGCTTGATTTAGAGGCAGTCTTATTTGCACCAGTTCCCATAACACGAAAATAATTACGAATTCCGGTAACATTTGCATATACTCCACTACCCCCGGTATTAGTCATATCAAAATAAAAATCCTGCAATCCCAATACTGACCATGTTGTTGCATAGCTATTAGGGCTAATTGTCCCTCCCAAGGTCATTGTGTCCGTGCCGGGATAACATCCGTTTGTTGGAGAAGGATTCGTGCCAAGGCAGAATGTTTCTCCCGGTTCCTGCCTTCGCATATTGCCATTCCAGAATTCAAAGTTCTTAGAACCGCCAATCTTTAGATCACGATTTGCGCCACCAGCCGCACTAGAAATAGAGACAGCGGGGCTATTATAAGCATAAAAAGTCGCCTGACCATCCTTATTTAGACCCATCCCATATCCGAAATTATTCTGAAAATCGGCAATATCGACTGTTCCAGTATGATAAATACGCATACCGGGGGATGACCCACTCGTAGCGCAATTGTATGATCCGTAGGTTGGATCAATGGTGCATTTCCCGTCACGTAATGTTCCGTTTCCATCGCTAAAAGTCGGAACACTGTTGATAGTTGAGGTTAGGGGGATTAGTCCACGGAGTAAGCTTAACTCAGATTTCGCCATAGAAAAATTAGATCGAACCGGAGCACTAGATAACGATTGACTTGTTCCCGGTACGTTGGCATCCACCTGACTCGTTGCTCCAGTAAAGGCATAAGCAGCAAGTGGACTAAGTAGAAATGCTAGCAAAATCAAGAACTTTTTCTTGGTCATATGGCTACTCCATTCGCGCAATCTTACAAAGATTTTAATATGCGGTCAATAACTTTTGGGATTATTCATGTAATATACGCATCTTCATTGAACTCTGCCGAATATCAGTAATAATAAGCCTTCCGCGCTTTATCTTATCAAACTCAACTGAGGCAGTTTTCCCATCAAGATAAATTACAAAACTGCTTATAGATTGCACTATATCTGGACCTTTAACTTGGTATGATCCGATAAGCGGGATAGCAATAGTTGGAGTAATGGTTGGCGTAGCAGTGATTATAGGCGTTACCGTAGGAGTAGGGGTTTCCGTAAAAGTAGGCGTAATGGTCGGGGTATACGATGGGGTAAAGGTTGGCGTAATTGTAGGCGTATACGTTAAGGTACTTGTCGGGGTAATAGTTGGTGTATTTGTTTCTGTCGGTGTACTGGTCGGGGTATCGGTTGCGGTACTTGTCGGCGTATTTGTCGGAGTGCTTGTTTCTGTTGGAGTATTAGTTGGCGTATAGGTCGGGGGTAAAGGTGTCTCTGTCGGTGTAAGGGTTGGCGTAAACGTATGTGTGAAAGTGGGGGTTTCGGTCGGAGTCTCCGTAGGGGTTTCTGTTGCTGTAAACGTCAGGGTTGGCGTTGGGGTATTAGTCGGCGTAGCAGTAGGCGTAAAAGTTAAGCAAGTACCGGGAGCCTGACAAATGGCATTATGGATAATATTCTCTGGTAAATCGCAAGTAAAAGCATTACATGAACCAATTTGTTGACAACAATCTCCAGCAGTTAATGGTATTCTTGTTGGTGTATGGGTAGCCGTGGGAGTCTCGGTCGGCGTATCCGTAGGAGTCTCCGTAGGGGTATCTGTGGGAGTCTCGGTCGGCGTATCCGTAGGGGTTTCAGTCGGGGTATCCGTGGGAGTCTCAGTCGGCGTATCCGTAGGAGTCTCCGTAGGGGTTTCGGTGGGGGTTTCGGTCGGAGTCTCGGTAACTGTTGGAGTCTCAGTAAAGGTAGGCGTCATGGTTGGGAAAACCCCTCCGCACCCTTCTTCGCACGTTCCTCCCGGTAGCCAATTACGAATCGTGCAAGGTAGTCCCTGTGCATTGCAATAATCAAGACATGATGCCGTATTATATGTATCGTCAGAGCACACTGGATTTGCCGTACATCCCTGACCCGAGCATACACAACATCCGAGTGCCGATGTAGCCGTAGGCGTTGCTGTAGGTGTGGAGGTATATGTATTAGTCGGTGGAGGAGTTGGAGTTTCAGTTGGCGTATCCGTAGCTGTATGAGTTGCAGTCGGCGTATCCGTCGCCGTAGGAGTATGCGTTTCCGTTGGGGTATGAGTAGCGGTTGGGGTTGGTGTAACCGTTAAGGTTCCAATGAACAAGCATACTCCATTCATAGTTGGCGGGGGAACAAGAGATTGATATGTCGTGCATCCATTGCAGGTAACACCATTCCACTGCGTAGCCATTGTCCGCACTCCAATGAGGAGTATTATTGCTATACAGAAGGCTACGAGGAAACGCTTCACCTACAGCCCCTATTATCGAATCTCTGCCCAATTTAACGTAGTTCTACAATTCCCATTAGGACCACTTGCTGTTGCTAGTACGCTTAGAGTCCCTAACGGTCGTACTGCACCAGCAGCATCGAGCGTGATTGGATAACGAGCGACCAAGTGACGAGTATCCGATCCAGAACCGCTCGATTGTCCAATATAACCAGAAGCAAGAACAATTGCCGGTGAACCAGAAATTGCACCAGCAGAATTATATTCAAATGCGCTATATGTGGGGTTACAATCGCTAAAGGTAGTTGTTCCTGTGATTGCTTGACCCAGAACTAATTCCCACAGAATAAGCGCACTGCTTGTATTTCCAATCTGTAAACTTTGCAACTCAAATTTTACACGATTCGTAATACCATTGAAGGTTGTTTTAGGGCGAATAGAAAGGAGATGGACCCGTGTTTGATTTCCTGCTTGTCCAATAGACTCCACGCCAAAAGTTCTTCCATTTGTATTTTCCATTCCACCTTCTGAAATAACAGAAGAACAGATAAACTTCATAGTTGTAGAAACAGTTCCGGTACACGTCATGCCGCATCGAACGGGAAGATTTGCGGTTTGTATGTATGGTGAGTCATCCAAATTAGCATGATTGAATTCATGGACATAATGAACATTTCCACCAATATCAAATCCGACTCGCACCCGTCCAACATAGAGCGCTTGTAGATCAATAACAAGAATTTGCATTTTTGTTAAATTTAGGGTTAGTCCACTCGGACCTAACCCATTCATTTTATCTATATTCCAATCCGCCTGTGCGACTGTTTCATTTCCTTTGCTAGTGGCAGATAGAATCTTCATCTGCACCGTAGATCCATCTTGTTGAAATTCTATGCCATTAACTCCATCGCTATATCCAGCAAACTTTAATACATTAGCTTGCGCTTCGATGAAATTGAATGTAACGAAAATCAATTGACTTTTCCCCGGTTGATATCGAAAATATTCATAACTCTGCATATAGGCTTTTCCGCCCGTAGGGGTACTGGAGAACTCCATTGCGGCTTGTCTGTTTGTTGAGTCATGCGTAATCGTCGCCCCCGACCCATTAGTGATTTGCTCAAACAGGAGATTATTCAAATTGTATGTAAATTGAGCATCAAATATCCCCACGGGACTTGATACGCGCAAGCGAGAGAACGCATCAATTGATGGTGAATCTGCTGCCTTAATTGCGACTTCTGGAAAGTATGACATAGTAGCCTCCTAGTAGATAAACCAATTACTGCCGTCAGTAAAAAGCGAAATGCTGGTATATTGAACGTCGATTACTTGCGTTGCCTTACCATCAATTTTTTCTGTTCCATTTGGGGTAACAGTACACGTATGAGCCGTCGAGTCCTTTTTCTTAATAACGTATCGTCGGCCCGATCCTGCGGTTCCTGCGGCGGGAAGATTTAAAATATTGTTTTGGCTCGTTGCATCGCAGAGTACAAATTCATCGGCAGTCGCCCCCAGCGTATATGGAGTTGTTGTCTTGGTTGTTATTGTCACCCGTGGAAGTTCTGACGCTTGCGGGGGGATATGCATGATGGTTGTTCCATTTGTTATAACACAGTCATCAGTTGCCCCTGCGTTCATATCGAACATTTTGCATGAATTCGCTTGTGGGGTTGGCATAACATCAATAGTTGCATTATTCCCCGTTACCGCCTGTACGTTAGGCTGTGGAGTTGGCAATGCATTATTGTCTGTAACAATAATTGCTCCTCCGCACGTCCAGTATCCGGTAGGCGACTGTATGCACGCTGATTGTGCGTAAGTAACAGACGCAAACAATAATAAAATGGGGATTAATTTCTTGTTCATATTTCACCTTCCTGCTATGGCGTCGGAGTTACGCAAATATAATCTGATGGGCAATCTGAATCTGAATGACACGTCGGCAATGGTGTTAGTGTCGGCGTTGGCGTTGGCGTTGGCGTTGGTGTATCCGTAGGAGTATTCGTAGGAGTATTCGTAGGCGTATCTGTGGGCGTATGCGTAGAGGTTGCCGTTGGGGTTGGCGTTGCGGTTGGGGCTTCTGAGCCGCAGAGGTAAAGCTCGGCAACGGAGAGATAGCCGTTGCCGTTGTCTGCCGTCACGTACAACCGATAGTATCGGTAGGCAACATCTCCAGTGATTGTGTAGTTGCGCCGCTCGTATTCCGCCCATCCGGTTTGGTTGGTCTGCGTATCAAGAGTCGTCCAATCCGTCCCGTTTCCGCTGCCACGGAATGTCCAGTTTTTCGGAGAGGCATCCGTGCTAACCGAACCGACGACCCCATACTCAGTGATGAACCTGTCCGTGCCGAGGTCAATACTGAGATAATTCGCCCCGTTCGTCGCAACCATCCACCGCGCAAAAGCCCCGGATTCGTCACCGTCGAATGCCTTCCATTTTGCGTAACCAGAACTGTACTGCCCATCTGCTGTCACGACGTATGGGGCAGGGGAATCGTCAGCCGACATATTGTGCGGCGCTTGCTCTGCACAGGCGGGCGTTGGCGTTGGGGTGAATGTGCTGGTTACTGTCGGTGTAGGCGTTGGAGTTTCAGTCGGAGTGGCGGTAAAGGTAGGCGTTGGCGTAGCCGGTGGTTCGCACCATGTTAACGTAGATGACATTGAATCAATATACACATAACTTCCATTTCCAAACCCATTTTTTGTTTCAATGCCGGGACCGAATTCGGCATCATTTTTTACTCGACTTGGCGTTAATTCCCCAGCCACGCATCCCCAATTATCATATCCAGCACCAAAGACACGTTCTGTTTCTGTATCAGGAATATTCTCGTAATTGAGATTAAAGTCAGTGCAATTTAAATATGCCCAATTTCCATCATTCTTCACAAGAACTGCCCACATATATACGCCCGTAAGATACTTGTAGGCGCGGACCTTCATAGTCAAACCAGTAATTATAGCATCGTCTGGAGGGGTAAACGGGAAGTGACAAACAAGTGCGTAGGATGGATCACCTAATCCGCCACCGGCAGAAGCATATGAATTATCATCCGAAACTGCGTTACTCGCATTTGACCAAGAGGTGCTATAGTCACCAGCAGTTTTCTTAATATTTGTACTCCAACAATTGTCCGCAACGGTCTTTTCTTGATCTACCCGAATCCAATCAGCGTGACCCGCAACGGCACAAACATCGGTCGTTGGAGTTGCGGTTGGCGTATGCGTATTTGTTGGGGTCGGCGTAAAAGTAGCCGTGTTTGTTGCAGTAGCCGTGAACGTAGACGTTGGAGCAGTCGTTGGTGTAGCTGGCGGTGTAGCTTGAACATAGTATGGATTGACCGTAGCATTAAACCAATAAAACATATCCCCAACATACCCAAGCCCATCCCCCGCCCATGCAAGCGCACGATGCCATATGCCCTGATCGCTATTCGGCGCTCCCAAGCGTGACAATGGCGGCGGCGTTAGGGTCGGCGTGAGCGTAGGACCAACAGCACCGCATATTTCCATTTCTATTACTTTGACATAAACTACAGATCCCTCGTCGGCTGTTACATCAAGACGATAGTATCTATATGCCCCCGCGCCATTTACAGTATAGGTTCTCCATTCTGGAACAGTCGCCCATCCTGTTTGATTCGTTTGGGTATCAAGTGTTGTCCAGTTTGTATTGTCATTACTTCCCTTGAATGTCCAATTTTTAGGAGCATGACCACCAGCATTACTGAGAATTTTATAATTCTCCACAACATAACCCCTTGGTGTATCTCCTAGATCAATCTGCATCCAATCTGCTGAATTTAAAGAATACCAGTAAGTAACCCCGGTTTGTAAACCATCAAAAGCTTTATATGGATAATATGAACTATTATAATCACCTGACGAAGAAGCGACATACGGGATTGGTGCGGTATTGCTAGACATATTGTGCGGAACAAGACTATTAGAGCAATACGTCGGAGTAATAGTAGGTGTCCTTGTTGGGGTTTTTGTTGCGGTCCCAGCAGGGGTATTTGTTGGAGTATTAGGGGTGGTTGTCGCAGTCGGCGTATTTTCCGTAGCTGGCTCATAAACAGCTTGCATAGTAACGTTCCCAGAACCAAAATCTTCAACCATTTCCCTACTTATCGTCAATGTCTGTCCTGCGCTTGCAGCTTGAAACCAAAAATTAAAATCATTATAAACGCTCTGGCTATTCCCTGCGACAACATCAAAGGTAATAGGAGGGGCTGACGCATCACTCAATGTTGCAGTAATTCTCATCAAACAATTATATGCTCCACCTATGATATGAACATTCCGCAATGTCGTATCTGCCGCTACGGTTATTTTTATACTGTTCGATGTATCAGATAAGATGCATCCTGTTCCAGAATTAGAAACAGAACCATTCGGAGTTCCATCTGTCCATGTATATTGTTCCCAAAAACTTGCATATCTTGTTAGGGTTATTGCAGCACCAGTATTAGTAAATTTGTCAGAAATAGCTCCTACGACTGGAGATTTATGATTAAAAGTTCCTCCGTTTGTATAGCAGTAATGTGCCCAATCCACTGCGCCAAGTGTTGTAAGATTATAACTTGATGTTGTTGGACCTGATGCATAAAATAATTGACCAATTGCGGTCGGGGCTTTTGTTGGATATGGCGTTGGGGTTGCTTGGCCGGTGAAAGTAGCCGTTGGCGTTGGAGTTGCAGTTTTAGTTGGCGTTTCAGTTACGGTTGATGTTGGCGTAGGCGTATTTGATGCCGTTGGGGTTGGAGTCATTGTTACATATCCAACAGCAATAGGATACGCAACTGGAGTTACGTTAGTAGAGGCTCTACTAATTCGGATGAAATAATTAATATCAGGCGTTGGGACAAATCGCAGTCTATCTGGTCCAGTACCACTGCACGCCGCTCCAGTATATCCATCTGCACAATACATGGAAGTCAATGTTCCAGAGCACGTACCATCACTTGATTCAAGAACATCTATAATGGTATCTCCACCGGAACCACAATCCTCTATCTGAAGCGCGCTATTCGCTACGGGAGTAGACGGGGCAAGCCAAGACCACCATAAGCTTTGCGGAGCGGGATAAATAGTGCTACCGCATAAACGTACCGGTGGTTCACCGCTATAAATATCTGGTCCGGTCGATGCCGCATTATTTGTCGAAAGGCTATATGGTAAGGATGAAATAGTAATAGCCGATGAGCAAAAATCATTCACTGGCGTTGGCGTGCGTGTGCCAGTTGGCGTTGCCGTTGGGGTCATTGTCAAAGTTGGCGTAGGCGTATTTTCTTCCGAAGAAACAATATATGCTCCACCAAACGAAACCTGCCCACTACCATAATCTGCATAAAGCTCTGCCGTTACGGTCAAAACTTGACTTGCTGATCCAGCTTGATATATGATTGTCCATTCCTTTATTCCACTTGATGAACTAGGATAATCAACAACCCAATTCCACACAGCGGGTGCTGACCCATCGCTTAACTGAAACGTATACCGTATACGTGCATTATATCCACCCATAAATAAATGCAATGTTCTAACTGTAGTATCTGCATTAATATTTAATGCTACAGGAAGAGAATAGCCAACATTCCAATAGTTTCCGGTTGCGGTTGTTGTTGCTGAAGCGTTAGGAGTACCATCTGTCCATGTATAGTTATTAGCGGAAGTAGCAAATCGAACTCCCAAAGAGCCGCTTGTGGAAGCTGGCGATCCTATGCTATTAGGTCCACCGGATTTATAATCCCTTGCAGTGCTGGTATGACCCCAATGTGCCCAATCGTATGTGCCAAGCGTTGTTAAGTTAACTGTTCCCGTAGAAGAAACCGGCGCGAAAACCTTTAGCGTTCCAACCGCATGGCTTTCCTTTACGGATAAAAAACTAATTCCTAATATAAATATTACTATTAAGAAAAGTCTATTCAGAGAATAGCCAATCGTCAACATTCACCGTACCTACTGTGCCAAGCGTATCTATCACAAAGCACATAACTCCATCTGAGCTTGCCACTGCCGTTGATCCAGTATATTGCAACCATTTCGATACCGAACATGGGGTGTTCGTACACGAAGAGGCAATAACAGCATCCGAACTAATGCCGATAGCAGGATTAGCCTTTAGAATAAGTCGCGGGGCTGACCCTCCATTCCATGATGCGCTTTCATAAACGGTTGACCATGCAGTAATGCTATGGCCACTTCGGACGGTTGTGCAATGTTGACTCGATTCCATTCTGTATGTAGCGTCTTTAGGGGTCAGTTTTTCAGAGGGGCTTGCTCCGTTGAATGTTACAGTATCCCTCTCGATAGTTCCAAGCGTTACCCATGATTTAAATGCTCCTACAACTTGGTCGTGATCCGTAGAGTGTAGCCAGTTATTGCTACGCCAATCAGTATTAGGCCAATTTCCTGTGGTGCCGGGGTATATTTCCACTGGCGAGGCGAGAAGGGTATTCCACATATCGCCTTGGAAAAGATATCCTTTAGGAATATACAAATCGCCATAAGTATGCATTCCATTCGACCCCGAACATAGTGGATGCAGATTCCCACACGATCCTATTTTTGTATTGATAATACGGACATCCCTGTATCCGTCGCCATTAAAATGTATCCCATAATATCCATATTGGTGCAAAGGAGTAGAAGCGAGAGTAGAGTCTACAAGAGCAATTCCATTACCGAGGGAAATAAGTTGAGCATAATTATTGCTAGCCCCATTACCAATAGCTATTAAATTTGATAATGTTAAATCTCTTGTATTCCCTGTAGTGATGCCAGCTTGCCCATTGAGTAGCGATACTAGCCCATCAATCGTGCTCCTTGATCCATGATGGAAATAGTTAAGATCGAATCCATAAGTAGCATTAGATACAGAAGTGTTATTATTGTAATTCCCAGAAGGAACAATTGCCCCATCGGAATATAATCCACCAGTGCTATCTGAAATATAAATTCCTACTCCATAATTATTTGCAACATAGTTCCCGGTAGCGACTATTGGAAATCTATTTAAATTCATTCCCGCACATCCATTGACCCTGCATCCAACGGAAAGATTATTAGTGAAAACACCACAATAGCCAGATTCGTATATACCATAATTGCTATTATCTATTACGTTATTATCAAAATTAACCATAGCGTTCGTACACGTAGATTGGGCATGATAAAATGGATAAGTATTACTTACGGTAAAATCATGTATAGAACAATTTTGTAAATTCGTTAGCGATGATCCAGTGCTAGAGGCTGAATTGATCCCATAAGAGTAAGATGCTGCCTTACCAAGCCAATAGAATTCTGTATTTGTTGCACTAAAAGTTGAATCATCCTGCACAAATACCGCAGAAAATAATGGAGCGCTTGATGTTCCACGAATTTTTATATTACGTGTTAGATTACCCATTGCAGCTTGAAATGGAGAAGTTCCTAAATGTGAATAAAGAGGAAAGGTTGTTGTTGTGATCTGCGTAGCACTATCTACGCTTGCGATAACTAATGTTTCTCTTTCGGAATACGATGCCGGATTTGTTCCAGTAACAACTACTGTATCACCGACCTTCCATCCCGTTGTGCTTGCTACAGTAAATACATTACCGTTTGTTGCTGGAATACAATCTACCCTATTTTGCGTCCCGGCACTTCCATTTAAAACTAAATGTGTAGAATCAATGACATAACTAATAGAATAATTCACTCCATTAATCTTAATTGTTCCAGTTAATCCGGTAAACGATTGTCCACCAAGTAACGTAACGGCTGTCCCAACTGTACTACAATATCCACCCTTATCGGCAGTTAGTTTTGTCCATGATGTTTTTGCGGCACCATAGGTCGTGACTCCACCCTGTCCAGTTCCTCCGGCATACCAAATATAATAAAGAGAGTCACCAGTAGTTCCCGGTACTATCTCATGTATTGCCGTAGAAGTATCTGGAACAGGAGTAGTAGCGGTTCCCATCGTAACCGTTCCACCATCGAATACGGCGAAATGCCCTCGATGCTTGAGGATATAGTTTGTAGATGCCGCAGTACCCCACGCAAGCGTTCCTCGACCAGTTCCCCTTCCGCCCCCCAAAGATATTGAATGTGGGTTAACGGCGCTTGCGGCGGTTTGTCCAAAAGTAACCGAAGAATTTACATTATCCATCGTGACAGTAATATCATTTCCTGTCGCCTGTCCGGTATGTTCTCCATAAATATAGAGATTATCACCCTCGCCGGGAATAGCTTGCGTTGTTGTGCGAAGCATACGACACCAATCATAGCTTGCAGTCGCAGTTCTAAAAGCCCTCATGGTGTTGCTACTGGTAGTTTTTAATCCTATTTTATATGCCTTGCCAGCGGTAAGCGTTATTGGGCTACCGAATTTAAATTGCATCAAGCCCATAGAAGTCGTTAATGCTCGCTGTGGAACCTGATCGAGTCTAACAGTAACATTTGTAACTTCCGTTGCATCAGTATTATTATATAATTGAACGTAAAGTAAATCATTGCCAACCGATGCGCTTCTTCCATATGGACGAATAAGGATAGCATCAATAGTAATTGCCCCCGGCGTGAATGTTTGCGTATAATCATACGACGTTCTAACCATGTCGTTATTTGCTTCCGTATCGGCATGAGAGGTAGTATCGACTAGCCTCCATGTCGCAGCACTGGTAAAATTACCAGTAGCAGCAGATACGAGCCTTCCCCATGTGGCGCGTGTTGTTGGCGTTGCGGTAGGAGTATTTGTTGGTGTCGGCGTATCAGTAGGCGTAGCGGTAAAAGTAGGAGTATCCGTGGGAGTTTCTGTAGGAGTATCTGTCTCCGCTTGCGCGAAACACGTCCCAGCTAAAAGAAAGGTAAGAAAAACAAATCCTATAACTCTGTTTGAAATGTAATGGAACATAGCGTTGGCGCTACCTTTCTCCCAATCACTCGTACCTTCTGGTCTACCATGCCCCTATCTTCATCCGTAAGATACAGGATGGAGTTCTCAATCAGGGAATATGCCAACCAACCTTCGCATAAATATGACATTTTCTTATGCTGCTTACAAGCAAGACGAAGATAATTCTCTGCGAAATATGGAATAATTGGTGGAGGACCGCTTTGTGAGTTGACGACAATATCGGCAAATTCCATCTGGACATAGCGCCGACCATAAGCGGCTTCGCTCTGCTTTAGGACACCCTGTAATCCACTGTTTGCCCTATCGGAGTCGAGAATATAAGAAAGCCGTGATGCCTCAAATTCTTTCTGTGTGTAGATATTACGAAAATATCGTATCTCAATTGCATTATATACTTGATCTATAGGAGTATCCTCTTCGTCATCTATGCGACCAATCAATCCATTTCCTACCCCTACCTTATAGCCTGTGTCCTCACCTTCCATACGAAAGATTACTACTTCCCCATTGCGAAAACCCATAATATATGGCGTCTGTGGGAAAAGCCTATCACGTACAAGTTCCAACACATTCCCTTGCGCGTTCTGGAAAAAGGACATATCGAACGGAAGATTTTGCAGGATTTGCCTTGCCCCAATAGATACTGGATACTGTGCATAGTCTAATAAGGTGAGAATGATCTGCTTATCTTTAGAGAGTCCGTTGAATCCAGAGCACGTTACAAATGGCAACTCTAAATTAGGAATTTGTTTATGGAATTGAATTGTACTCATTATATCCCTATTTTCAAGGGAAGTAAGGATGGGTGACGGGACTATTTCCTCAACAATATCCCATGCATACTCGCTATCGTTTTGCGACTTATCTTCTCCGTTGACCTGTACGGAAAACGGGAACGGATGCGCTGGCGGATTAGGAGAAATCTTTCCATCTAGAATATAGAATCGAGTACCATTATCAATTTGTGGACAGAGAATGGGATAATTAATCTCGCCAAGTGCGACCTGTCGGTTGAATCTCCCATCTGAGGTTACTGGAATATCTGGAAATTCTGCCCGTGTAATTGGCTCAGTATTAGCAAATCGCACTTCCCTAAAAGGCTCTCCATCTTTTGCCTGTAATTTTAATTCATTCGTAGCCCGATCATACGAAGCGGAGGTGACTTGCCCCCAGAATAGGGGGATAGCACTGCTAAGTGGCGTGCCAATAATATGCGAATCGACCCTTAAACTTAAACTTAAAGTACCTAAATTATCAAGAATTCTAAATGGGAATCCAGAGTCACGACCAATGACTATCTCAACCTCTTGCGTTTCTGAGCTTTTTCCCTGTGGAGAAAAGGAATATTGCACTTCTGGATTGCTGAGAAGGCATGGCTTAAAAAAATACTCCTTGCCACCATCTCCCTCAACAGCTACCCCATCTCCACTTGCAATTAATATTGAGGAAGAGAGCGTAGCGGGATGCTGACCAGAAGAGACTGTTGCGGAAAGATTATAACCAAAAGTAATTGTATAGAGAAAATTAACCCTTGTATCGTTGAGTTTTAGGATATTGAGGTATTCCCTGCTGATTGCTTTCATTACTTAATCTCATATAAAACAACCCCATGAGAAAATAGGGTTCCTGATTCATGCTGTACTTCTATTTCATCACGCAACTGGACCAACTCTGCGGAAATGGAATCAGTTGAATCAAAAAGTATGACAAATGGTTGATTCACGTCAGGCATGAGAAGATTGTAAAATACATTAATTTCCCAATCCTCTATTTGATTCCATTGTAAACTAAATTTCTGCACTGGACGACCGAGTTTCTTAATTGTAGTAATGCCAGTTGGAGTTGTTTCCGAATGGTTAAATGGTGTTAATGTCCAGCGATATCCCCTTGTGTACTTGTGACGACGCGAGTATCCCTCTTGGCGCATAATAGTAATAGGATTCTGGCGACCAAAGATTGCTGTACCGATCTTCACGCAGTCCTCTATGGAGTTATAAAATACAGGAATCGTAATTCGCAACCATTGTCCGAATTGATATTCTGTCCCATATAGTCCCGGCTCTGGATTTCCATATGCGCTCGTTCGCGTACCGGCGCTTCCGTCATTAAACATACGATCAGAGAAGATCGCATATTCTAGTGGCGTACTTGCATCTATTGCTACCGTCATAGGCGATGCGCCCTCATAGATAATTGTATCCTGCGTATTAGAAATAATTCTTCTAATATACGAAGAGTCAGGCGCAGCAATTCCATCTGTAGTTGTAGCAAGAATAATATACCAATCCCTTATGCCAGATGCGAACTGATTGATTTCCCATTTCTTTGACGGATCAATAATGATACTTTTATTAGGTGCCGTGTTTCCAGACAATGAAGTTGCCCGAACAAATGTTCCTTGATCCACAACAGCAGTCATGGTGAATTCGGTGTAATCTGCTTGGTCCGTTGGGAAACTATTCCCCTTATATGTTGGAACCGAAATAGCCCAACGAGCATACGGAAAGTTTGTCCCAAACAGCGCAGCAGAATCGACATTCCAAACTTCACCATCACCTATCGCCTCAACAACATCAGGATCATCCCTGCGATAGAACAAATGAATAGGAAAATTTCCAGAAACGCTCTCTATCCTTCTCGCCTTCCAATAAATAAGCGGAGAATCAATGGCAATATGTTCTTTGGGGAATTGATATGATAATTTAATATTAAACTTATCCCCCGTATAGGGAACACCGAGCCACTTAAGCGAAAGGGTGCCTAATCCGATCCATTGCTTATTAAGAGAAATAGGTGGATCGACTAACCACGACGCTTCCCAAGATGGATCGTTCCCGCTCGCTAACGTCCAATCTCGATTTGTCGTTAAGCCAAGTTTAGCATTTACGTCAGTCGAAAAAACCGCTCCATAGATACGTGAACTATTCATTACAGAAAAAAACATGAAACTTGGCTTGACCCAACTGCTTGCTACGTCATTAGGCGTCTGTGGAACTTGCATCGGAATAGGGACATTCCCCTCTGTTGTAAGCTCTAACGAATTAAAATTATCATAAGATACGCGAGCGGCATTATCAGTTAAGAGATATAGTGCTGGTTCATTTGTCTCAACAATACTTGAACGTGGGACTCCGGTAGGCACATAGGTTAAATCATTATTCGTAGCATTGAATCCGATCATAATTCCAGCATTTTCATATATATCCGAATAAAGCCTACGCGGTCGAGTTCTCTTATCTGTAGCAGATGGGAGTAGCCTCGTTAGGGAAATTGTATATGAACCACCCTCCGATTCATCCCCTCCCCAAATTTCAACTTGCCCTGTACTTAAATTAGAACAAGACATATATAAATTTCCGGTAATCTTGGAAAACTTGAGGAATGGAAATGTCCTGTCTGTCGAGTTAAATATCCAGATTCCTTCTAGATTTCCAATAAGGAATGTCTCACCGGCAAGGGAAATCCCACACCCTGTTGATGTGCCACGTCCAGAGCTAGTAAGCATGATATGCTTCTGGAATGATTGCCCATAGTCTGCGGAGATAAAGGCATTACCAGCAGCATCAAGAACAAGGATATTTGTAATACTCTCTGGCGCTTCGGGTTGCGAACCAATAACAAGCCCTGCTAAACTAAAATTAGTTAATTTAGACCCTGATCCATCTGCTGTCCGATCATTCCACCGTCGAACAATTGTTGAGATATCCCTTGTTGATGGAGGCTCTGGCCGAGGCGGCATAGAAACAATATGTGTATCAGTTTGATTTGCTTCCCATTTTACAAGAAACGATCCGCCATTTCCTATACCATATGCGCTAGTATCGCTGACACGAACAACTTTTCGTACTCCCTGTATGCTCTTTTCATCAGTAGAAAAATTCCACCCATTCCCGGCATTTTTTGCCTCGATATTGACAACCGGATTAAGCGCATTCTCTATTCGGAGAAAATTTGAACCACTCCATCCATCCTCAAGCGCATATTTATTAGTAGACCGTTTATTGAAATTACCTGTGGGTGTTTCTTCATTCGGGAATGTTCCACAAAGTAATATAGATGGGGCAGCAGGGTCGTTCTTCAAGAGGCACGCGCCCATAATGGATGATCCACCATCATAAAGCTCAAATATTTGCGTAAAACTTCCAGTGGAATCCCTCTCCAGTGCAGTAATCTGTTCCCCACGATTCAATAATACCATACCATCATTCGTGATAAACCAAAGATTCCAAGCGGTTTCTGATCCGGTTGATGTACTACGCTGACTTATGATTTCAACAATATTATAACGTAAATATGGACCCCAGAAGTTCTTAGTAGGCACGCCAATGCCGGGAACAATAAATGGCGTCGGGATAGACCCATCTGCCCCTGTTTGAAAATCCTCTACGGCAACTTGATATTTTGTTCCAGTTTGCGTTACGGGCGGGGAAAGAATCGTGCCTGTTTTTTGATCGTAAGAAAAATTAGAATCAAGCGGCGCAGAAACGACATAAAATGTTTTCCCTTCGTCAACACTACGCATAATAAGCGACCATTCGCCACCAACATAAATAATAAAACTTCCTTCTCCCTCATTCTTAATAATTTTTACAGCATTGAGAGCCATGCCATTTCGTGCTGCAAAATTATTTGTTGGCGTAGACCACGTTCCACCATTATCATAACTAATAAGGATACCGCCGCGTTGGGTTACGGCGCATATAACCTTTCTGCTTTCATCTTCAAGCCTATCCATTGCAGTAATATATTCTGTTGTATTAACCTTATCCGTTGAGGCAACAATTCCAAAAGCATTCGCATTGCTTCCAATAGGCGACCAATCAACTAAATCAACGCTGCTAGCAAGGACAATCGAACGTTCGATTCTATCTGGTGTCAAGATTGAATCTTCTCGACTCCCAGCAGCAATAACGAATCTCTTACCGGTGTACTCAATTGATATACCACCATCGAATCTTTGCTGATCTGTATTACTACCCAAGGCAATATCGCTTGTTTTAAGCGTGATACGTGGATTTTCTACTCCATCTGCAATATCCATAGTGAAGATATAAATTGCCCCATAATGCGGTTCGGCAGCATTATCTCCATATGTCGTAAGAGCAATGACCGGCAAATCATCTGCCATACACGCAGAAAGAAACATCGGCGCATTGAGTTTTTTAATACCAGCACCAGAGATTAACCGTGACGAATATCCAAATGGCGTGAATTGCGTATTACCGTCCAACGCGCTAAAGCGATAACACAAGATGCGATAATCGCTCGTAGACGTAACATTCCCAAGGGCAAATAAATATTGTCGCTGAAGGCTATCTTCAACAATCCAGCAATTCCCCGTTTGGAATCTATATGTTTCCGCTGGGGCAAATCCAGTTGAGGCGCTTAGTTCGCCTTTCGATTGCCATGCCGTATTAATTTTACTAGGATAATCGTCACCAGCATAGGTGATATTAAAGCGGTTTGTCTGTTTAAATTTATCAGATTGTGTTTGATTTCTTAGCTTTCCAAAAGATTTAACAGTAATAAGTAGTTCACTATCTCCATCACTAATCTTTTGCCGTTCATTGATATATACATCTCCGCTTGTAACAAGTTGTACGCCTTGAGAAAGATTCGCGTCTGCTGCCTCTGGAAGTCCGATGAATACACCAGACTCCTTTTCTATATATGACTCTAATCCGGTTGGAATAGTTACATCAGTTGGGCCAACTGGAACGGTTTTAAAAAGATAGATTTCTTTTTCAGCAGAAGGTTTTAACATTATTTCATTCCAATATTCGGTTTCGGCAATAGTGTCGATCTACTTGTTTCCATACGAACCATTTCAGCAGCTAGTTCCTTCTCGCCAATCTTCACGATGATCTTAACTGGACCACCTTGATAGTTCAATGGCTTACCAGATGAATCTGACATAATATCAATCAATTCGTTCATTTTCTTTTCGAGCTTATCTTCCTGCTGTGCTGACCGAATTGGTTCTCCACCATGTACGATAGCTGGCTGTGCTCGTCCGTTTGGCCCCGGCACTCTCGTAAACGAAGGCGTTGCATAACTTCTCACTGCAAACTGATTAGGCGTCTGGTTATATAGTCCTGCGGTAGCTGTTACTCCAAATGCACTCTGGAATCCCTGTAGGTTAGCATAGAATGGGGCAATCTTGCTCATTACATTTGATTCAAAATCAATAGCCTTTCTGCGTGCTTCATTCAGTGCCTTATTCCCCAAATCAACCTGACCCGCAGCGAAAAACTCAGCAGCTTGTGATATTTGTGTTCCAATAACCGTAATCATTTGACCAATAATCGGTGTTTCAATTAAGCGTTCTTGGATTCTCTGTATGAGTCCACCAACAAGTGATTCTCCCCAACTTTTACCAGCCGCATTCAAATCTCCAGCCTTCGCAAGCGTACTAATGAATTCCCCACCAGCAGATACAACACCTTTTAAATCCTCAATGGCTCTCTGAAGTCGATGCGTATTCATTACACCGGCTTCAGTAAATGCTTGATATGCAAGAGTTATTTGATCTATCGACCTTGGCAAATCATCGTTAAAAGCAAGAATTAATGCCCCAACTTCATCTATAATTCCGCCACCGAGCCGAGAAAGCCGCCAGCCTCCCTTCTTTTCACGGAAACGTACATTAAGAAGTGCCCCAACTAAATCTTTTGCCTTTCCGAATGTTTTTGTAATTTCAAGAATCTGCCCTTGGGCATCCTCCATGCTTAAGCCAAGTGCCTGTGCATTATTCAAAATAGCATTAGCGACATATTCACTTTGATATGATCCTCTTCCGAATGTCTTATAGGAAGCCCCCAATAAGTTTCCGGCGATTTTTGCCTGACCCTTAAGGCTCATTAAGTCAGCACGAAGTTCAAATTTTCTTGCATTTACATTTAGTTGAGGAACGTCGATATTCTTAAAGACCTTCTTCATAAACTGGTTAATAATATCTCTTGTTTTAGGAACCTTTGGCGCTAGCAGCAAGCCGAGCGTTACCCCAAGGATAACCCCAATTGCCGCTCCTATTGGACCTGCGACCGCCCCTGCTGACGCGCCAGCCGCCGCCCCTGCCCCTGCCCCCGCTGCCGCCCCTCCAGCCGCTCCTAGCCCCGCTCCGGCACTTGCTCCGGCTATTCCTCCAGCAACCGCGCCACCTGCTGCGCCTCCAACTATAAATCCACCTACACCACCAACAATTCCACCACCAACCCCAGCGGCGACCCTTGCTCCACCCACTCGACCAACTCCGCGTACAAGTGCTCCCGTTGCTGGACCAAGAAGAGGAATACCAATATTTCCATATTGGGCATTTACTAAATCCTGTTGCGTTACGCCGGGATTATATTTAATACTCTTAACTTTATTTGATCCAGACTGCATTCCTTGGTAAAGACTAATAAGGGCTGCGATTCCAGCTATGCCGCCACCAATGCCCTGTGCCATTCCGCTCCCGCCCTGCGCCACGCTTGTTCCTGCTGCCCCAGCACCAGTACCACCAGCAGAAGCCCCAGCGGCGGGTGCTGAACTTACCTCTGGTCCAACAAATCCAGCCTGATACGATCCTACTGCTTGACCGGCTTGCTGAATTCCTGCTGGAAAACTGTACCCATTTGCGTATGGTCCCGGCTGTGTAGGCTGAATTGGCGTGCTCGCCGCTGGGTTAGAAGCCTTTGAGAGATAATTCTGCAATATGTCAGTTACATTACCACCAGTTTTAAAAGCATTTTCTATTTGACCAATTAGATTTGCCCCGGTATCCTTTCCTCCCTCTTTTCCCAAGCCGGGAATATACTCAAGGAGATTTTTCTTCATAAATAGATCAAATCCAGCCTTACGCTTTACTGTCTCCTTGATTGCTTCTGTTAGTGACGAAGATACAGCCTCATTAAAACTCTTTGCAATCATCTCGGAGAATTTACCACCATCAGTGACGAATTTCCCAAGCGCTTCACCGAGGCTCGATGTTATTGCCTGTCCAATGTTAATGAATTCTTTACGAATCTTCAGAAGTTCTAGGTAAAGTTCAAATGCCTTAAGTTTCGCTTCCTCTAGTTTATTAACAATAGCATCCCGTGCCGCAGTTTCGTCACTTCTCGTCTTAATTAGATTTGCCTGTGCTGCATTAATTTCTGTTTCTGCCGCTTGGATTTGCTGGAGAACTTCCTTTTCCGTCATGCGACTTTCGTTGATCTTTAACCCAAGCTTAAGCCTTACTTCCTCTAATGCATTTGATGATTTTAATGTTTCTAACTGTGCTTGCTTATAGGCTGTTTCCTGCGCGAGCAATGCACGATCCGGTTCTACGAGTTTCGCATCAATGAGTTTTTGACGCTGTATTGGATTACTAATATTAGAATATTCGATCTGCGCTGCTTGGTACAGTTTATCGACAGCCTCCTTAGATTGCTCGACGGCTTTCTTATTTAGTGCTTCAATATCTCTTCGGTATCTTAGTTCTTCTGTCCCGGCTTCAATACTCTTCTTTGCCATTTGCTGCTCTTGTGCATTAATTTGCTTAACAAGGCCAAGGCGTTCCCGCGTTTTATCGGTAACTTCCTGCGCTGATTTAAATTTATCTTCTGCGCTCGTTGTTTCGATAGCAGCAATATTGGCACGTTGCCTAACAATATCTACTTCTTTATTGATAATTCCTAATTCATACGATTGTGCAATTCGCAACATCTGCAATTGCGTTTCGATAGAATTAGAAATCGGCAATATTCCTTCATCCTGCACTGCCCCAAGTACAGAGCGTGCCCCGCCAGCTTGAATTCCGTATGCTTCCTTTTGCGACTCTTGCCTTTGGATATTACTATCAATATAGGCTTTTGTGATAGAACGGATTGAATCTCGCTGCTTTTGTAAACTATCTATTTGTTGTTTTGTAAGATCATTTTCCTTTAATTGTTGTTCTAGTTTTTGCTTTCGCAGTTCAACCATTACCATTTCATGTTGACGAATAACCTTATATACCTCTGCCGTCTTTGCCAGATTTCTTGTCTGAAGTGCAGTATCGACCTTAATTTCAGCAAGGGTCGCCATAGTTCGCTCAAGTGTATTCGGCAGGAAAGTAAAAAGATTATCAGCTAGATCACGGAAAGCATCCTCGACTTCCTGTGCGGCTCTTATATTCTCGCCCTTACCAGTTGCCCGTGCTTTTACTTGTATTTTTTCTATTGAATCAACAAGATGTTGCTGATCTTTCGCAAAAGCCCGAACAGCCATTTCGGCTTCTTCTTGTGTTCCAGTATATGCAGCTTTTTTTAGTTGTTCGATTGTAAAAAGAAGATTCTTTCTTTCTTCAATAAATTGCTGTTCCAGATTTCTTCGGTCAGCCGCTTGTCCCGGCGTAGCGCCTTGAACATACGCAGTTCCGGCTAGCCCCATCACTCCTCCAGCCATAGCTCCGATAGCAGCACCGGGGAGTCCACCACCCATTGCCCCAGCAGCAGCGCCAAGTCCTACACCAGCTAAAATTCCCGCCAAATATGGGTGTGCAGCGATTAGTTCTACGATCTTTTTAAGAACTTTGAATAATCCAATCATTACATCTACAAAGTTCTGCAACTTCATAGCGAGTTGCGCTATTCTATCTGGATTATTTAGAATTGCTTGCAATTCCTGATGGATAGTTCTTAAGAAATCTTTAATACTTTCAAGTGCTGGTCCACCAATCTCAATTAATAAAGCAGTAAGCGAAGATTGAATAGCGACAAATAACCCACGCGCCGTAGTTGTGTTTAATGTAAGAGTTTCAAGTACACCCTTTAATCTTTGTTCTAATAAATCAGCAAGCGTACCTTGACGAATTGCTTCACGAACAATACCTTGATTCAATTGAAGAATATTACCAAGAATGGTGCGCTGGACATTCAAACCAGTAAAAATATCACGAATATCACGGGCAACAACGTTCGGTGGTAATTGCAAACGTTCTGCAAGTACCGCTAATCCCTCTACAATAGGAATAGAATCTTTTGTACTAATACCAGCAGCACGCGCCGCCCCTGCCGTAACAGTAAATGATTCAGCAAGTTTTTCTGCTGGAAGCCCCAACTGCGATGCGTCTTTAACAAGTTTCTTTAATGCGGTCCCTGCTTCTCCAATAGAGACAGCAACCTGTTCCATAGGGGCAAGCGCTTCTGGTATGTAGTTTGTAACTGTTCCCGCAATAGACAATACCTCTGCAACCCCGAGCTTCAATTGCTCAAGCTGGGACATTCTATCATAGGCTTCTCTTGCGACATTCCTGACCGCAGTAAAGGCTCTATGCAGCACCCACAAACTTGCGACATACTGAGCGGCGCGACGTATCCCAAATAAAAATCCCGGCTCATCACCACCACCCCCGCCTCCACCACCACCACCAACTCGCGTCCTGCGTAATCCACGTTGCGCTTGATTCTGTGCTTGATTAATGGTATTAATTGTTTGATTAAGCGTTGAACGTTGCTGTGACATATTTGCCATAGCATCGGCAAGAGCCTTCTGTGCCCGAATAATAGAACGTGTGGTTCGTAATACCTTGTCAAATTCCTTTGTGAATCCAGCCTTACCTAACTTATCTAGACGAGTAAAGAAGGCATCAAACGCTGCATTAGACGAACGGATACCAACAGCAAGCGACTTGAAGTTTGTCGCCATTCTGCCAATAAATTGAGTTGGTTTATTAATAGATTTAGTAAGTTTATCAACCCGAGCTAGGGCAGCAACGAATGCGCCAGAATTGATCTCCTTGCCCTTGCTTTCAAAGGTACTAGCAACGGCGGTAATTTTTGATTCTATTCGGTCGAGAGTAGTGAGAGCGAGTTGAGCATTGATATTAAAAATGCTCTCAACTCCCTTACCTTGGATACTAGCCATTCTCTTCTTCTACTCCCAAGGATTGAATGTAGAGAATATCCGATTCTTGGATAAGCGAGTTTTCCTTGTTCTGTTCCCACTCTCCAAGCATAAATTGAAGCAAGGCAAAAATCTCTGCCTCATCATCTGCGTCAATTCCAGCTTGTGCTCGCCAATATTGAAATTCTTCAATACCGATCTTAAAGACAGCCGAAAACCCTGCGGCAACGGGAACCATAACGTATCCAAGCAGTTCCCATAAACCCCATATGTAATCAGGAATGCACTCCAAGATGCATTGAGGCATACACCACTGACCGGACCAACCCTCAAGAACTTGCGAATGCTTACAACATTTACATTCAAGCGTTTCGTTATTCCGAGGGTCGATCCGTGCATTTCCGTCCTTATCTATCCCGTCCTTTATGGGGCACTGGCAGTATCGGGGGGTGAACTTGGCGCTTGCGAAACGGACGAAGCTAATGATTTTTTTTTAGTTTTTTCTACTTCTTCGCGTGCGAAAGCATCAATATCTAATGCAGCATTGAGCACTTCGCCAAATTGCACTCCGCTCATGTGCTCTGCGATAAAGGAAAGATCATCCATATCGAAAGGCCATTGATTAGGAGTTGCCTCTGCGATTAACTCTGGGTTTTCTAATAGAATAAGGCAGAGTCGGCGCGAATTACCGCTTGTCATGCCTCTCCATCCTTTTACGCAATCAACCAGAACGGACTTCCGAAATTCAGCCGCTTCTGATTGTGTCATATTGACTACTCCACCCTTCTTTTCGTATGGCTTAGAAAGGGCAAGCAGCTTCTTATCAGACAGGATGCCTACGAGGAATTCTAGGCGTGGTTCCCCCATCAACTCGTCAGCCTCCAACACCGTGACCCATCGCTCTAGCCGCTTCTTTTCAAGAATCTGCGGCACCCGTGAAATTAGACTCATATAACCTCTCCTCCTTATTAAATTTCCTAACTTATACGTTAGACTCTTGCAAGTTGTCAATAGATATGCTAAGATGACTTACATATTTGATAAGGAGAGTAGGGTTATGATTATACGCATGAGGACTATTTCGTTGCTTCAAACGCTGATTGATTATGCCAATACGGGAAAGATTAATATTAAGCATGGGTCAATTGTAACCCCAGACGAAAAACCCCTAGCGCAACTTCCATTTACGGGACAATCAACGGAGCCGGGGTTGAGAGCCTTCGATGATATTATCTATTGTCTTGATATGCTTCAAGAGCATGGGGATGATGCAATTCCATATCTTGCAAAAATGGTAAATTCAGCAGATTTGAAACTTGCTATCGTTAGCACAATGGACTCCTGCTATGCCATGCCCATTCCTAATAAAATAGAAGATGTTCCTATCTCGATTCTCGCTGCCCTTATGGTCGAAGATCAGCAGGGTGCGCTTATGCGTATTGGTCATTGCGAGAAATGCAATAAATACTTCGTGCGTAAAACACAAAAGAAATCGCAGTTTTGCTCTAAGAAGTGTCGGTGGGATTATGGAAATCTCAAAAAGAAGGGCGATACTACGGTTCGATTATCAGAATGGAAAAAGAACAGCCTACGTGCTGCCGTAAGCGGGGCCGACAGACACGTAGGCGGGGCAGTAGTGGGGAAAGGAGGAAAACCCGCTACTGCAAATTAATATTGCTTGAAGTAAATAAACTTACCCGTTGTTTGGGCTGAGTCAACTTCTGACGGCTCAAACTCTAGGTTAAACACGCGAATACCGTTGCTATCATCAAACTGCGGAGCGGTAATTAGCTGTGCGCCATATGCAGTTCCGCCATTAGGATCGTCACCGACCTTAATGCTGAATCGTGTTCCAGCCGTACTTCCGACACCCGATGGAGAAACGAGGTAATCAATAAGGAACTTATCACCATCCTTAAAGTGCCCGATCCAATCCTTCGCTCCGTCTACTTCGATCTGGCAAGTGAATCGTGGAGCAAACTCCTCAAAGATACCGTATTCAATAACGCCGGAATCAGCATTAGCATCTAGGCGTGCTGTAACATTCGCGCCAAGATTCAATCCAATATTCTTAACAACTGGAGTATAAGCTGCACCACCAACCTTCGTAATGGTCATTCCGATATCCAAAAGTCGTGGGGGGAAGCCGGGAGTTGATAGTGGAGTATCGTTAGCTACTTCTGTAGAGTCATTATATACGCCCTGCAAGTTAAAGTCACCCTTAAATGGCTGTGCGGCATCTCCGGCAAAGGTCATTGTTCCACGCACACCAGAGGCAGGATACTTTCGGCTATCGAGGAATGAAAGGATGCTTAATGAATCATGGTTCTGGTTCGCCGGAACCCATTCGATGTATTCTTTTGCTACATCTTCCGTTGGTTCTAATTCAGCAAGGTTATCATCAATCCATGTGTCTACATATTGATATGGGGCTACGTCACCGTCTACTTCTGTTAGGTAATAGAATGTGCTTCCGCCTACCTTTGTTCGATAGATACGGACAACGACGCCAGCCGCTTTTAATGCAGCACACGCGGACCAATCAAGCGTTACCGAACCGATAACTCCGGTTGCTACAATACCACCATCAGCAGCGGCACCAGTACCGGGAGTTTGCGACATAGCAGCAAGCTTTGTCTCGCCATTAGAAGCAGTCGCGGGAACAATTGAAAACTTATACTTATAAGTTCCCGCTGCCATGTTCCCGCCAGTAACCGTTCCAACTGCGGTAACATCATTCAATCCGACAGTAGGGGCGGTATCCATGACATATCGAGTTTCTTTCCAGCCACACGCACGAAGAACTTTTGCCCACGCTGGAGAAACATTGGGAATACCAGAACCGAACATATAAATTGATCCAGATAGACGGTATGTCCCAAGACCGATTGCGGTCCCTTCTGGAGCTAGCCCATTTCTTGCACGGTTAAGCTTAATTGTATCAAACTCAGCTTGTAATGGATTAAAGTTTTCGTATAGAAGGATTTGTTCAAAACCCTTGGTACGCAAACATCCCGGCGTTTGCTCTACGGCGAGTTCGACAACTGTTCTACGAGTACGTGATGGATTAGTATAGGTTGGGCAAGACATAATTAGTTACCTCCAGAAGAATGCAATTACGACCGTCTACTGTATGTGTAAACAAATTTAACTCATATTTCAATAGCTTTTCCAAAATAAGTACATTTTTCTTTATAGTTATCTATGCTCGATTTCCAGCATATTTTTGCCCCCAAGGGCAAAGGAAAGCCTATGCGCCAGCACATTTCCTTGATTTCCGCCCGATGGTGGAGCAAATAGATAGGCAGAAGTTGTAGGGGTCTTAAACACCCATGATTGACCGTTATTTTGACCAACGCGAATATGTAAAGAACATCGGACCTTCTCTCTAAATATCTCAATCCAATCAATATCGTAATTTTGCTCTATCGTTACTTCCCATGTCGCCTCAAGTGGATAAGTAATATAAAATTCGCTTGGATCATGTGTGGGATACGCTTCAAATCTCTGTTCTCTTTTATTCTCAACTCCAAGTCGAAAATCCTGTAAAATCGGCACAATGTTATCGCCATTTTCAAGCACGATTGAAAAGTCTGCGTTAATAAGGCGTGGAGGAATAGTAGGAATTGGAAAGCTTAAGTCATCAGTTGGCTTTCTGGTCCTTTTTGTAAATAACCCATCTAATTGAAAATCTAAAGCTACGGGTTGCCCAGCGTAGGCACTGACATTAAAGGAACCGTAACATCCCCTTGCCTCATGTTGCCACTCTCCGATATAATGCCGACTCGTTAATGAAGTAGGTTTAGAGAAACGATAGACACTATATCCTAAATCATGCAAACTTTCATCTTTTGGAAAACCGCAGGCGTGAAATAAGCGTGCCCATGATGGGGGATTTGAAGGATTACCATATCCATCAAGCCAGATACTTCCGCTAATTCCCCATGTTGAGGAAAGGGGGATTGCAGTATCTACAATATCTGACTCTTCTGCCACAGACGCAACATCAGCATTGTAATTTGTTACAGGATCACGAACAAGGATTACTGCTTCCTCTGGTGCTGATTTGCCATATTCCGCCTCAAGCCCCAATGTAAGAACTTGGCGACGTGAATAGATAGGTGGTTTATACTCTGGGCATCCCATTATTCTTCTATCTCGACAAGATTATCGTATACGTCATCCCATAAGCGATAATCATTAACCGAACTCCAGAACTCTACTTCATACTCGATCATCCCGGCAACGGTCTGATCTCCCGGCATATCATACATCGGGACTGTGCGAAGTTCCTTGAGAAATATTCCTGTCATGTGCGGCTGGGGATGCGTGGTATCCTCTAAACTGCATAATGATAATGCCCTTCGTATATCCCCGCCAAACGTCGTATATTCCATATCCTGCCCTTCAAGACGCTGCTTAAAGAACCATACTTCTAGTGTAAGGGTTTGATATTCCCGAGAGTTGCAATTAGGATTAGGAACAGTCCCAACCGGAAACATATAGACAATATCATCGGCATCTGGTCGTTGTGGCAATTCTCGCGTAATCATCACTTGTGATACATTCGTACCATATCCATTAGACACATTAATAGATTCTAACTCGGTCTTAATCCGATTCATCACACGCTGTTCTACGGTAAGATATCTAATTGTAGACATTATTCTGATTTTGGCACATATGGTCGATCTTGTGTTGCCTTCAACGGTTGATCTAAGTCTATGCCTACCTCCCGTGATAATCTATCCATAACGCGACTTTGGTACAGGAAAATTTCTGAATTGATCTGAATATAATCAGGAACAACTACCGAAGCAGCACGACGAAATAAGAAAACAAGCTTCTTGCTACTTTTATCTGATAATTTCCTTCCATAAATTGCATTATCATAATAACGAAGATAATAGAGATGCGATATTTCACGCACCATCTTTCTCACTCTTCCACTAGGAGAGATAATATCGCTGGGAGATTTACCACGGACAGCCCATGCTAATTTCTTCGCATGGACGGGCACGATGGGCATTGGAACTCTACCAGTTAATACACGCGCCGCTGCCCGTGTATCATCATCCTCTGGGAAAAGATATCCAAATCGGACAGTTACACTATATGGCGTATCAGACCATGTATATCCAGCCGACCGACGTAACGCTCCAGTAATCCGTTGTGGCTTTTTAGAGTATTTCCCTGTTGCCCAATTTTCTAAGCGAACTTTTGTTATTTTCGCTTCGCTTAATAGAATATTAGTAATCTTCTTTTTTAAAGCAATATGATTTTGCCCAATCTTTTTTGCGAAGCGCCGGATATCTCCGCTTGATATATCCACAAATGGGGCTGGCATCGCTTATGTCATTAAGAAATGTCTATATGAATCAATAATGTCCTTCACGGCAGGAAGCCACCGTGTAGGCGTCGTATAAAAGACAGCCGTTCCAGCCGTATTTGTTGTGAGACTTTGTAATCCTACATTATCTCGTATCTTATAAAGATATGAAGCTTGCAGGGCGCACGCATGACGCAAATCGGGTGGAACATCAATATCATTTGATGGATCAGTAACTTGCCTTACTAACCCACCATAATATTGAACCTTGATATTTTTATATCCTGCCTTGAATTGACTATTATTTGTTAATTTGATGATACCACTATGCCCAGCATTAGGAACGAAATAATCAACATTGGGCGTTAGTTTTGTTGTCTCAGTATATGCCATTGTTGGATCATCATACACGGCAAGGTTTACATCATCAACGATAGGTGGCGCTTGCACTATAACTATGCGCTTACATCCATCTTCTCCATTGAAGAATTCTGTGTAGACTTTCTTCTCTAACAAGCGCGATGTTTCAGCTTCGATAGCTTGACTTATCCCGTTGATGATTTGAATAAGTAAATTATCGGCGTTTCCGCTTAATTTCGCGTCGATAAGAAGCTTAACGTCCGATGGTTGACATAGCGCAATCGGAATTAAATCCATTAGGCATCTCGCTTAACGCCTTGATCTGTGCCAACCATGCGATTATCAGTTACCGGGGCATCTGGAATAATAGTCGCTACATCTGCTAATTGCTTGGCGCGGTCTAATGTAGCAAGGAATACGGTTCCTTCTCGCATGATCGCTCCACCTTCCGAAATTACTTTCCCTTCCTTCACCTGTAGCCGCACGATATTGCTCCCCTTTAATGCTGGGGCTGGCTTGGGCGGTGCTGGGGCTGGGGCTGGGGCTGGCTTGGGCGGCGCGGCGGCGGCTGGCGCGGCTGGCTTGGGCGATGCCGGTGCTTCTGGGGCTGCGGGAGTGGGTGCGTTGGTCGAATCTTGTGCCATGAGTTTCCTCCAAAGAGTTATTCAATTCACTTTTACTGAATTGTTTCTATTTGTCAAGTGCGTTTATAAACAAAAAGGGGAGAGGCTTTCACCCCTCCCCTTATGTTTCCGAACAATCAAGCCGTTTAGCTTGAAGTCTTTAGTCGTGCAAACGGAGTCTTGAGAGTAGTGCAGTACCCAAGACGTTCCATCACACGTAACACGATCCCTGCTTCCTTGAAAGCAGCGTGTGGTGACACATCAACGGTGAGTGACATACGATCACCGAGGATATGATAGCTAGGATCACCGTAAAGCAGGAAGGCGGTTGAGGCTTGTGACCCACCATCCTTCACCTTCGGCATAACCCGACTGCGAACATATGGACGACCAAACAATGAATTCGGAGGACCAGCCGCCATCTGACCATAGAGGGGCTGTTCGTTCAAATCCTTCACTTGGCGAATCCCGTTGAGAACGCTGTTGCTTCCGATCCAAACTGCGGTTTCGGAAACCGCTTCGTCCACGGCATCCATCGTTTCGATCAACTTGTTGTACCCGCCAGTTGCGCCGGTCGCCTGTAGGGTGCCAGCATAGGTGTTGGCAGCGCCGGTTACTTCGGTGATACCAGATAGCGCCATTAGGCCGGTAAAAGGCTCGGTGCCAGTACCCGGTGAAGTGAGCATCTGATAATCCTCTTCCTTCGCAATTGCAATACCGAACACGTCGATAACGAAGTCACGAATCGAAGGAATTGAATCCTCGTCAACCTCGATTGACAGAGTATCAATTGCAATCAACTTGTGAGCGGTCATCGTCGGCTTGGCAAACGTCACCTTGCTCTCGCTTGGCGCGTTGAGTTCCACACCGACCAACTCGGTATCCCAATAAACTGCCGGTAGGTCCGAATTGGTTGGGATTGTCCAATCCTTGTGGTTCATAGGGATAACTCGGCAGAGGCGTCGAGCAATACCGTACTGTTCTACAATGCGGATAATCTCAGCACGATATTCGGTAGGCATAACATACCCACCATCTGCGGCGGTTCCCTCTACCTGTGCGCGGAAGAAATCAGAGAAGCGGGGCTTACTATGATTGATAATCGCGGCGGTATCAAGAATCATTCGTGCGATATCATCACGAACCTTCTTGGATTTCTCTGTCTTATCAGGCACGATTGACTGATAAATCTTGTCGCCAACCGGGAGGGCGGCATCAAGATTGCGTAGACGTTCCTCAACGAGAGCAATGGTTTCCCCCTGCTTCTTAAGAGCGACTTGCGCTTCCTTGAATTCATCAACTGACGGAGCCGCGCCGATACCAGACTCTAGGTCGGCAATGCGCTTCTCGATCTTTGCTGAGTTGTTCTTGTTCTCGTCCATGTTCTTTTCAACGAGTTCAATCAGCTTGTGTAATTGTTCCATTTTCTTTTCCTCTCTACCATCCCGTTGCGGCTAATGGTATGTGTTTTATTTTACTGCTAATCCCTCTTTATTTTCCCGCAACGGGAGCGTCAGAAAGGATTGTTGAAAAAATACTACGTAATTCTGATTCGGTGGTCAAGGGGGTTTCTGTGTTTTTTGTAAATAATTTTTCAATACGCTCGACCGCATCTCTTACTTCTTGCGTATCAGTGCTTACTGTAACTTCTGGTTTCTCTTCTGTAGCTGGTGGAGTTGGGGCAGGAGCAACGCTAGCTGCCTCAATTTCACGTTCTAGCGTTAGAAGTGAATCAAGTTTAGCACAGACTTCTTCATAAGATTCAGTCCCGACTTTTTGTCGGATAGAATTGAGAACAGCAACAGCTTCAATTTCATCCTCGAAATCTTTTTGGATGATTTCAGCCATTTTCCTTACCGTACTTTCCCGACTCATAACATCTGGAATCTGAGCTAAGAGTTGACCATCTAGCGCAGCGGCAATTCGCTGCATCTTTTCACCGTCAACGCAGTTTTGGTATGGATTCTGCCACGGCTCGGGCAATCTTTCCTCTCCATAAATCTGTACGGCAATACTTTCCGCGCTCTCGCGCAATGTGCTACGCTCTGCTTCGTCTGTATACTTTTCATCCTTCAGTAGCCCATGAATACTTTCATAAACTAAACCTGACGCAGTATCCCAAGGAGCTTTTTGCTCCTTGGTGGTATAGTGACTTGCAAGATATTCCTTCATTGGAGGAATTTCTTCACTTGTAATATTGAGAACGCCCTGTTGCAAGCGTTGGGCTATCGCCTCCAATCGCTCGCTCTTGGCCCATTCGTCAACCTTACCTCGCACATCAACAACTTCGGTATCTGGCTTATTTTCACCAAGATCAACAATAATCTTTCGTTCAAGCGCAGCTTCATCTTCTGCCGCCACATCAAGATACAACGGTGATTCATCTGATTTATCAAATGCATCACGCATGAGATTATTGATAAAGTCAGGAGTCCACACGCCGCTTCGCTGAAGTGCCTGTGGGTCTGCTGGAATCGGAACGGCTGAGTATTCCATTAGGTCTTGCTCTAGGAAACGGATTCCTGTGACAAAATCCTCTTCGTCGCGCACGAAGTCATATTTCAATGCTCGCCAACCAGCACTGACTGCATTAAGGAGGCGCTTCTTATAGAGGGACAAGACTTGATCTGCGAATTGATTATCTTCCGCCGAAAGGAAATCAGCTTGTGAGCGAAGAACTCTGCCAGAGGCAGTTTCAACCAACTTCTCCCATGAGGAGGTTGCAATAGGCAATGTATCACGGCTATGCGCCCACATAACAACCGGATTGGTTCGATAGTTTTCTAACCGCCACCCATCTTGCACGATTTCATGCCCATCTCGCTTCACTCCCGGCGAACTCACCGTGAAGATAATACTTCGATCACCTACCGAATCAGATTTGACAGCAGGGTTTGTCTCAAAAGAACGAATAACGAAATCGTCCTTTCCGACCTTATCCATCTTCTCACGAAAACGAATATAGAGTGGTAGGTGTTCTTTCTTAGTGGTTTTCATTTACTTTTCCTCCGGTACGATTATGCAATGACAGCCATGAACATCGGCAAATTTTAGTGCTCCGTCACCGGGATAAGAAAAGTGATTCTTAACGCGGCAATGAGAGGTTGTAGAAACAGCCATGTAGCTTGTGTTCCCATTCATAGAGTTACGCGCCCCAAGATTCATCGCCCAAATAATCTCTTCCGTTCCCAATGTATAGGCAACGTCATATAGCTTATTAAACGACAACCGAATCTGTTGTTCCCGATTCTCCAAGGGTGCCTGTTCTATTTCTTTTCGCAAAATACTCAATACCTCTATAAACCGACCTTCGTGAGACTCTAATTGGGACAATAATTGAATATTTTGTGTCCCACGTATCTCTTTTTGCAGAAAAGACAGCACTGAGTCAATATCCTTTGTGATTTTTGTCCATGTTTCTCTATGGTTATACTTATCGCTCCCCAATTGCATTGCGGCAACTAGAATTGGACGAATACTGCGCCGCCACTTTTCTGATGTTGCGACAAGATCAAATACTTCGTCAGTTTCAGAATTGCGGAAACATTCGTTTCGAGTGTCGAAAAGTATTCTCTTAATCTTGCGCGTTGCTCGTTCAACCAGTGGTTTAACGTCTTTAATGAGGCTAGTCCAACGCTTTGCATCAGAGAAAAGAATAATGCTACGTCCCTCGCCATCCTTTGCATCTTCCTCGTCAGCCGATTCTTTTGCATCTTTTGATCCTTCCTTTTCTGGCGTTAAGTCGGTCTTTGCGGCAAGACCAGAGCCAGAACTAGGAGAAGTAATCTGAGGAAGCTCGCCTGTTTCTGCCGCATCCTCCATGAGTTCAATTGGAATATAATTATTAAGAATTAATCCAACATCTCCACCATCAACAGGATCAATGCCAAGGTCGAGTTTTGCAATTGCTTGATTAAGTGGGATACCGCTTGATACCATACTCTTAAGAATATTCATTTTGGTATCCATATAATCCATCATTACTGGTAATCCATCATAATCAAAATAAATAGAAATCTTCTTTGTTCCTTTAAGGAATTTATTGATATATCCCTCATTTAATCCTTCTGCTAGCATAGATGCCCACGGGAATACTGCATTTTCATACTTCAGCATTCTCGCAACGGACAATTGATCCTTACTTAAACCGCTATGCTCATTGTCGTTGAGCAACTGCACCGGATACTGATAGATAGATGCAGCTTCTTGACGAGTAAATTTACGCGACTCCAAATATTGCGCGGCAGAATGGGTAACTCCGAGCACTTTTAAATCGAAGTCTCCACCAATTACTGCAAGACCGCCTCCGCGCTGCGGACCCGCGTAAGCTTCATGCCATGCTTCATAAATAGTGTCCCTTGCCGCTTTATTGAGCGGTCCCGGTTTATAGGTTAATACGGCATCTGGCGTAGCATTATTACGGAAAAAGAACTTATCGAAAATAACACGCGCCGCATCTGCGTCAAGTTGGGCATCCATAGAAAGCCACGGTGGACACCCCATCCATTGATCGTAGTCATTAGGAATCATCCAATGAATCATTTGATCCAATGGGACAATAACTGTTGCTCCACCGGGAATCTGCACTTGCCACGATTCGGGAGGAGAATTATATGTACGCCGAATTGGCATAACCGAATCTGCCCCAAATAAAAGAAGTGATCGTGGGAATCCGGTTGAATCAATCTGATCTTTGTATACCCAAACATTTCCGCCCATGAGTAGGAACGTACCCCATTGTTCGATAAATCTTCGCTTTGATTGAATGGGATTGGGATTATCTATCTTGTATGAAAGAACGGGATGCTCTACTGGCACCCATGTCTTTGTAGAAAATTGCGTATCCTTATTACGCTTTGGCGTCCACAGCCCCATCGGAATATCGGCAAGGCTCGATACGATAGATCGGACTGTTGAATAAATCCACACATTTCTAAATGCACGTTTTCCGTATGCTTGTGTCGAATTCTGCTTCTGGAAAATTCGCGCAATCTCGGTTAAATCCGTACTGCGTTCATATTCGGATTCAGCAGGACGACCAAACTGATCTACAATCGACATATATTGTCCTTACTGAATGAGTTGAGCGTTATAGGCACATCCTGCACAATTTGTTACTTTAATCCATGTTGAATCGCAGTATTCAGTGAATGTGCAACTCCCATCTGCTGTGAAGCTACATACTTCCTTATCGGGGAATGACCCGACCTGACACCGAACTGAAAATGTTCCGGTTCCAGCAGTTAGGTCGAATACGACTTTATGCGTTCCTCTGCTATCTGCTGGATAGGAATTAGAATTACATGATGGTGTCTGCGTTGGGCAAACCGGAGTATTGGGATACCACGAATATGCCATATTCGGACGCACTGTTACTGTAGCTGTTGGAGTAAGAGTAGCAGTGTTCACGGGAGTAGCCGTTCCCGTTGGGGTGGAGGTTCTGGTCGCCCCAGCGGTATATGTCGGCTTCGCTGTGCGCGTTGGTCGTTTCGTATGCGTCATTACTGGAGTAAATGTAGGCGTCCGAGTGGGCGTATATGTTCTCGTAGCCGTAGGGGTATTTGTCTTAGTTTGCGTTGCGGTAAACGATGGAGTTGCAGTTAGCGCGTGCGCCGATTTGCAACAAAATACGCAGCAGAACGTACACGCAGCAATTACCAATAGCATCATACTAAAATAAAGCGCAAATTGTGATTCTCGTTTTTCTGTTTTCATATCATTCCCCTATTGGTTGCGTGTTTAGTTCTGTAAAACTTCTACCCAACATGAACCTATGCCGGTCGTTACATCTGCGGTCTGTACCTCAAAGGCAAGTGTTCCGGTATTCACTACAGCTACTTGCGTTTCATCAATCAAAGCAGATGACATGACTTTTTGATCCTCAAATTCATGCCCATTTCCAGATACAATACCTAATCCAAACTTTGCACTTGCATCTGTAGTAGTAAAGTTACATTGCCAGTTGAGGACTTCTCCGCTAACAACACCGATGCCCATACTGTAAATCCCCTGTGCCATTCCCGGTCGAATAGCAATACTGTAGAACTTTGGAGTCTTAGCTACGCCAGCGGCAGGGGTAATTGTTGGAGTATTACTTGGCGTGCGTGTGATCGTTGGAGTACGTGTCACGGTAGGAGTATTTAGATCAGTGACTCCAACTTTTACTTGGATAGAGTCAACTGAAGCCTTCCATCCATCAAAACTTGAATCAGTACCCGTCCATTGAACTGATACACCAGCCTTTAATGCCGTGCGGACATTAGCGGTCGTCCATGTTCCACCCCATAGCTGTGTTCCGTATGTGATGGTTTCATAGTCAGCATACGACCATGCTGATACACTTGCAAGGTCGCTTCCGGTTGCTACGTCATTCTTAAACAAGCGAACATGATAGTCTGCAAAATTGTCATCTTCGGCTTTGTGCTTAATGCGTACTTGAATACTTCGCACCGTAGCATTTGAAGCAATCGAAGAAAGATCAAACGCGCACTTAAGATAGACGCTCTTTGTTCCGGCCCCTTTCTGAAAAGAGGCAATAGCTGGAACACCATCGGTTAATTTTGCGGCACTCACATTCCCCCACAAAACAGTACCAACGCTCTGATCGTTTACGCACCCACTTGCGTCTACCCATCCCGTATCAACATTAGGCGTTGCTGTATTCGTAGCCGTGAACGTTGGAGTATTCGTCGGCGTATGGGTATTCGTCGGCGTATGAGTATTTGTAGGTGTATGCGTTGGGGTTTCGGTCGGCGTTTCGGTCGGCGTTTCGGTCGGCGTTTCGGTCGGCGTTGCCGTTGCTGTGCTCGTTGGCGTATTTGTTGGCGTATTTGTTGGGGCTGGAGTTGGGGTATCTAGCGTTGCTCCAACCCAAGCGGCCCCGATCACTGAAAATCCGCTACCATGATCTGTTCCAACTGTCCATGATACATTAAGTGTCTGTGATCCAGAATTTGCGGCAAAAGTAATTGCTACATCCCGAGATGCAAACCCGTTAAGTCCACCCGCAGAGCAGTCACCACCCGTTGCATCAATATTAGTATAAACAACCTGATCTGCACTATTATCACTAAGCGAAAGGGTTAATTGCCCAGACGCAGAACACGTCCCAATACTGAGATGCACTGTGCGTGGTGATGCAGAAGCAGCTACCGTTAATGTAAAGGTGCGACCAGCAGCATTTTTTACAGAAGAAGAACTATTGACTACTGAAGTATGCGGAGCATTACCATCCGACCACGAATACATTGTCGCAAAAGCGCCAATTCCAGTTCCAGCATCTCCACCCAAATCGCTAATAATAGCAGCGTCGGGGTCTTTGCGATTCATCCCATCCCATACCCAATGACGCCAATCTGTCGTGCCAACTGCCGTAAGGTCTATAGTAGCTGGGGCAGCAGTATCAGATGATACAGCGATATATCCTGCCGAAGCAGGAGAAACACTTCCCGCAAGGATAGTTGCAAGAAAGATGAACGGGACTAGAAGAAGGGACTTTTTCATATGGAAACTCCTATGCGGGACAAACATACATTGTATACTTACAAAAAAATACGGTTACTGCAAGTAGTTTTAGTTTTTTACTAATCGGAATCTCGATTTAGGCGAAGGACTATCATCTGGTCGCCTAACGAATCGAAGTCTGGACAACTGATCGTACAGCCAAGTGCGGCCATAGAGAGCGCAATAATTGAGTCGATCTTTTTTGTTTTAATATCCTTGATGAATCGTCTACCTCGCCCCGGTATTTCTTTTACTGATACCATCATTGCCTCAGAACGTAAATCATCATCTGGGCATATAACAATACCGATTTCTCTTAGTTTATCTAATAGATGCTCAGTCATCTTAATCGTGTTGGGCTGTGACTGTGGGTACGGAACCATGTTCACACCCTTTTCTCGTAATCGCTGTGCGCTCGATTCAAATTGCCACGGATCGTAGTAGCATACCGAGATAAAAAATCTCTCCTGCAACTCTAGAATGTATGCTTCGACTGTTGTTTCAAAATTCAGCGGTTCTTCCTTGCTTGGTTGCCACCATCTACGGGGTCCGGTCCAAATTCGTCCCTGCTTCTTGAAACAACTCGCCACAGATGTTCTATCTTTGACAAGCGATACGTCTACTCCGAGAGCCAGCGGTCGTTGCTTATCTTCTGCAAGTGGAGTAAGATAGGAAGCTTCCTTCGCTGCCTCAACGCACTTGTCCCACTCGTTCATATCGAGTCCTTCTTCTGACTCAACCCATTCGTTTCGATGAATTCTCCGAAAAGCCGACCATCGGAATCCCGGTTCGTTCATTTGAAACTCATAGTATTCCTTATTTTGCCACGGCATACGCGGCTCATGGTCCCAATAAATAAATGTCTGACCATCGGTATAACACGGAAGCTCTGTTTCTACCCCGAGTTCGTAGTTCATGTACGTCCCGAAATCTAATTTGTTTTCTGGACGAACAATCTTCTTATAAATATCTTCCAATAAAACGGATTCACCTACCCATCCCGCATAGGTCGTAATAACACGCATGGCATTTTTTCGAGTTGGAGGAACAGCCATTTCCTCGAAAAGCCGTCGTCCCTTTTCTGAATTGAATGCCCATAATTCATCGAATAGAGAGAAGTTGGGATTCGATCCTGCCGCTCCCGCGAAGTCGTTGGCAAGCGGCATGATGATGGTTCCATTGCACAATTCAATAACTCTATCTGTCGATTTCTTTGTTTCAGCAAGTAAAAGATCGTTTTGCTCAATAGAACGCTTGAATTCTTTATAACTTCGTGCGGTACTTTGCTCCAAGTCATTTGCCAGTGAATATAATTCTCCATTTCGCGGGATAATGCCAGAAAACCCGAACCAACTCATGCACATAGCGCCGATTGCCGATTTCCCTGACTTCTTTGGAGCGGAATAGACAAATTGTTTATATTTCAGTTCTCCATCCTCATTGGGGGAGAATACGTGCGAAAGGATTTTCTTCTGGTGCGGAGCCAGCCTGACCAAATCACCCGAAGGCAAGATAAACAACTTCTCCAAATATGGAACGATGGGAATGATCTTTTGTTGAGCCATACCTAGCCCCTAACACGGTATGATTTGGTAGGTCAATAGCATCTTGTAAATAGATCATCCCTTGTTTGCATCTCGGATATAATATCTTATCTGATCTTTAGTAAAACTCTCTCCTTGACTTCTGACGAAAAAGCTCTCCTTGACTTAATGCCTATTGACAGGGGGGATTCATCATGCTATAGTAAGCTCACTGGAGACAAAAGAATGAATATTTATGAATTTTTATCCATCTTGTTCATCACGGGAGGTAATGCGGCGATGATTCTTTACCGTCGCATCGAAGGATGGGAAATGGCAATCTTCACGGTAGCGCAGGTAATCATTTGCATGACCATAGTAGGAAACTCCATTACCAGAGAAAAAAATCTCTTGGAGAAGAAGCCATGAAGCACGAATTCTACGTTCAGTGCCTTGAATGCAACGAAGATGAATTGTCCTTTATCGGAGAACAGGCGCATGAGCATGGCCCGATCCTTGTTTTTAACTGTAATGTGTGCCATAAGAATACTTACATCGCAATGGTAATCGCGTGCGACGATGAACGACGGTCAGCAGAAAAATATTACTACGCGAATTAAAGGATGGTAATGATTAACGAAAATCAGCACTTGTATGCGATTAACGACGCTGCGAACTCTTTCTTTTCGCAGAAAATGAGAACCTACGCCGCAAATAATGCCAATCGGTATCTCTACAATCGCGGAATTAATAAGTGGAGCATCCAGCAGTTTTCAATTGGCTATTGTCCCTCGACGCAGGAATTCATAGACCATATGGATCGTTCTGGATATTCCATAGATGCGTGCAAGAACCTAGGATTGGTAATTGCATCGACTCGCCCCGGCTCGAAACCGGGGGATGTTTTTTGTCCATTTGAGGAACGTATTGTATTCCCCGTGCATAATTATTGGGGAAATGTCTGCGGATTCAGCGGTCGCATACTTGACGAATCGGAGAAAAAGCATAAGTATATTAATTCTAGTAAGAGTCCGATTTACCATAAGGAAGAAATTCTCTATGGGTTCTTCCAAGCAAAGGCATCAATCACTTATAACAAGCGTGCAATTGTCGTGGAAGGCTATATGGATGTTATTCCAATGCATCAAATTGGATTTACTGAAACGGTCGCTTGCTGCGGTGTCGGGATTTCTGAGTATCATATCCATTTGTTTAAAATGATGGGAGTAAAAGTGATTGCTATGCTCGACGGCGATAAGGCCGGAGAGGCAGGAGCTACGCGATTTAAGGCGCTTGCTGAATCTGCGCGACTCGATTATCAGATTGCATTTATCGGAAAGGGCGTCGATCCCGGCGAGATTGCTATTCAGCATGGGAAAAATCCTATTAATCAAGCAATTAGACAAAGCGGGTTAGGCCATAATGTAATTCCTATGCAAAATCAATAACTTAGCTCTACCCATCGACAGACGCCCCCCAATTGCCTATATTTTAGGCATAGTCTGGAGGGCGAGCGTATGTTCGACTGTGAGGTTGAGCTTTGGAATTCCCCTGTGGATGTGGAGTTTGATGCGGTGGATAGCGTAAGTGAGTATGAAGATTACAGAATAAGGAAAAAGAAAGCAAAAAGGAGAGTGCTATGCCAACAGGAGCCTATCTTAATAAAAAGGGAATCAAAGTCCCTAGCGTAACCACAATCTTGAGTAAGAATCTCGGATGGAATCGTGATGTACTCATGGGGTGGGCTTATAAGCAGGGGAAAGAAGGCAAGGACTTCCGCGCTACAACGAAAGCCGCCGCCGATGCTGGAACGATTGCCCATGCTCTTATTGATGCTGACCTAACAGGAATAGAGATTGATCTAAAGGAGCAATTTCCAGAAGCAACAAGTGCTATTGTGGCGAAGGCTACGCGAGCATATCAAAATTTCCTCAAATGGAAACAGTCCATGACGCTTCATGTGTATAAAACAGAAACTAAGTACGTATCGGAGGAGCATCAATTCGGTGGATGCCCTGATGGATTGGGCACGACGATCTACGGAAAGTCGCTACTCGATTGGAAGAGTAGCAAGGCTGTCTATCCAGAATATAAGATTCAACTCATGGGAGGATATGGAATCCTCGTAGACGAAAATGAGCCTGACTATCATCTGGAGTCATACGATCTTATTCGATTCGATAAGATTCAAGGCGCTTTCCATCATTATCATTTCGATGCCGATGATCCGCTTGTCTTGAGTTGCAAACGTGCTTTTATTCATTTGCGGGAATTAGATAAGTTACGCGGGGTCATTACAGGCGAAGAATAATCAACTCTTCATATAGAATTAGTATTTTTCATTTGACACAATGCGTTAGTATTGCTATAACTTATACTATAGAAGGGTAGGTGATAGCTAATGTTTACTCCATTTACGTTCGGTTTGGGAACAGCTTTAATCCCAACAATAGGTTTATCAATTCCATTCAGTCCACTACAGTTTACAGTAGCGATTGTCGCTATTTTAATGGAGGTATGTATCTTATCGGTGCTTCTTGACGTGAAGTTCCCTCCGCTACGGCGGAAATGGAGTACATACCATAGTGTACGAGAATGGGCGAGCGATTTAGTAGATCGCTTTAAACGTAATAAATGCGAATGTGGGACTTGACATTTCGTAAAGAGGTGTTATGATGAATGGCACTAATATTTCGGAGGTTAGATATGAGTGACCCATTCCTGCGTGATGCGGTGAATCTTCTCGTTAATATGCCCAAAATTCCCCTAGGATGGGGATGGAGGGAAAGCCGTGTTTCGTATGATGGAACTTCCCATGATGGAGGCGATCTTGATTTCCTATTTGAACAGACAAAAGATTTTCTTATTTTAAAAGTCGATGTTGGTTCATGTAGGGATTTGCAAGTAATTCCATCACGGGACGAATACGGAAGGCAATCCATTATGATTCATTGCATTAAGAACCTTCGCAATGAAAATTGCTACTTAACCGTTGATGTTCCTAAAAATGTTGACCTAGCAACTCTAGCTACAGGGGAAGCGTGCGTTGAAAATGGTATCCTTACTCTTAAACTACCATACGCAGTAAGTCATGCTCCTGTAAAAATTACATATAAATCACCGCAGATCACACATAAATAAACTTCTCGCGCACCATTAAAATAGGGATTTGTCATTTCCACTCTTGACAAGTCCCTATTTTTTTGCTACACTGTTCTAAAGTGAGGAATAAAGAAATGCCCTATACGTGCGCGGCGTGCAAGAAGGAGATCAATGGTATCCCATTACGATACCCTACTGATGACACACTTGAGACAATTCTAGAATTTTGTAGCGTTTTTTGCTTATCGGATTTTTGGGCAACAACGCATTATGGTCCAGTAACAATGCTCGCACAAGAGGATAAACCAAATGATGAAGTGGCTCATTAGTTTTTTAATTGCTGTCCCGTGCCTTGCTCAAACACCGGAAGTTCCTACCCCACCTGTCTCCGGTCATATCGCAAGTGCCTATATGAATTATGAGCCAATTGTCAGCGAGGCATTTGATTCTGGCCCATGCCATGAAATCTATGATCCTATTGGCGTTACTATTCCAAGAGGACGAAGCGTGAAAGTAGGAAGAGAGGATGGATTCCCCGTATTAATTGGTGGGGAAAATGCCTCGCTCTGCACGATGGAACTGGTGCTTTCCTATGATCCGACAAAAATCCGATGGGAACGATATACCGCTTCCAGCATCTTTAATAATTGTTATGTTGGTGCATCGAAGCCAACAGGAACAAATCTCATGCACTTCGCTATTATGTGCCCTACGGCAAGGGCATTTAAAGATGCAGCGGCGTTCCTAATGTTTACGCCAATAGCGGCTGGCCCAAGCTTAATTAAGATAGATAAGTGTGAATTTATAACACCATGTAGCACGGATGGTAATTGGCTACTTAAGAAGATTAATTGTAATCTTAAAAATGATTCCTTAAAGCTTTCCAATATCCGGTAATGGCACTGGATACAATACACACCGACGACGAGCGTGCAATCGAAGAAGTGCTCTATCGCTTCGATTGCGAAATTGTCGAAAAAACCGCTCAGATGCTTGAGTGGTATTGGACAGATAATGGAGATACGTTTCTACCAGATCAGCGTACTATTCTTCGTAGGGCGCGGTCGCTCTGCGAACAGGTTTGTGCGCTCTATCGAAGAAAGCTTGAGGAGGACGGAGAAGCTGGGGCGATATGCCTAGTGGAATATGGAATTCGCGCTATTCGTGATGATACGCTACTAACACTGGAATTTATTGTTACCGAAGCTGATGCCATAGCTGGAGAAGCAGCGGGACGATGCGACTTATGTAAGCGCGATGTAGCATTTGACTCATTGTGCCCAACGTGCAAAAAGTGGATTTGCGATTGGTGCGAGCATACACACAATGATTAAATACAAGGAGTTGGTACGAGAAATGAAAAAGATCGACAAGCAGGGACAGCCAGAATTGCCGATTATTGAAATTACTGGTATGCGGGACGAAGTATATACCGTCTTAACAATGAACCTTGATGATAATACTTTTCGATTATTTGTAGAAGAGGGGAGGCGCATTGCGGACGATCAGAAATATTTTGAAATTGGCTTTCTTCATGCATTAGAGGAAACGCTTAAAAAGGAAATCCCAATCAAGAAAGTAAAGAAACATGGCACTACGCGAACAAGAAAAAGTAACAATCGTTAAGTCTACTATGCACATTATGCGTCAGTTGATTCTGGCGCAGAAGCTTGATTCCGACCAAGACTTATGGGATGATCGGTACAAGCTGCGTAAGCTTACCTACGATGGGCTTGGCAACGCAATTCGTACTATCGCACCGGGGGTCAATATCAACCCCTATCCAGAAAAGGAAACATTCCCTCATTATAGGAAGTCGTAATGCCCATTTATCAGTACCTCTGTCCGAAATGTGGTGTTTTTGAAGAATGGATGAGCATACACGCACCAGACTTGACACGCTGCCCGAAGTGTGGTAAAAGTGTTGAGAAGCAATTAGGCACGGCAAGTCTCCAATTTAAGGGCAAGGGATTTTATATCAACGATTACGGAAAGGGGAAAGGAAGTGGAGCTTCCTAGTTATTCATCAATCTATAATCTCGGACATAAGGCCATTGCTGATCTTTTTACCAAAGAAGTAATCGTTGAGGAAAAGGTCGATGGAAGTCAATTTGCTTTTGGCGTGCTTAACGGAGAAATCAAGATTCGCTCCAAGCGTCAAAACATGATTGTAGATTATCCAGAGAAGATGTTTCAGCTTGGCGCACTGACGGCTAAGACGCTTGCGCCATTTCTCAAGCCAAATTGGATTTACTATGGAGAATTCCTCAGTAAGCCCAAGCACAATTCATTAAAGTACAGTCGTGTGCCGAATGCGAATATCATTATTTTCGATATTGTGCGAGGAGGAGGCACCGAAGATTATCTACAGTATGATGAAAAGCTCCGTGAATCGCACGATATTGGCCTTGAATGTGTTCCGCTGCTTGATTGTGGACATATTACTGGTCCAGATTCTATTCGTCATTTGCTCGAAAAGGAATCTGTTCTTGGTGGGTCAAAGATCGAAGGAGTTGTCGTTAAGCCAAGCCACTACGATTGTTTTGGCGTCGATAAGCGCGTGCTCATGGGGAAATATGTATCAGAGGCTTTCAAGGAAACCCATAAGGTCGAATGGAAGCAGAATGATGATATTTTCGTTTCGCTTATTAAGGCGCTTAAGACTGATGCGCGTTGGGAAAAGGCGATTCAGCATCTACGGGATGCCGGGACATTAGAGGATTCCCCACGGGATATTGGTCCGCTAATGAAGGAAATTGCAGAGGATATCGAGCGTGAAGAATCCGATATGATTCGGGATACGCTGTTCAAGTGGGCGTTTCCGCGTATTAAGCGTGCAGTTGTTAGCCAGTTTCCAGAATGGTACAAGCAGCGATTACTGGATAAGCAATTCGATGAAACTCGATAGTAATGATTATGAGGCATTAGAATGGATTTTAACAATTATAGAAATTTTCTACGCGCCTCTTCTTATTGCCTATGTCCTTAAAAGAAGGAAAAGAAGGAAAGATGGTACGACTCACACCGGATGAATTGCGCCTTATGTATCCTGCCCTTCTGGAACACGCAGATATTGAGTGCCAAGAAGGGTGGGCAGATTTGATTCGCATTGCGTGCGATGCTTTGTCCAATGAGCGATTTAAGGGAGTTCAGATTTTCCAGATTAAGGAGAAGTTTGGGCAATTGCGGATTAACCTTGCTCCCGGCGTTGGGTTATCTCTTACTGATAAGTACATAGATGAACTCTGGAGCGTTCTCGAAAGCGTCGAGCGATTATCAAGGTATTTTTGCGAATTTTGCGGGGATGTACGTGGTGTAACCACAGCTTCTATTCCCACGGGTGCGCCGTATGGATGGATTAAAACGCTATGCACAAAATGCAGGGGGAAAGTCGATGAAGAACGCGCTTCTCGCGTTGGTACTCATTAGTTTTCCTTCGCTTGCCTATGCGGGGGATAAAGATGATCTTGTTTTTTCCCAATTTCCGGTCTATATGGGGTATTATTTCCTTGTTATGGTTGCGTTATTTCTTTTAATACAAAGGGGTAAAAAACAATGAATGAAGTTCTCAAGGCAGATATTAAAAAGGCGGCATTGGATATGTTGTATCTTGTGCTCACAGCCGCAGGGTTTGTTGCCTTCGTGATATGTTGGGGCATGGCGTGCTTCTATTTCTATGATTCCGAAAATCCAATTATCCAATTCTTCATTAACTTCTTTGGCGTATGTGGCATCGGCGGATAGACTTATGGCTGAAGTTCTTCTTCTTCTGCCTTGTCCTTGCGATAGCCGTCCATTTTCGCACGCACTGGCTAACTATCGCGCCGGAAGGGATATGGTTTGATGAAGCACAGAACGTCCTCGTTGCCCAGCGCATCCTTAATGACCCCTCCTATCGCCCCGTTTTTATAGGCGAGTTAACACAACTTCCCGCTATCTTCTTTTATTGGTTCGCTCTTTTTGTAAAAGTGCTTGGACCAACCGTGCTGGCGGTTCGGATTCCCATGACAATTGTTGGGATCGGTGCTGTCATTGGCATATTCTTTCTTGGGAAAGAGCTTTTCAATTGGCGCATCGGACTTATTGCCATGTTTATTCTCGGCGTAATGCGTTGGCACGTTAATTTCAGTCGATTCGGGCTTCATAGCGGATTTTCACCATTCTTTTTGGTGATGATGTTCTTCTGTATTCGCAATGCCCTTCGCACGGGGAATTTTTCGGCATTTATCGGTGCAGGATTATGCATGGGACTAGGGTTGCAGGGGTATTATTCATTCTTATTCGCCCCCATTCTCCTTATTGTATATCTTATTCACTATCTCGCGCATACTGGTACGGGACATTTCCGAAGATTTGCCGCTGGAATGGCACTTTATACGCTCTCAGCAGTTGCCGTCTATGCGCCGGTTGCCGTCTTTGCCGTACAGCATGGCGTAACATTCTCGCAGCGATTATCAACGGTGCTTGGCGTCCATACAACCGATCTCTCTGTTGTCTATCCCGCAATTAAAAAGACAACCATAGAACATTTGAAAATGTTTACCGTGCAGGGAGATAATAACGGGCGTCATAATATTCCCGGTATGCCCATGTTGGACAAGTGGACCGGATATCTTTTTCTTTCCGGCATTGTTATTGCCATACTTAATTTTTATAAACCACAATACTTCTTACTTCTAGCGTGGATTATGCTTTTCCTTCAAGGAGGCATCTGGTCTGTTGCCTTTGAATCACCACAAGCGCACCGTGTTTTTGCCGTGACACCGGCCATTGCGCTTCTTGCCGCCCTTCCGTTTGGGACAGTTTGGACATGGCTCGCCACACGTAGACGCAAGCGACCAACAGTACAATTTCTATTAGTTGCTCTCCTCTGTGTGCTTTGTTATCGTATTGCGCTCACGAATTGGAATGATTATTTTTCTGTTCAATTGCAACGATCTGACGTGCAGCAAGCCTACTCACTGGAAGAAACATGGGCAGGGGAAATTATCCAATCATTTCCAGAGAATCATCGCATCCTGCTATCAACATATTTGCTTGGTACGCCTACGGTTACACTCTTATCGCAAGGGAGACATAACGTGAGTCGCTTTCGGCCCATGACCGATTTGCCATTACGGAATCCAGAGCCAACGGTTATTATTCTTTCGTGGCAAGAGTCTTTTACATATGATTTACTGCGCCTGTATTATCCAAAAGCAGAATTCCGCGCCCTTTCCACAGGAGACTCTACCCCGATTCTCTATCAGGCTGTTATTCAGCCACAGGACATAAAGGATACCAAGGGACTTCTTCGCCATATTGATACAGATAAGGATACGATCTGGCAGGGCTTTTTGAATGTGCCCGAATTCCAATCGCTTTCTATTTCGGCGGCAACGAATATTCCGACATATATCCAATTCAATGAAGGCATTGTTACGCAATTCAAGGGAACCGATCCGCATATCATTGATGGACCGTCTGGACTCATTGCTGTGACGATTGCGGTACGGGGCATTGCGGACACCGATATGCCGCCGCTCCTCTGGTCAATTAACGGGCGCGCACCAGTACCAATTGGCTATGACGATTATTTTCGTTCTCCGGTTCGGCAGGTTGGATTACAAGCTGATTATTACCGTCCTGAGATAGAAGGCAAGCTCGCTTCGCGTATTGATCCTTCCCCCGGTGGACATATCCACATTCCTCCATTGTCAGTTCCCTATCGTATTGTGTGGCGTGGCTTTTTATCTATTAAGGAATCAGGAAATTATTCTTTTATGCTTCATGCTATTGATGCCGCAGAACTATATATTGACGATGTACCGATTATTCACTCTGATCGTAATACCATTGTTTCATCGCCCATTCCTCTCGCAAAAGGGAAAAGAAAAATTAGAATTGTGTTTAATGAGCGTGGCGGTTCACCGCATTTATGTGATTTGATGATGAAGGATGAAAAAAGCGGCTTCAAGCGCATTTCTCCTCTTGACTTTTCCGTATATTGATGCTACTATAGATTCATAAGGAGAACACATGACGAACTTCGTAGAGGGGATAGCGCGGGTGTGCTATGAAGTGAATCGCGCTTATTGTCAGGCAATTGATGATTGGGATTTTCCTCCGTGGACTGAGGCTCCGCAATGGGCAAAGGATACGTGCATGGATGGGGTCCGCTTCCATCTGGACAATCCCAAGGCAACGGTCAGCCAGAGCCACGAAAATTGGCTCAAGAAAAAGGAAGAAGAAGGTTGGACGTATGGGGAAGTGAAGGATACGGAACTCAAGAAGCATCCCTGCATTGTGCCGTTCGATGAATTGCCAGAGAAGCAGCGTGCAAAGGATTATATCTTTCGACAAATTGTTCATTCGTGCGTCGGCTTACTCAATCAAGAAATGCTCATTGAATTCTATCTGAAGCCAAAGGGGAAGAAATGAGGCAAATTTGGAAATGGGAACTTGGTCCACGGGAGACACAGAAGCTTACGGTTCCGGTCGGGACTGTTTTCCTCAGTGCCGGGGAGCAGTTTGAAGCAATCATGGTATGGGGAATTGTAGATATCAGTACCTCTGCACAGGAAATACGGACCATAGAGATTCATGGAACCGGACACCCCATTGAAAGTTCTATTCCTCTTGTTGGAAAGTTTCTTGGTCGCGCAAGCTTGAGTGGTGGGAAATACATCTTTCACATTTTTTCGGATTATTAATATAGGAAATTGTTGTGGTTATCGCGCATAAAAATCTGCACAACCCTCATTTATCCAGCGTAGCCATTCCCTGTCCAAATTGCGGAGCGCATATCTATGTCCCATATGACACTCTCCTCGATGCTGGGTCTACATTTCGTTGCCCGTGGTGTCTTTTGGATACTATTATCGGTGTATTTTATCCTGCTCAATATGCTACAATTACTTTGCTGCTTGAGCAAAAGGCGAAATTGGAACAGGAACGTAATGAATTGGTCAAATTGTATGGCGAAGCTGATCTCAAATGCCAACAAATGCAAGAAAGGCTTACAGTGATCGAGGAGGAAAATATTAAACTCATTGATATCGTGAACGATCATTTAGAACACAATGAATGGTTGAATGGGGTAATGATGGATTATATGGAGGAACGAAAATGTCGGTTACGCGGATCATAACTTTGGGTGCGGCACTCCTCCTCACGGCAACCCCTTTTGTTCTTCCTACACCGGGGGGTCCATGCGGCACCAATCCGATTTTTGAAATCAAGAAAAGCCCAACGGACGGATTATACCATATTTATTGTCAGCCACGGGAATGTGTGGCCGGTTGTAATCCTACCCCTGTTCCAACGCGATAAGGAGGCACCATGAAATTCACCTATGCAGGACACGAATATCGAATCCGGTGGCAGCACGTCGATCTTGATGACGAAACCACCACCACATTTTGCAATATCGAACGAAAGGAGCGGAATGTTTACAACGCTTTTGCAACGGGGGCTTCAACGTGCGCTCCGACCGATCAATTCTGCAAGAACTTCGGTCGAAAGCTCTCCCTCTCCAGAGCCATGTCCCACGATTCGGGATTCCGCCATATCTTCAACAAGGGATTTCGGCGCTACGTGTGGGAAGAGTACCGCCGCCAACTTGGACACTATTAAGAAAGGCAATCAATATGAGACTACGCTTTTTTGCGGATACTGTAATCTCCCTTCCACTACTGCATTGCATCCTGACTTACTTTCTCTTTCAACGGCTCCGCTCGCTGTGGATTTACAAGACTATGATGTTTCGCAGCGTGATTATACGTTCCTCACGATTGAATTGACGTGTCCGCACTGTGCCAAGACACTTCATCGGAAAAGCTCCATTCCAGAACCATCAACGTTCGTGCCGGATACGCCATATGGAGGATACCGTCGTTACCGGGACTACTATCGTGGGAAAAGCCGTAGCCCGTCCCGTCAACTTGCACTCGACTATCGCCCACGGGTAGAATACTATCAAGGACAATGGATTACCTATGAGTGAAAAAAAAGTTACATGGGGATTATTCTTCCTTATTTTTCTCGGCGCGTGTGTTCTCTCCGCGTTTGCCTTTCTCCTTTCTGCCTATGCGGTATTCTGGCTGTGGCCTTATGCATTTGGGGCTTTTGATATTCCGTGCTTGACTTTCCAACAGGCGTGTGCTATCGTCGGTATCGTATGGGTACTGTCATTCCCGTTCAAATATAACTATACGGAGAACACATGAGTCGGCGTATTCAAATCGGTGATTATGTCTACGTGACGTTCCCTGACGGAAATTTTCTCTACGGAACGGTACTCGCTACCCCGCAGGACGTTGGGGATCAATGGGTATTGGAAGAAACAGGGGGTATTTTGCACCATATTATTTTGTTTTGTCAGATGACGCAAATCAAAAAGAAGGAAACTCTCGCATGATTCTCGAAACCAAGCCCTGTCCGTTCTGCGGTGGCAAAGATATCGAACTCGATGAATTCGACGTAGAAGATCGAGAAGGCTTTCCCGTTCGGATGCTCTGTGCGCTCTGCGGAGCCATAGGACCGTGGGAATATGCACCGGAAACACTCAAGCTAGAAGTCGCCATGCAAATGTGGAATACGAGGTATACCTAATGGACCATATCAAAGAACTGCCCGATGACGATGCCGTGATACAGGAACTCGTCAATCGTGCTACTACTTCCCGCACGACTCGCGCCTGTCCTCCGCAACAATGGGGGCGGGAACTCTGGCTCTGCTGCTGGATGACGGGCGCACTCCATGACTATATGACCGTCTGCCGGGAAGCCTTCGATATCGCCACGTATGTCAAAGCCGGTGGATGGGGGCGGGAATTCTTTCTGTGTTGCTGGATGACGGGGTGCTGGTTCAACCAATTCATTCGCGGATATCAAGAGGCGGGGTATCGTTAACTGCGCGAGGAGAGAGATATGGACTTTATTGATCCTGATTGCATCACAGCCGGGGCGCACCAATGCTGTTCCTGCGTCGAACGGGAATTAGAGCACAACAAGAAGCTCGTTGATATTCTAATGAGCAAACTCAAGCGAATGCAGATTTTACACGCCTTACATTGCCGGTTGGATCATTGCCATGAGCGCACGATGCACGAACACGGGAAGGATACTTAATGGATACGCACTTACTTTCTGAACTTGAACATTGTATTGAAGAATTCATCGAAAAGAATTGCGAGGAAGGGTACTGGACCGAAATGATTCATCCTCAACTCATACGGCAAATGGCGCGTGCGGCTGCGATTGTATTCGATTCGGGACAGGATGGGCAAACCTATGCTCGTCAGGAAGGCGTAGTGTAAGGCATGGCACTTGAAAGAAAATATGAATGGCAATGCCCGATGAGCGACCACGGGGGTATCTGTACCTTTTGTCCTCAATGTGGGCCAAACATTCATGTCGATGAAGATGGGTGTTGCCGGTGCTGTGGGGCGCTCGCAATGGGGGATGGTGTACGGTCGCTCGATGCCTATACGCGCATTCTCGAAAATGAGATTCGTAGATTGCAGCAGTTGCATGACGATCATTGCGCCATGTCCTGCGACGAAAACAAACGACACCGGACATGACCGAGGCAAACTCTATGGGATTCGCTATTCTTTTAAGGAGAGATAATTTATGATTCTCATAGCGTGTGGTGATCGAAACTGGACGAATGCCGCTCTTATTATCACGGTATTTGGTGATCTTCCTAAAGATACGAGAATCATTGAAGGTGAAGCACGGGGGGCGGATAGCTTGGCGCGAGATATAGCTATTTCACTCGGATTTACCGTCCTCCCCTTTCCTGCTGATTGGAATAAGTACGGGAAACGCGCCGGTCCCATCCGTAACCACGCGATGCTCGATGCCCTGATAGACGACGGTGATCCGCAAAAATTTGTCTATGCCTTTCATAATGACATTAATGCTTCCAAGGGCACAAAGCATATGGTGACTATTGCCTCGAAAAAAGGCATTCCCTGCTTTGTGTATACCACGCATTCCCCCGTTCCTTTTCGGTATATGCTCTCAGGGCGCTGCCAGCAATGACCATTACTATTTGCCGCCTATGGGATTTAACTGAACGGGAACAACGGACACTTCCCAAGGGTGGCTCTACTCGCGTCTTTTACCTTAAAATTCTATGGGACTCCGGCCTCACAGAAATCGTATCCTGCGGTTCGTCCATAGCCCTCGCCAGCCTTGTTGACCGAGCCTATGAACACGGGCGAGAGGATGGATACGCCGCCGCTCGCGCCGATCTGACCGTCGAAAGCGAAACTGCCGGATGCTGGAAATGAACCGCGCCTTCGTTCGCCCCCTTCTTTTTCTCGGGTTCTTCGTTGCGGGACTCTGGTATCTCTCCTCCTTCTATACCACTCTCTTTGGGCGGTTCTTTGAATGAAGCGTTTTCTCCTTTTCTTGTGGGATACCCTTCTTTGCGTCTTTGGCTTTATCAGCTTCCTCTTCCTCCTCGCTCTTACTATTAGCTTCTTCCTTCATGGTCCACCCCCTTAGCTTGTTTTTTTTGTTATTTCCTTTGTTATTTACTCTACTTTAACTAAGCGCAAGTATTGAATTTATCTTCGCTTTCTTTCTTTTGCTCCTTGACCTTATCGTTGTTTTCTTTGCTAAGTTTTTCGCTCCTTGACATTTTAATTTGCTTTTGTTTTTTACTTTCGGGGCACCGAGGTATTACGGCGACCCCACCCGGCAAAGCCGGGGGTCCGGTGCGGCGTCCGGCGTCGGCGTCGGATTAACCGGCGTCTAATCCGGTGCGGAACCGTCCCGGCGTCGGCGTCCCGTCCCGGCGTCCGGCGTCGGCGTCCCGGTCGGCGTCCGGCGTCCCGTCCCGGTCGGCGTCCCGTCCAGCGTCCCGGCGTCCCGTCCCGGCGTCCGGCGTCGGCGTCCGGCTTCGGCCTAGGACGTGTCCGGCGTCGGCGTTCGTGCGTCCCGTCGTCCGGCGTCCCGTGCGTGCGTCCTAGGCCCGTTCCCGTGCGTCCTAGGCCCGTTCCCGGTCGGCGTCCCGGCGTCCCGTGCGTGCGTCCCGTCCCGGCGTCCCGGCGTCCCGTCCCGGCTTTGCCCTAGGACGTGTCCGGCGTCCCGTGCGTGCGTCCCGTCGTTCCCGTGTGCGTTCGTGCGTCCTAGGCCCGTTCCCGTGCGTCCTAGGCCCGTTCCCGTGTGCGGCGTCGGACGCTGAACGCAACGAAGCCGGAACGCTTGCGGCGTCCCGGCTTCGGCTTCGTGTCCGGCTTCGGATTAACCGGCGTCTTACTTCGGACGGTTCAGCGAATCGCTGTAGGCTTCAATGTACTTTTCCTGTTCCCGTGTCTCGATAGCTTCGGAACAGTGGACGGTTCGCACCGTGTCAATAGCGTCCCGTGCGTTCAATCCCTGCCACACAAGACACAACGCAAGGAACGTCCCGGTTCGACCATGCGAACCGATACAGCACACAACGACACGTCCCGACGGCAAGCGTTCAAATAACGCCGACCAAAAGCCGAATTGAACGGACGGGCAAGCGTTGTCAGTCCAATTCAACGAAAGCACCGGAACCGGCACGAAGTTAAAAGCGTCGAACGTGTCGGCGTCGAAGCCGGGAAGCTTCGGCAACGACGACACGAACCGGGACGGCTTCGCTTTGTACGTGCCGCTACAGTCAACGACTAACGCCGCACCGGACTCGTTTAGCGTCAACGCTTTCGCGCCGCAAAGCCGGACGGTTCCGTTGCCGTTCGTGTACGTCGTAAAAGCGTCCGTTCCGTTGTGCTGGCACGACTTCCGGGCGTTGTACCCATAACCGTTCGCAAAACCGTCCCGTCCCGTGTTCCATGCGTTCGTGCGTCCGGCGTCCGGCTTCGGCGTCGGCGTCACGATTGCCGGACGCTGAAACAATCGGCACGGGCAATTTTCGCACGTCGTATCGTTCGTGTGGAATAATCGCTTGTGACCGCACACGCACACGGCTTCTAGCGTTGCGTCGTAAAACCCGGCGTCGGCTTGTGCGGCAATCAATGCGGCGTCCGGCTTCCGGCTTTGCTTCGTTGTGGCTTTCTTCGTTTTGCGTTCCCGCGTTTTCATGGTCGTTCCTTTCATGGTCGTTCCGGTGTTACAGCAAAGCGTCAACGGCTTCGGCAAGGAACGGCTTCACGTCGGCAAGCGTCCCGGCGTTCGTGTGCGTCCCGGCAACCGTCCAGCGTGTTCCCGTGCAATCAACCGGAAGGTAAAACGCACCGGAATTTGCGAACGACTTGGACGTGGCGTGTGCGTTTGCTTCGGCAACTTTGAACGCTTCCCAAATTTCAACGGCAACGCAAATTTGCTTTTCGGCGTAAGTCGAAGGTCCGTTAACCGGCTTAAACCGGATTTGCACACGAACGGAACCGGAAGCGTCTAGCGTCCGAATTTGGACGGCAATCAATTTGCCCTTCGGCGTCGTGTACGGCTTTAATGCACGTTCCCGTTCCCACACGTCGTCCGCGTCGGCGTCCACAATTTCACGCAACGCCGGAAGCGTCCGAAGAATGAATGAAGCGTCGTTGATTGCCGCACCGTTGAAAAGATCCATTGAACCGAATTTCGTTAGGAACGTGCCGCCATTGTGGCTTGCGTGTACTACGTCGTTCAACTTGATCACGGCTTGCCCTAGCGTCTTGCTATTCGGCGTTCGCACGTAAGCCGTCAACGCATTGATAAGGGCAATTGTTTTGTTCGTGCAATCGTTCCATGCCTTGCCGCCGAAGCCGGACGACCATTTTTTCGTTGCGAAATTTTTGGACGCCGCACAAAGTCGCAAGCTTGAATCGGGCCACATTGCGAACGCTTCGGCGTAAACTTCGGAACGTGACAAACCCTTGTGCTGGTTATGCCGCAATTCACCTAGGCACGCAGCCGTTCCCAAACGACACGCAAAGTTTAACGCCGCACCTAAAACGAACGCACCGGAAGGCGAAGCCGTCAACGCAATGGAATTGTGCAATCCGAAGAGAACAACACGCAACGCTTTTTTCGTGTCGTCGGCTGACAAGGGCAAGCCAAGTCCGCGCAACACGTCGGCGTGGAACGTGCGTTCGCACGAAACTTTCAACTTCATTCCGACGCTTGGTTTGTACGTCGTCACGAACGGGACGCCGGACATTTTTGCGTGGATTGCCGCATGGCTTGTCATACACGCACCGGACGCATAAACGACGGTTCCCGGCTTGAAATTTTTCACGGCGTGTTCCCATTGCGTGTCCGAATAGTTCAGCGGGTTTTCAATGTGCTTAACCGTCACGGCTTGCGGCACGAAGTCCAGCGTGCGTGCGATTCTCTCTCCGGCGCGCAATTGAACGACGTAGACTTTTGAAGCGTCGGCAACGACTTCAACGAACGCCGCAACTTTGTCGTCGTCGGCAAGTCCGGCTTGTGTGCGCGGAAGGTTCGCAAGACGTGCGGCAAGGAACAGCTTCCGGCTTCGACGCGAACCAGTCGCACCGTCGTTGCCGTCGGCAATCGCAATTTGGTCGTCCGACACGATTGCAGACCATGCGGCGTCAACGGGTGGCATTAGGACGACTTCGGCTTTTGCATCTTCGGCAATCGACGCTTCCCACAACGCCGACGCTTCGGCTTCGGAACGCACGACACGGGAACCAACGAAGCCGTGACGTGGCGTCAACGGGCACGGGCGGCAAAAAGCGTCGAAGCCGAAGTCCGTTTTGAATTGCCGCCAATAGAACAGGAACGCCGCAAGCGTTCCCGCGATTCGGTGCTTTGGTACGGCAAAACCGGCTTGCGCTAACGCGAAAATTCCGCGTGCTTTTTGCGTCCGAATTTCGTGCAATTCCATGTTCGTTCCTTTCTTGCCGGGAAGCGTCCCGGCGTTCGTGACGTGTCCGGCGTCGGAACCGGGAACCGTCCCGGTCGGCGTCGGCGGCGTCGTTGTGTGAGTCGTTGTCATAGCGTCGTTGTACGGGACGCCGACGCTGTAGGAAAGCGAAAAATTCCGGCGTCCGACGCCGAAATTGCCTAAGTCGTTGATTTCGCTTCGGAAACTTGCACGCAACTTTATTTTCACGGCTTGACTTCGGACACGTCCCGAAGTCGTAAAACGATTGATCGAACGCTAAAACGCACCTAAACCAACGCCGCGGTGCCGCTTTTCCCGTGCAATTCCGGCAACTTGCGGCGTTGTCCGTTTTATAACGAAAATTGAAAGCGTCTTAATTTTTGCCTGTTCCCGGCGTTCCCGTGTCCCGAATTGAACGCCGGTTTATTCAAGCGTCATTTTCGCGTTCCGTTCGTGTCCGTTCCCGGCGTCCGACGCTTCATTAGAAGCCGAAAATTCCGGCGTCCCGGTCGGCGTCCCGGTGCGTCCCGGTCGGCGTCCCGGTTCAGCGTCCCGGCGTCGGCGTCCGGCGTCCCGTCCCGGCGTCGGCGTTCCCACACGTCGGAATGCATTCTTAAGATTGACAAAACCGGCTTGCCGTGCTATTCTCATTTTTGCGAAAACGGGCCTAAAACCGGCTTTTTTCGGATTATCAGACCTTGCCGTTAAAACGCCGGAAACGGGCCTAGAATCGACGCACGGTTTAGGACGTGTCCTAAGTCGTCCCGGTCGGCGTTCGTGCGTCCTAGGGCAATTGTGGCGTTTTGCCCATATTTTAGGCAAAAGTTATCCACAGGCTTTTCGGTGGGTTATCCACAGGTTTTCCACAGGGGAACCGGGAAGTTATCCACAGGCGGTGACGGAATTTGTTAAAGCCCAAAAGGTGACA